ACACAAAGAGATTTAGCAGATATGACCTATGGAGTAGCAAATGCTGATCTGTTAATTAACGCTGATGAGAACCCTGCTATTCATAACTATTTAGTTAAGACAGAAGAATTTTTAAACGGCCTATGGGCAGAAGGGTACTTTGACTAATGACATGGCTAGACGAACCTTGGCTTGAATGGTCTAACTCATGTTGGACTAAGCATGAGTTTCTTTGTACTGAGTGTGATACTCTTATGGAGATTACTACTACTTGGAAAGATGAGTTTATTCCAATCCCCGCATGTCCGTGCCCTCACCAGGCCATTGTTAAACTAAATGCACAGATACTACCAGGTTCTATCTATGCCTCATACCATAGCAATGTGACTGACATCACACCCACACCGCTTGTAAAAATCAACTCAAACCCCTATAATTAATATATGGACCTAAAAACACTAACCGAATACATTCGTATTCATAAGATATCTTTACAACAAACTATGGAAGAAGCACAAGAGGGTATTGAGATTCCCGATGATGAGTACTTTGAATCAGACTCTTTCTATATGGGAGCAATTGATACCTGTGATCATTTATTGAGGATTATCAATGAGTGATAAGTATCCCTTTATCCCCGAATATTTAACTACACAGTTAGAAGATCTATCTATGCCTTTAATTGATTTAATGCATGGCTGGCTTAAAGTAGAAATGCTGGATTGTCAAGAAGCTATGGAAGATAACGATGATAGATTTTTGCAGGGGTATATGGAGGCCTTGACAAATGCCTACTGTATGACCTATAATTTAAGTATAGACCGTGCTAACCTTGAAAGGACCCCACATGAATAATTTTATTGAAATGGACTATGACAAATGGTTTGATACTTACAAACCAATCCCTAATCATATAGACACTAATGCTTCATTTAGCGATGGAGAGTATGGCTATATGTTTGAAACATATGGCGACGAACTCAAATTCATACAGGAGGCAGATGATTACATTGTTTGGACTTATGGTGATGGTGATGATGGAGGCACCTATATCTGGGCTGGCTATAGTTTTGTTAATCGTATTGGATATTTTATTACTGAACGGCCATGGGTAGAAGGTACAGATGTTCAAGTTGAAGTTATCCAACGGTATGAGGATGAACTTGACGAGGATGAGGAAGAGGAGTAAAATAGTAATATGAAACCCGAAGATAAAGATAAACTAAACCAATGTCTAGATATTCTAGACTCAACCGACCTTGGCCTATCACTAGTGTGGCTATGGACATGGAGCACCATTAATAACATCTTAGATGACCCTGAGTGGAAAGCAACTGTTACACAGGATGACATGTGGCTATACCTCTGCGATGCCGTTAGCAATGGAGCAGGCTTCTCATTAGAGTATGGCGCTGAGCAACACCAAGAAGATGTTTTAGAATGGATGGCCAACCGTGGATACATATCAGACCCAAGCGATGATGATGACCAAGACTAATAGATTAGATAAGCGTTTATCTGAGTATACCTTTGATGAACTATGCGTTGCCATATGTGAATGGTGCAGGGACCCTGAGATGAATATGTCAGAGTACATGTGCCCTAACTGCTACAAAGATGACGAACAGATCTGCGTTGAATGTTGCGGATGTTATGATGAGGAGAATGAGTAATGGGAGCAAGAATTAACTTTGTATTTAAAGATTCAGATCCTGCTGTAGGAGAGCCTGCAGCATATGTGGTCCTGTACTCACACTGGGGCCAAACAGATTGGCAACTTGATATTGCTGCAGCACTAACACATGCTCGTGTGCGTTGGTTTGACTCCTCATATGCTACCCGCATGATGATTAGTTATCTAATGCAACACAGTATATTAGAGGAGCACGGGTTTGGCATTTATGCTATAAATAACCAAGGCTCCATGGACTTAGGGGAACAGACAGTTGTTATTGACTTCACTAACAAAACTGTTACTGATAGTCACCCTGTTGAATTTAACGCATTTATTAATGCATATGCACCACATCTATCACTAACTAACTAAGGAGAAACACATGGCCAAGAAAGCAAAAGCAAAGACCGTCCCATACCTGGAAACATGGGATACCCGTTACGGTAAGTCTCAACGTATTGTACTTCGCAAGAATGGTAAGTTTGTTGACAATACCAGTCTTAGCGCTCTCAAGCAAGGGGAACGGGTCACCTCTCGCTAATATAGGACAAGGGGGGCAGGCGTGGGGCTTGCCCTTCTTTCCTTTTTGCGGTACAATAGAGAGAGAGGGGAAACATGACATTTTCTATACGCAAGTCAGGCGTAGGTACAAGTGAAGAGAAGATAGCACAAAAATTAAATATCATTGTCAGTGACCTCAATCTAAACTTAGAGCAGGTAGGAAAAATGATAGCACGAGTCTTACCTACTTTAACTTTTAATAGAGTTATGGTAGTATTAGAGAGTGCCCAAGCAGAACGAGAAAAAATAATTAACGAACCAAGAATAGACCACGATTACAGGGACTGGAGAAATCATGATTGGGAAAACTAAAAAAATAGGCAAGGTACAAGTCCTAGCCTTTTTATGGGAACACAACTTAGAGATTGACAGTGCTTACTTACCACCTGAGTTCTTTCAGCAATATGAAGATGTTCTTGAACTATGTAAAATGATTGCTGTTGATTGGGCTAAGCCTACTAAAAACTCTCAAGAAATTATTGACTATGTTTGGAATGTGTTCTGCGAAATGCGTGACCTTGACCCTAAAGATGAATATGAAAACATTGAGGCATTTTTCAAGGTACAGGAAGTAATTGAATGAACATAGAGTTTGAGAATCAGTGCGCTATCCTTGGCCAGCTTTGGATTGATTTCAGGGATGATGAAGAGATGAGCATGTTCATGGAGTATAACGACCTTGGTTTGCCTATGGCATATCTTATTGCTAATGAATTGGTTACTCCTACACCCTTGTCTGAAAAGTATATTGAGGAAACCTTTGACCTGTTCCTTGCCGCAATGAATATAACAGATGAAGAGTTAGAAGGCGTTGACAATCTAACAGCCTTATTAGACATTGCCTATGAGAAAAAGATAGACGATCCCGAATAAGGATTTTCGAAATTTATTTTTAAAAACAATCTATTACGAACTCTTAAAAAATAGCCCAGCTTTTGGAGTAACATTTTCCAAACCAAGGTATTACGAACCTCTCTAAAAAATCGCCAGGATTCTAGCATATCAAACCTTATATGTCAAATGCTCTATCAAACCTTATATCAGATAAACAATTGTTTGTCAAGGATATAGGGGTTTGTTTATATATAGGGGTATTACGAACTCTCTTATAAGTCCCCCGCTTTTTACGATGTCTAATTATCCTGTCAGACGCCCCAGGCCAGGGGATAAAGAACATCATCTGATACCCAAACACCCCTATATAAAACACTATATATAAAACAATAACTTTCTTTTATTTTATTTAATTTTATAAAACCTTTATATATTTTTATTACGAATATCACACAAATTTCACAGAAATTGTCATACTATTTTGGTACAAAATATACTTGACAAACACTAATGTTTGGTATATAATGCGCTATCCAGCTATGGGGATATAAGGTTTGACAAAGGTTTGAATATGTGGTATAAGTGTTTGATATGGGGCTATGGGGTTTGGCACATTACGACGCCCCTCTTAAAAATGTTCTATACTCCACTATCCTCCACTTCGCTCCACTTAAACCTTGTCTAATAATATAATCAGTAACATATTTCTGTGGATAAACATGTGGATAACTATCAAACCACCTATCAAATATCTGTGGATAACTCTATAAAACCTGTGGATAACTTTTTGCACGGAACCTATATTGACAAACAATCCTATCTCCGCTATAATTAGATTATGAACATATATAAAATCTCGCTACTAGAATATGCCAGAGCATTTGATCTTGAGGTCTTTGCTGATAATGAAGAAGAAGCCAGAGCTATGGCATTAAGAGAAGAACCTGATATGAACATTACTAAGGTTGTTTGTTTGACATGACACACGAGTGTAACTATGAATTAGACCTTGATGGTTCTATCACATGTACAGTCTGTGGGGCTATGGATGATGATATGGACAATAGTATGTTTGAGACTCAAGTAGACTTTGAATAGGTATTTACTATAGGGGTAATGGGGCTTTTCTTTACTTACCCTGCAATTTTATGATCATATTTATTGCCTCTATGAGTAGATGCCTATTCTCTTCAAGCATTAAAGTTCCACCCAGTCTTGGATTAGCTTCAAATAATATAGCTTTTCCATCAAACATCTTATAATTAAAGGTAATAGGTCCGCTGTAGTTGGATATCTTGACTATTTGTTTGAATAAGGCTATGGTATCTTCATCAGGATGATATTCTTTACCCCCTGGCTCACCACCGCATTTAATGGTTGGACTGGTTATCTTTGACCATTGTAAGGATCTATGCCAAAAAACCTCTCCATCCTTACAGATCATCCATGTAGCAGGCTCAAACTCTGTAGGGATATACTTTTCAAGTATATAAGGTTGACCTTTAAACATTGATCTAGATAGGTATATGTTTAGTTTTTCTACTCCATTTATCAAGTACACACCTTGGCCTTTTACCAAGTCAGTTCTCTTTAAGATTACAGGGAACTCAACATCTTCAACAGTGTAGTCTTTTGCATAGTTGTCTATTCCATTTGATTTTAGAAAATCCTTAAACTGTCTTTTGTCCCTAAAAATCTTAATGGTTTCATTATCAGGCTTAAGACATTCAAATGGGCAGTTTGCTATATCGTCTTCCTGTAAAGGGATTACGATCTTATCTTCAATACAGCCAATTATATCGTTATCAAGGGTAACTAAAGCATATGGCGCTCCATCTATATTAGGCCAAAGGTTAGAGTCTTCCTTTAGAGCTTCTCTCCATTTTGTTACAGGGTTTCCATATAGAATTATAGTAGTCATGTGTTTCATTATATAATAGGTTTTTATCCCCTGGAATATTAACCGATATTGCCCGTGTCGGGCATGGGATGGTTTAAACGCCTCTATTTTCGCCGAACTTTAAGATATAATAGAGATATGAATATACAAAGACTGCCTGGCAATATGCTATACATTGAAGATGCTTTTCCTCAGCATAAAGAATTTTTAGCAGCAATTGAAGAACAAGACTCTAAAGGTGATCTTGAAGGTATAATTCCTCAATGGAAAAAATGGTTAGATGGATCCCCGATTAGGGCTGATATTGAATTTGGTTGGGATACTGTATTTATTGAAGATGATGACTACTGGCGTGGTCAGGTAAAAAATTTAGATTGGGATCTTACACTTAATTATATGAATAATAGGTGGCCAAGAATTGAAGTAGATTACGATGATGCTCATACACAAGCCTACAAGATTATTGAAATGATTGATAAGCCTTATTTAGCATCTTTAGACATTTGGTATAAAGAGTTTAATCAGAAACCACTTAAATATGTATCTAAAAATTATTGCATTAAAAAGTATAGAATTGGTGGAGGGTTAGCCCCCCATGTAGATAGAAATTTAGATAACCCTAGTGATCAGATGGACTGGACAGCTTTAATTTATCTTAATGATGATTACGAGGGTGGTGAATTATTTTTTCCAGATCTTGATGTAACCCTGAAACCCTCTGCTGGAAGTATATTAATATTTCCATGTGAAAACTCTCATATGGTGCATCATATTACTGCAGGAAATAAATATTTTATATTTATGTATATTCATACTAAGTATGGTATTTCTACTGCTTTAAATGAAAAATACACGGAGCTATACAGACAAATTGATCTGCTACAATAGATATATGCCTACACTAAAAGAAAAATGCTTCTACTGCGATAAGCCAGCAGAGTACAATGACCTTGTCAAAGTAGGCTTAGTATACTCTATGTCAAGCGTATGTAAGGGTCATTTAAGAATGGGGCTATCATCTTAACTTTATTATCTATAGCTGTTACTTGGTACATTACTAAGGTTTATTATTCTAAGTCCCCGTTTTTTAAAATAGATGAACTATCAGACTATGGGCTATCTCAATCTCAATGTGCAAAATGTTCTCAATATATAATTATAGGTGATGAGCATATAAGAACTCCATTTTACTGTCTGGCATGTAGATGAAGAAACCTGATTGGTTTATATTAGCCGATGCTGACAAACCTTTAGATCCTGTATCATCTCATATACCATTTGGTGTTATATCCTTTATACTGGTTATAGCTATTGTTGCGGTATTTTTCTTTTACCCCGCAAATTCTCCAACACCTGCAAAGATTAAAGCTCCAGTTGAGACTATACAAACCCCTATCCTTCCTGAGTTTACAGAAGACATAACTCCAGTATTTGAAGATGAATATGAGGATAAAGAAGATGACGACTGATTGTAGACCAACACGATTTGTTCTTTGTTGTGTATGCAGTAAGCCTCATGCTTCTCAAGCAAGAAGAGATGGCATGTACTGTGTAGATTGTTATAAGTCTATTGTCTTGACTTCCCCGCCACAAATAGGGTAGACTTAGTATATGAACAACGTAAATTTTGATGTGCCTATTTCAATGTATATATTTGAAAGTTGTATTTCTTGTGGTAAGTTTATAAGAACAAAAGATAAGCAAAGGCTTATCTTGTTTATGTATGACCACTATGGGCAAGATGGTATTAAGAATTGTAGTAAGAAATGGTATGGAGAATTTGTTTATACCCTATTAAATTGGAAGTATAGAAATTATTAAAAACGAGTGTCCAAAATGTGAGATGAGCAATAAAGATCCTTTGTATTGGGAGCTTCATCAAACTATGACAGATGGCAGAATTTGGTGTGCTTATGGTAAAAGAGTGTAGCCATACTTGGTATATGCGTGAAGATGGTATTCAATGTAATAAGTGCTTTATAATATGGTCAAAGGAGATGGACAATTGATAACTCAAGATATGTTAAGTTCTCTCATAGAACACAAGAAGGCATCCAAGATAGTTGTATTAAAAGGGTTTTGTACAGAAGTACCATCTTGGCAAGAATTTATAGACTATATAGATGAAAGTTCAAGGGTAACAGATAGCAAAATGCCAGATGAACCTAATGAATATGATTTATCTTTAGGAGCCACTATTAAAGGCAATGTAATGGTTAAACAAGCTTTTTATTTTTATTTAGTTCAGCATAAACAAATGGGTAAAACAGAAGAAATAGCAGATGCACTTATTAATATTCTTAATGCTCCTGGCGGATTAAGTTCTTTTTATGTTAATTTTTCTTCAAATATAAATAACATACCAAGCCATAAAGATGCCTTAGACAATTTCTATTGGCAATGTATAGGTTCAACAGAGTGGATGTGTCAAGATAAGGTTTATAGTGTGGATCCAGGAGATCTGGTATATATTCCTGCTAACTCCTATCATGCTGTTAATTTCTCTATGCCTAGAGCTGCTATAGGGTTTAGTTGTGATCTTTCTAAATCCCCGTTTTTTAACCAATAAATTAAAAAGCAGGTATAATGTAGGTATGAAACCAATTTATACTATTCCGCTTAACTCGGCTGAAGAAGCCCCTAATTTCTTAGATCAATTTAAAGGCAAGGTTGGTCTATTAGTAAACACTACAGTTGGTTGCGGTAACGCAAACCAAATGGAAGTCCTTCAAATGCTTCAAGATAAGTATGGCGGAGATGACTTTCAAGTTATTGCCATTCCTACTAACGACTACTGCGGTCCAGGAATTACTCATGGTAAGTGGTCACAGGGTATCACTTGTGGTTTAGACTCACAGGAATATGGTAGAGATGTTTATGGAACTACTTTCCAATTTTCAGAGATGGTAGCATCAAACCCAAATATTTCTGTTAACGAACTTAATCCCCATAACGGTGACGCTACTGTAAATGGTTTGGGTCAAGAACGAAAAGAAACTCATGACCTTTACAAGGAAGTTGCAGATCAAATGATTAAGATGGCAGCTAAAGAAAAAGATTTAGGAATTGTAAATAAAAAAGAATACTACTCATACTGGCTAAATATGGATACTGGTGGAGCTGAGCAAGGTGGAAACTTTGAAAAATATATTATTGATAGAGATGGATATATTGCTAAGTGGTTCCAGTGCACAGTATTAAATTATGATTCAGAAAAAGGTGTTAAGGAAGCAGCAGAAAAAGAAGGAAAAAAGATTGATGTTGGTCCTGGTAGATCCCAAAAAATCTTTGAAGAAGAGTATGCTGTAATTTGCAACCTTATTGAAGAGCTAATTGCTGGTAAAAAGTCTATTATTAATCCAAACGCATAATTTGTATTTGACTTAAACCTTATAAACTGCTACACTTGTAGTATGAAAGAATCAAGCATACTTCGCATGGACTGGAAATCTTTAGGCTATTGGCCTGTCTATAAAGACGGCAGATTGGTATGGGAAAAAGATGTTAAATCATATAACAAAACATCAAAAGACTAAGATTTTTCCATTACGATGGATAGGTAATTTTCTTGGTGGCTATGCGGGTACTCATCTTGTTAAAGCTATTGATTTAGATGAGGCTATAGATGCTAACCTAAGTTTAAGATATAAATACCATGTAAAAATGTGGACAATTCTCAACTGGCCTTATAAAAAATGGGGAACATATTATGTTTTAGATACATGTTTTCTAAGAGAGAGCATGGAAAAAGATAAAGAGCTTCTTGACAGGCTTGGCTCAGATTATGATGAAGATGGTATACCTTACTGGGAACAGGATAAAGGTGTATAATTAAGTATGGACACTAAAAAAACAGAAAAAGAAGCAAAGATCCTTATCTTTATTTTTTTAACATGCGTACTTGTTGCAACAATTTCATCAATACTTGCATAAACCATTAAGGTATGCTATCCTTAATACATGAAGAAATCAAATAAAAAGGTATCCCAGCATAAAGCTAAAAGAGCCTTAAAGAATAAGAAACGAATTCAAGCAAAGCCTTACAAAAGTAAGCACGAAACTCGTCTTGAAAAAATACGAGCAGAGATTATGATGGGGGTTTACCGATGAAAAGCATTTATAAATGTGAAGAATGTGCTACTGTCATAACAATTGAAACAGAAGTGCATGATCTTCCAGAATCTATCGTTTGTCCTTGTGATCAAATTATGCCAAGCATAGGTGCTTAAATGTGGTCATGGATACTGGCTGTAATAGGCGTTACAGGCATCTTCCTAGTCGGTAGAAAGACTATATGGGGATGGCTTATACTTTGTGTTAATGAGTGCCTATGGATTGCCTACGCCCTTGCTACAGACCAGTATGGCTTTATTGCAATGGCTGTAGCCTATGCTGCAGTATATATTAAATCTTTTATGCATTGGAGAAAAGGTTGAGCGTTATTGTAGATATTGATGATACCCTGCTAAGAAATGGTACTCAACCAATTCAGCGTGTTATTGATTATGTAAATGCCCTGCCAGGAATAAAAATTATTGTAACTGGAAGAAATAAATCTCAAAGATCTGAAACAGTTAGAGCCTTGCATGCTGCTGGTGTTAAGTATAGTAGGCTTATTATGAATCCTGGAAGCTATAAAGATTCGCATAAATTTAAAGAAGAAGTTGGTGCCAAACTTGCTTCAAGAGTTACTCTTGCTATAGAAAATAATGCTGATGCTCGTGCTGCATACGCAAAGTCTGGCATTAAAACTTTAGATCCCGCAGATATTCCAGATCAAAAAAAGTTTTGGAGTCTTTCTTAAAGTGCGTAATAGTTTTGAGTTTGAAGAATTAGATGAAGATGTTATATTAAAAGTACAAACACTTGCTCCAAGTAAATGGCTATTAGTTGATAGAGAAACTGGTCAGGTATATGTTGGAAGTAAGAATGGATATTGGGATAGGTTAGAACCTATTATTAAAAAGGAAATTTAATGAATTTTCAATCTGAATCAAAGAAGTCAGGAGATGCTTTTGAAGAACTTGTATATGAAGATCTGGTTAATAGGGGCTTTGATTATATCCAGCCAAATGTTTATATTGAAGGTGCTGGTTGCGAAGTAGATTTTATTGCTTATGATAGCAAGTATGATCTTGTTGAGTATGTAGAAGCAAAGGGTGGACTTGATGGTGAAGGTAAAAGGCCAGGGGCTAAGAGAACTGATAATGTTAAAAAAGCTATTGCTAATGGAGCATTAATACAAGCAGTAGATGTTCGTGCTTACTATGTAGTATATTTTTCATCGGAGCCTAGTGAAGGTTATTCTACTGAAATGATAAATACCGCTTTAAGAAATGACATAATTGATGAAGTAAGATATTTATTGCCAATTGAGATTGACTTTTAACCTTAGAAAGAGTATACTTAGTATATGATTAACATGGAAATACCAGATCCGTTTCAAGACTTTTTAGAAAAGAAATATGCAAATTATAAAGGTGCTCGTTGGGATTTCTTTGCTCGTGAGTGGTCGTTTGCATGTGGATGTTGTAAAGAGCCTTTGTTTGCACCAACTAAAAAAATTATGACTAAGATTAGATTGTTTCATACACGCAACGAATGTTTAGGAGGTTACTAATGAAAGTTTTATTTCCAATATTTATGTTTATATCTGGATGGGTAGTTTGTTATATTCAAATGACATATGGAGTTGATCAAGATGGTAGTTAGAATAATTATATGTCCAGTATGTAAAATAGAAATTCAATCCCGTTCAAGAATGGCAAGCGATACACTAACAAAACATATGAAGGAGCATAAAAATGGATGAAAAAACATTTGATAATGAGTTTTCTGTAACAGATAACGAAGTACTTGATGAACAATCTAAAGAAAGAGTTGAAAGATTAACTAAAATGATTGTTGAAGATGCTAAACTGTTTGTAGGTAATTCTAAAAAGAAAAGGCATAAGCAGTAAAAATAAACCTCTGTAACTCAGTGGAAGAGTGACACCCTTCTAAGGTGTAGGTCGCAGGTTCGAGTCCTGCCAGGGGTACTCTAGCACCAGTAGCCAAGTTGGTTAAGGCACCGAACTCATAATTCGGCTATCATAGGTTCAAGTCCTATCTGGTGTACTAAGCGAGTGTTGCATAATGGTAGTGCACCATCCTTCCAAGTTGGTTGTGCCAGTTCGATTCTGGTCACTCGCTCTACGTTAAGCTAAGCAGCTTGACTTTTAACAATGAAAGGTATATAATATAACTATGACTAAAGAAGATGCACTAACAATTATGATGAACTCAATCAACGCTGATAACAAAGAATTCTGTATTCAGTCTGGAATGTCTGAAGCAGAAGCTGATAAGAATATAGAGCAAAGCCAAATGAGCCTTGGTCTAATGATGTCCAATATCTATGATAAGCTAGTAGAGGCTAATGTTATAGTGGTATAATAACTTTATGGGACGTAATCATTTTTCTAAAACCTTTGCTTCACCTTACTTTCAGAGTAGCTATTATAAGAATGAGACTAGTGGTGGTAAAGCAGAACAAAAAATAGAACAATGGTTTAAAAATGTATTTAGACTAAAAAAATATAAGACTGAGAAAAAAGATTTAGATTCTTAGTCTTTATTTTTTTGTGGATGCTTTGGTTCATATGGAGCAATCTTAGCTTTGATTCTTCCATCTTTATATAGTCTAACAATCCATCCATCTTTGATCTGGGTTGAATTAAATGATTGAGATTTCTTTTTTGCCATTATCTAAATAACCTATCTGTTCTAGTTTCTCTTGTAAAATCTTTTCCAAAATCAGAAAATAGTGCCTTATCCTTTTCACGATTAACAATTCCTCTTGACCAAGAGAATCCAGCATCTCCGCCCCATGCTAACCACATAATATAACCATTAGATGGGTTTGCTGTATTGCCCCAGTCTTTACCCTTCTTATCTACTTCATGACGTGAGAAGTATGAGTACATTCTTTTAACAGTACTAAGAGATAAAGTTTCTCCTCTTGCTAACTGCCCTGCACGAGTCCAACCAACTGCTGTTCCTGCACCAGTAGCCTTTCCATCTTCTTTAAATTTAATTGCTCTACGAGCAGCAGATCTTGCCCCTGCGGGTGGCGAGTATCCATCAGCTTTAGATACTTTAATTTCATCTTCATAATCTTCTAAACTAATATTTGGCATGTCAATTCTAGCAATATCAGACATGAGTGCTCCAATTGAATAAGGTGTGTAATAGTATACGCCGTCGTCTTCTTCTAACATTCTTACGGCAACTGCTGGATTTTCTGGTGTAGACTCAACTGCATATGGATTTCCTGGTTGACCATAAGTTCCACCTTCAAGCATTACATGTTCAACTTGACCAATAACAGGTCCTTCAGTTGTCATGGCAATAACAAAATCACCTTCTACAATTGGATTATCCATTTTGGCTACTGGAATACAGTTAGGAACCATGCGACCATTATCTCCTGGCTTCATACCACGCTGAGTGTATCCATCCCAACATGGTGCTTGCTTTTCTATATCTGGACAACATTCTGATTTACCCATTTGTGAATCAAACATGGCCATTTGGGTTTCTGCATCTAAACCACTACATAGAGGACAACCCGCACAAGAAATTTGTTGTTCTTCACACATATCACATTCACAGCCTTGGTAAGTATTTGTAGGCATTATAGGATTTTCTGGCAATGGCGCTTCTGCTTTTCCAAATGCTGAGCCAGCCCAAACATCTACGCCAGGCTTATTATGTATTCCTGATCCAGTAGGTCTTCCTTGATTAACATTCATATACTGTGGTTTTTTCATCCCAACAGATGGATTAATATGAGGTGATGGATTAGCTGGTTCTGGATCTGTTACAACAGCATTATAAGCTACATCCATTGGAGTATCTGACATTAGTCTTGCTCAACCTCTTTAAGAGATGCAGACAACATCCAATGCCATCTTTGATGCATATCCATGCGCTCTGCAAAGAAGTTTGCAAGGGCATGCTGTCTACTTGCTGTAGCCATCTCAACTGCATCCATAAGCTTTGATAAAACCATATCGTTTGCCATTAAAAGATCTGCTGCCATCATCATTGGATCAGAAGTAACTTCTGGCTCTCCAACTTCATTTAGTTCAATAAAGCGAGATAGTTTGAATGGAGCATAAGCATCTAACTTACGAAGCCATTCTGCATAAGCATCTGTTGCTGACTCATAGTCTGCATAGATATCTCCAAAGAATGAGTGGAATTGAGGGAAATCGTCACCTTCTACATTCCAATGATATCCATGAGACTTTAGCTTAAGGGTAATATTATCTGCAAGCAGCACTTTTAATAGGTTAATTAGTTCAATCACCTTATTATTATAGCATAAGAAATGAGCAGTTTATAGACGACTGCTCAGGTCTATTAGCCACGAAGATTCAACTCCTGCCAACTCTCCCGTCAGGGGGAGCATCCGTTGCCAAAACTTTCTTAAGGTCTTATTAGCGGAATGTTAACCATTATACTACTATTTTGAACTTATTTCTGCTACCCTTGCCTTTGAAAACTTAAGCATAGCGCTTCTGATTGGAGAGTATCCAAGGTCTTCAGCCTTCTTGCCACAAGTATCAAGCATAAAGTTAAAGAACTTTTTTACTGAATCATTCTTAGAGTTCTTTTCTTTATATGCTATTCCATATGTAAAAGTAGATATGTTATAAGATAGTTTATTAGGATTTTTATAGTTTATTTTAACTGCCCCGCTTTTATCTGGAATAAAGTCTCCAAGGAATACTGATGCTGCTGAAACAGTTGGCTGCATAAATCTACCAGCCTCATTTTCAACTGAAATTGTTTTAAGATCTCTTGCATATGATATTTCATTGTATCCAATAGACCCATTTGTTGTTCCCTGAACCATTGCAACTCCATTAGAGCCAGAAGCAGAGTTCATATAGACACCCTTGCTTATGTCTCCAGGAAATGCATTGGCAAAGTTTTTGTTTCCTGGCTTTGTCCAGATTGTTGGAGCAACAGCATTAAGGTATGACGTAAAAACTTCTGATGTTCCAGAGCCATCAATGCGATATACAACTCTGATCTTTGTTGCTGGTATCTTAGGTAGTCTTGTTCCTATTAAGTTTTCTTTTAATATTTGTGGATCATTCCACATAGTTATTTGTCCCGCAAAAACTTTAGCAAGTGTATCTTTGCTCATCTTAATTGTTATTTTATAGCCATCAAGTTTATAAATAATACCTACTGGGCCTGCAACCAAAGGAACATAAACAAATTCTTTTTGTGGTTTAATTTCTGATGCTGAGTACGGAACATCTGACATAGCAAAGTCCATTACTCCATTTGTAAGCATATTTTTCCCAGCACCAGAACCAATGGCATTATAGCCAACAGAGTCTGCTCCTGATTTAGTAAATTCGATTCTACATCTGTCTATAAAATTAGCAGCAAATGAGGATCCAGCACCTTGAAGGTTATCAGCATGTGAAGTAGTAATAAAAAAAGCATTGGATATTATTGCCAATGCTATGGGTAAAACAATGAATTTAGATTTCATAATTATATTGTATCGTGTTCAAGTCTATATTCTTAGTAAAATTGGTTAACGCAATCATAACTTTGAGTGAATAATGAGCCTTTTAAACACATGCTCAGGTGTATCTTGTGTGCTTCCTACACTTTCCCAAATGTCCACCGACACACAAGAATGTTAGTTGATAGTAATAGTTTTAGGCTTCTTATCTTCAGGAACAATACGATCTACGTTAATATGTAGCATACCATCCTTCATTTCAGCCCCAGTTACTTCCATATACTCTCCAAGAGCAAATGATCGTACAAACTTACGACCAGCAATGCCTTTGTGAACTACTTCAGCATCTGTTACTTCTAAAATCTCTCCCTTAATAATAAGAGTTCTATTGTCTACTGAAACATCAATGTCTTCCCTGGAAAATCCAGCAATAGCTAACGAAATCCTGTATGTATCTTCATCTAATCTAAGAAGATCATAAGGTGGATATGAGTGTGAATTTGTTTTATGTGCATTATTAAGACGGCCTAACTCTCTGTTAAAGCCAATAAAAAAAGGATCATTAAATAGATCCAGGGTTGTTGTTACCATGTTATTCCCCTTTCAAGCGAATAAATTAATGTACCCCCGTAGGCAGTACAATAATATTATAGCATAGAAAAACAGGCCAGTCAAATGCCCTGACCTGTCAATCTAATTAATTACTTCTTAGCTGCTGGCTTCTTCGCTGCAGCCTTTTTAACCACCTTGGCAGTCTTTAGTACAGAATCTACTTCTGCTACTGCAGGAAGGCGCCCAAAGGCCTTGTCATTAGGGTTGATTGCTCTCAATGCAACGGGCGCAACTGCTGCCAGTAGTGAGTATGCAAGCGTCTTAGGATCCGTAACCCCAGACATGTATAGGGCAAGTCCTGCACCAAGTACAGATCTTCCGTATGATGCTAGTAGTGCTTTAATTTGTTCATTCATTTTATTCCTCCTAGGATATGAATTTGGTTAGTACTGTAAAGCCAATCCATAAACCAATAATTCCTGCGACTCCCGCAAAAACTGGTGGTGCTGGTACTGGCAATTTGAATGCAGCAAATACTACGCCACATCCAAAACCTGTTAGTATTGATAGAATAATATCTTTCATTGATATTCCTTTTCTGATAACTCTTTATAATGGTTTAAACATACATCAACAATCTTGGTAGATGCCCCGTATATCTTTTCTGCCTCAAGATCACAACCCAATACATGGCAAGAATAAAAAGCATCGTATGCCAAATCTTCGTATGACTTGAATCTTATCATGTATCTAGTTTACCATAGTCCTCTGGCAAAATAGACTTGATGCCTTTATACCCCTCAATTATGCATAATCTTTGCTCTTCAAGCAGGATTGGTGGTGAGTATTTTTCTAAATATTCAACAATTGGACCAACATTATTGATAAAATTATCAACCTTCTCTTGGGTTGCCTCAATATAACTAAATGCCCAGTCACGAGATTGAGAAACAAATGTTAAAAAATCGTCATTTTGTTCTAATTTTAAATTTTCTTTTTCAATTAAAGCTAAGTTTAATTGCTCAGCAACAATATTTCGTTCAAGGTAGGCTTGCAGTGCATCATAGACTAAAGACATATTCTTTGCTCTTAGTCTAACTACGCTTGACATTAAATAAATTATAGTGCTTACGATTAAAACATAAATTATAAAATCAAACATTATTCCTCTTTCCCTCCCTCACGAACTAACAATACTATTGCACCATTCATCTCTAATGCTTTTTTAACTCTAATCATATATTCAACAGCAATTCTTTTATCTTCTCCATTTAAAGAAAAGAAATCTTTTTCACTTGCCTTAACAGTAATAAAGTTATCATGATCAACTAAAGTGACTTTAAAGTTTTTGGGAGGTTGAATAGATCTAAAAGCTCTTTTCATATCATCAGTGTACATCGTTACCCCATTGTTAGTGACTGCCAGATACCTGCCCAGTCTTTTTTAGTCTTATGGCTATTAAATTCTTTAGATATGTTTCCATTTTCTATATAAATTCCGCCCCAAACTCCCCACTCTTTTTGAGAAACTCCAACAGCAAAGCATTGCTTTTTTACTGGACAAGAAGAACAAAGGTTATCAATAGCTAAGCGTAGATCAACCTCTTCTTCATATTTGTCAAAGAATAAGTTTGTGTCATACTCAAAACAAGCAGCATCTTCTTTCCATTTATGCTTATTCATTATTTCTAACAAACTTATCGGGGATATTCCAACCAGACTCTGTTACTGGAAACTTTTTTTGCAAATACCATTTGCCTTTTACGAGTACACCATCTTTAGATGTTCTTCCAGATTCTGACATGTAGCGATTAATCACTGTCCATCCATCCCATATTAGAGATTTGTTGGATGCAACGATTGACTCCATCTTTTCTAATGACTTGATATTCATTTTATTCCTTTAGTGACGATATATACCAACATCAATATTTTTGAGTTGGGCTGCTTCTGCCAGCTTTGACACTGGATCTTTGGGATTGCTTAAAAAAGCAAAGTGATTAATTGAATCAAAGTTTTCTTCAATCCAACTTGGTGCTACATTGTGAAACTTAATTCTTTTACCTCTTGCCTTTAATCCTCTTTCAGATAAATTTGAAAACTCTGAAACCATTGCATTAATTTTAGATGGCCCAGCAGAATAAATATAAAAATAAGGATCTTCGGCAGGTAGACCAGACATAGCTACTGCCATTGCCCTTAAGAATACGTTATAGTCGTCAAAACTAACCGTTCCTTGAACCGCAATATTCATTTTACTTCCCATCTCTTAGTCTATCAACTATAAATAACATCTTATCTAATTGTATCTTATCCATACTCATTATGTCAAGTACCTTGGTGCTATCTATATCTATCTTATCATTATCCAAAGAAGCCGAATAGAATAAATTATCTTTAATCCAATAAGCTGTATTGTCAAGAATGATAACCTTTACATTGGTTTTTTCTTCGTGTTTTGAAGATTGCCTATCTGGTTTCTTAATCATAAACTTCATAGGCGGAAGCAATGGTTTAATTATTTCATGTATATGGCTTTGACTATATCTAAATGTAGGCGCTTTACTCTTAGAAATTTCTTTGCTAAAAAATATTTTGGCAGAAAAATATAATACTATAAAAGTAGACAAAGATCCAACCAAATATTCCATATACACCTCTGATTAATTATACCATCAAGAGTCTTATGATTTCTTTTAATGTATATTGATGGTTTTTATCTAACTTTTTTATTTCTTCCTCGTCAAAAGCTTTTGGCAGCAACTTTATTAAAGGATTTTTCTCTGTTACATCCATAGAAATAAAACCATATTGCCATAAAGCCATTGCTTCTGTTGAAAGATATGTAGACATTTCATTATGTAGTTCTGGATTAATGTCAACTAGTTTTTCTGTAAAATTATACAGAGCTTCGCCCGTTTCCATGTCTATTCCAGCAATTTCTAATGCACCACTAAGAATTAAGTTATTGATTATCTCATCTTCACTATCTTGCATCATTCTCTCCTTTTTTAAATCCCATTATTTTTTTAGCTTCAGATAAAGATTTTTCATCTGGCGCTCCCCAATAGCCTAAATAGTCTCCATTAATTATTTTTTTATAATTATCTGTTGATTGAGAAATACAATGCTGCATGTATTTCCCACTTGATGAACTTGGAGGCCTAAAGCTTCTCCAATTCCATTCTGGATCTAAAAGTTTTACTACTCTATCATTAGAATTATTAGGGCTTTCATATTTACTTAATGATAAAAACAATGGGTCTTGCATTGAAAAAATTCTATAACCTCTAGACAGAAGTCTTAAACTTTGATTAATTTGATCACCGTGAAAATGATCTGCTGGATCATGCATAACCTCTCTGATAACAGAATATTTAAAGAAAACTATTGATGCATGTATACAATTTATTTCAGGATATTTTTCTTCACCAAATGACTGAGCGCCATAAGTAATTGGAAGACCAACATTTATTTCATCAAAATTTGTTCCTTGCCATCCATCAAATACAACTTGTGGTTTTGTATTTTTATAATCATCAAACTCGTGATAATTATTATTATATACATCTATTTTATGTATGTTTTTTTCTTTAAAGATTTCATCGTATGACAAAATTGAATCTCTATCGTTAATATCATAGTAGAGATTTCCTCTTGGGATAGCGCTTAGTACTACTTTGTCTGTTTTTACAATTTTCTTTACGTTATTAAAATTTTCTATTAATTTCAAGTCCCAGTCTTTTGTAAAAACTGTATGAGAGTCTATCTGTAAAACATAGTCATGTTCTCTATTTGTTAAAAGAGAGGCGTTCATTCTTCCAAAACCCGTACCCATTGGAGCAGGTGTAACAATCTCAGCATAAAAAATATTAGAGTTATTTGTAAAAAAATCATTATCTAAAAGAGATTTGTCTCTTTCTAAGATATTATTAAACACTCCAAAGAATATTCTTTCTTGATGATTGGCTTGTGACATTGCGCTTTTAATTGTATGTTCAATTAAATACTCATTACATGCTGCTATTGTAACAAAAATGGTTTGATCTATAGGCTCTTTATTGATCTCCATAGCTAATTAGCTCCTCTAATTGAACCTTTGTTTTGGCTCCAGTAGTTCTATGAACCTCTGTATTGTCTTTCATTACAACAAATGTTGGTACAGATTTTATATTAAAGTCGCTTGCCATTTCCATCTCAATGTCAACATCAATGATATAAAACCTTGTTTCAGACTGATCTTGATTTAGTTCCTCTACAAGTGGTCTTGTCCTCTTACAAGGATTACACCATTCTGCTGTAAAATATAATACAGTATTCAATTACTTACCAGACTTTTTTCTTGCTTTAGCAAGTGCCTCAAAATCTTTTACCTTTGTGTCTCCAAGGTAACCCCAAGCATATCCATCATTAATCATCATGTCATTAAGGGATACTGTGTCTCCATTGATATATACCCAGCCCAAAATGCGACCATACTTCTCAGATGAATCCATCTTTTCAGTCTTGATTACAACAGATTTGGCATCCTTTAGAGCTTTCTTTAGATACTCTTTAGCTTCAAGACCAAGAGCTTTTTCTTTTAGATCCTTTGTGCGAGATTCGGGTGTATCAATACCAGCTAATCTAACACGAGATGCAAATAGAATATCAAACCCTAAATCAATAAGAACATCGATGGTATCTCCATCTACTACGCCTTCTACTTTTCTTACATAATACTCATACATTAGTAGTCCTTGCCTTTCGCTTTGTCTTCAACAAGTTTTTCTCGTTCATCTATAATAGTAATAGCAAAACTCATCATCTTCTTGTATCCTTTTCGATCATTCATAATTTTGTTATAGTGGTGCCCACAAAATAATAATTCTCCAGTTAAGCCTGAAATTTTAGTTAGTGCTTCTGCTCCACATGAATCACAGCGGTCTAATGGTGATAGTACCCATTCAATTTTTTCGTCTAAGGCTTCTAACATCGTATTCATAGTATACTACTTCTTTCTGTTATCAGTGGAATAAAATCCACTACCGTTGAAAACTGCTCCTACATTAGAGTATACACGTTCCAGTGGTAGATTGCAAGTTTCACAACCATAACCTGGATCGTCTTCTTTAATTGAACGAACTTTTAAAACTATATCTTCGCAAGATCCAGTACATTTATATTCATACGCTGGCATTAGTCTATCTTTTTTCCAAACTTAGCCCAAACTCTTTCATGTAGAAAATATCCAACCATTTCACATCCTGTATATATGATTGCAAATGTGCCAGCATATTCCCAATGAGCTTCACCAGTAATAGCTTTTTCAAAGAAATAAACCAATGTTCCAACAAATCCAATGTGGACTACTGGCCAAGTAATTGACTTATAAAAACTTCTCTTGCTTGATTCCATGATTACCCCTTAAGTGCTTTGAAAGTTTTAGGACCAATTACACCATCTGCTGCGCCAAGTTGTGGATTCTTTTTTTGCCACGCAATTACAGCCTTTTTAGTTCCTTCACCAAACTCGCCATCAGCTGTGATTCCAAGAGCAGTTTGAACAATCTTGACATCTGAACCCTTAGATCCAATCTTTAGGGCTTTAAAGGCTGCTGGAGCCTTCTTGACAGCCTTCTTTGCTGCTGGTGCTGAAGTTGGAGCAGCAGGGGTATCTGTTGATGTAACTTTAGATAGTAAAGGTGCATTTTCTTCTCCAGCATATACTGGACGACCCCAACCGACAACTGCGTTGACTAACTTTTTCTTGTTATTTTTTACATAGCCACGAGTCTTCTCAACACACATTCCGCCATTGCGCTGATCTCCCTTTGCAGTTCCTGAAGTGTTTCCTTCAATAACTTGAATAGTACCATCGCCATTGTTCTTGATACAAAGACCAACATGTGAAATACGATTTACCCCATCATCTGGGAAGTCAAAGTAAATCCAATCTCCTGGAGTTGGATCATCGTTGCGAGCATCTGCCCAACGATTATTCTTCTTAAACCAATCTGATGCTGCAACAGTTGCTGCACTCTTTGGATACTTTTTAGCATCAAGTCCTGAAGTATACGCACACCAAGAAACAAATGACTGGCACCATGGAAGGAAGTTTGCACCTGTCCACTTACCGTACTTTGTTTCATTATCTTTTGGACCTTCAATAGTCCCAATTTCCGCTTTAGCAACCTCAATGATTGCTTCTAATGATCCTTTTGCTGCCATGTTAAATCTCCTTTGTATAGTCTTTAAGACTTAATCTATTATATCAGAATCAGGCTTGGCCTGTCAACCTTATGTGCGTTCTCATCCTATGACAATTAGCACATACTACTTCACATTTTGCAATCTCTTTTTTGATTGCTGCCCAAGAAAATCCATCATGAATCATTCTTGAAATATTATATTTTTTATCTCTAAGGTGATCAAAATCTAAGACTATATGATTTGTAATACCACAATCAACACACCCAGACAGTTCTTTAATCTCCATCAGTCTTTTTTTAAACTGTTGTTTATTATAAACTACCAACTCTTTGTCAGTCATTAAAATTATTATACCGCTAAATGTTAAAGCCCTATACAGGTAATTCAGGCACGAAGGCCAGGTCGTATAAATGGGTAACTAAATCCATCTCTAAGGTCCTGTATAGGGTATTTTAATCATATCACTTTATTTAATTTGCTGCCTCACCTGGCCTCGATCCAGGGACATCCGAATTAACAGTTCGGCGCTCTACCAACTGAGCTATGAGGCAAATCCTTTATGAGTAGATTTCAACTAATCCATTAGACAAGTTGCTAAGGCTTACCCAACGTGCTGCAACTGCTGAAGTAGCAGATGAAGTGGTTAGGGGAATAAGACCAAAAACATTAGATACAAAGTTTGATCCATTAGTTTTTTGAAGATCTACAGAAAAATCAGTGTTTAAATCAAACACATTTCCAGGACTTGTAACTGAATTTGTATCAGTAATACATGCTGGATAATCTACATTTTTCTTAGGAGCATTTCCAGTTGAAATAAATACTGGAATACCCTTAGACTTAAGTACAGAAATCAAATTTCTAATTTCTTTATCTGCTAAATCTACTGTATATGGTGCTGAGGCACTTGGCATACAGGGTTTAGATGGATGGTTAAAAAATCTTGAAAATGATACAGCAGCAATTTGAGAAGAATTGGTATTTACCCAACGCAAAGCATCAATAAAAGTTGCTGGAGTTACATCTGATTGTGGGCTTGGTGAAGATCTTAAAGCAATAATCTTTAAGCTTGTATTTTGCTTTTTAGCAACTTCAACCATGGCATTTCCGTGATTTAAATTATCTGATAAAGAGCTTGGAAACTTTTTGACAACGTCTGTACAAGGTGCTTTGGTTGCAACTACTACACATAAAACATTTGAAGATGCTACTCTTGAATCAAAGTATGAGTCAATAATAACTAAAGACTTAGTTTCTGTTGCTTGTGATTGAATTGGTGTTACGATTGAAAACAATAATACAAATGCTGCTAATACTTTTTTCATTTTAATCCTTTATCCTAATTACTACTTGACATGGGTCGCCACCTTGGTCCCACTCTTCTATTTCTTCTTCACTCATGTATGGATCGCCATCATGAGTATTACAGAACGGTTCTGTTATCCATCCCCGCTCAATTCCATTAGTTAGCCAGATGTTAAATTCATCATAGTCTTGATCAATAGTCATACTTTAAGTATAGTCCTAAACACTGACAATGTCAACTGGACCAGCACAAGATGGTGAAAACTTAATTGCTGCTCCAACTGCTAATTGTAAACGTCTGCGTGGGTCTCTAGATTTTTCAGTTGCGTGAAGAGCACCGTAAGCATACTCAGCACCAGAACCCATTGCTAAATAATCTAAATCATATTTTGATAAAGACATATCTGCGGAGCTGTGTTCATAAATTTGTCCTTTAATTGCAATAATTAAACCAAAGTCTGAATCTTTTCCTGTGTCAACCCACCAGTCTGTATAAAACTTTTTGAGTTGTTTGATAAACTTGGTTTGCATAAACTTATCTGTGTCACGAATATCTGGTATGTCTGGATTAAAATTATAACGAAGTCTTTCGCCATCCATAGAACCTGCATAGCCAATTAAATATGGACCAAGCTTCCAAACTTTTGGTGCAGTAAGTGATAGAATCGTTCCATCATCTGAAGCACCACGATCACCAGCTAAATAAATTTTATTTTCATGTCTTACTACAGCGATACAAGTCATGGCTAAAGCCCTCTCCAGATAGGTTATATTTAAGTATACCATCCCTGGAAAGGGCTGTCAAACATGCTTAATTATGACTAATTAGCCTTTTTGTCTACTGATTTAAAAGCATCATTAATCTCTGCTAATGTTAGCTTTCCATCGTCCAAAAAAGCTCTTGCCAGTCTTTCAATAACTGTGGCTACGCCTAATAGTCCTGCTAAGAATACAGCCTGCATAGTATCAATTCCTACTACTGCTCCTGCTCCTAAGACTGATAGTCCTGATGCTGCGAATACCGCTAAAATTCTCATAAGAATATTTGTTATTGCTTTTTGTGGGTGCTCTTTTTTAGGGGCTTCTACTACTATTTTTTTAGTTGCCATTATTTATCTCCTTTTCCTGCAAAGTATCCACCAATAATTCCTATTAGTCCTACTAATGCATTTTGTACTAATGCTATTGCATCTGAGTTTGTTCCAAATTTTTCACCTGATGTTGCCTGCTGCATTAACATTGAAGAGTATTCTCCAATTACGACAAGGCCAATAAAACCTAATATTCCTAGGGTAATTACCCACATTAATTTATCTTTCATTCGTCATCATCTCTATTTCTAATTGGATAGGTAATTGCCCATGCAATCAATGTACCTATAATTGCATAACCCACTATCGTCTTTGCCGAACCATCAAGGACAACCCAGGCAATAAACATACCTAGAAGTGTCCAAAGCTGATCTATCATATCTTTTATTACTCTCATCATGGTCTTCTCCTTACTCCCTTGGAATTGCCAGAGGCTCCTCCTCCACCTGATCCCCCACCAGAATTACCTCCTGATGATGATCCTCCAGTGGATGTTGCAGCGCCAACAGCATTCATTGCTGCTCCTGCTGCCACTACTGTTGCAACAACCATGTTGGTTGCTTCTTCTCTTTCTCCTGGAGTCATATCTGCTCCAATACTTCCAAGTGCTGCTAATGCTGCTCCTGGGTCTGTAAATGCTGCTTCTAATAATGCACCTGCATCAGTAACTAACTCAACATTTGCAGCAACTTCAGCAGTAATAACAAGTGCCTCTCCGCTTTCAGATGTACGAACTTCAACTGGAGTTTCTTTTGGAAGGTCTTTATATTCAATTCCAGCATCCTGAATTTGTGCTGCTGTTACATTTTCTCCAGATGAAACTGCTGCTGCGATAACAACTGTTGCAATTAAATCTTTTTGCTCAACAGTTAATGGGGCATCTGATTGTTTAATTGCTTCTACAATACTTTTAACTTCTGCTTGTGTAACCTTACCATCAGAATTAATATTATCTAAAACCTTTTTAGTATCTTCTGCTGTAATCTTTCCGTCAGTCAAAGCCTTTTGCTCAGCAATCTTTCTATCTTCTTCTGCTTTTAATCTTGCAGCCTCAGCCTCTTTAGCCTTTTGCTCTGCTAATATTCTTGCATCTTCTGCTGCCTTATCTTTAGCAATTTGTGCAAGTCTATCTGCTTCAGCCTTAGCCTTTGCTTCTTCTTGTGCCTTTTTTATTGCCTCAAGTCGTGCATCTTCTTCTGCCTTTGCTTTGGCTTCAGCCTCTGCCTTTAATCTGTCTGCTTCTGCTTTGGCTGCAGCCTCTGCTGCTAGTCTATCTTTTTCTGCCTGAATTCTTGCTTCTTCTTCTGCTTTCTTTCTTTGCTCTTCAGCAATTCTGGCATCCTCTTCTGCTTTAGCCTTGGCTATTTCTGCAGCAATTCTTTCTTCTTCTGCTTTCTTTTCAGCAGCCTCTGCTGCTAAACGATCAGCCTCTGCTTTTGCTTCTGCCTCTGCTTTAATTCTTGCTGCTTCAACCTCTGCTGCAATGCGATCTGCTTCTTGCTTGGCCTCTATCTCTGCCTTAATTCTTGCAGCCTCAATTTCAGAGGCTATACGAGCAGCCTCAACCTGCGCTGCTATTCTTTCTGCTTCAATTCTTTCTGCTTCTGCTAGTCTTGCTACTTCTGCTAGTCTTGCTACTTCTGCTAACCTAGCAACCTCTGCTAACCTAGCAATTTCTGCAAGCCTAGCAACCTCTGTAAGTCGTGCTTCTTCAGCAAGCCTAGCAACTTCAGCCAATCTTGCAACCTCTGCTAATCTTGCTAATTCTGCAGTAACGGCTGCTATTCTTTCTGCTTCAAGCCTAGCAACCTCTGCTAACCTAGCAACCTCTGCTAGTCTTGCTACTTCTGCTAACCTAGCAATTTCTGCAAGCCTAGCAACCTCTGCTAACCTAGCAATCTCTGTAAGTCTTGCTACTTCTGCTAACCTTGCTACTTCAGCAAGTCTTGCTACCTCAGCAAGTCTAGCGACCTCAGCAGTTGCTGCTGCAATTCTTGCCTCTTCTTGCTGTGCTGCTAACAACGCTGCTGCTTCTGCTTCAAGCCTAGCAACCTCTGCTAATCTAGCAACTTCCGCCAACCTAGCTACCTCTGCAAGTCTTGCTACCTCAGCCAATCTTGCTACCTCAGCCAATCTTGCTACCTCTGCAAGCCTTGCTTCTTCTGCTAATCGTGCAACTTCTGCGGTAGCCGCTGCGATTGCAGCTTCAGCAGCTGCCTGCTCTGCTGCAATTTCTTCTGCAGTCTTTCCAATTTTTAATGTAACAACATTTGAGTTTTCAGAGTATAGGGCTAATGTATCATTGTCTGATCTAATATGAAATGACCATACAGTCCCGCTTGGTCTTAGTGACTCAAGCAATGAGTGATCAATTGTTATTGTTGTATTAAGTGAATTCGGCCCACCAACATTTCCAGTTGCAATTCCCCATCCGTTACAGCCAGAACAATTAAAACTTATTGCATATCTTTCTGGTTGAGTATTACCAGTATCTGGAGCATCCCAATCTAAAACCGTTGTAGTTGCACCATCTACTACTGTTAAATTTCTTGGTGGCCCTATTGTTTTAACTACTGGGGCTGCTTGTGAAGTAAAGGCTGATGCTGGAATGATCTGCATTGATCCAGATTGATCCCAGTTTAAAAATACGTTTGCTCCACCACCATTTTCATAGTACATTAATTCTATTGTTTTAGGGACTCCTGCTGTAAAAGATACTGGGGCACTTGTAGTTCCTCCCCCACCCTTGTCTCTCCAGTCATCTGCCACTAAGACTCCATCAATATATAGCCTTGTACCATCGTCTGCTGTTGCTAAAAATGATATGTTTTGAGTAGAATCGCTTCTAACTGAACCAGTAAACCGTACGATAACATCCTCTGAAGGGCCACCTAATACACTACCAGAACCCCACTGGAAGTCAATGTTAGGTACATTTGTAGTTACTACTGGAGAGGCTCCCTGGGGTATATAAGGGGCATTGTTCTGTCCTAGTACATTGTAAACCTGGGCAGTTAAGCCTTCTGCAGCATGGGCTTTATCAATACCTACAATTAGGGGAAATAATGCTAGGGATAACACAAGAAATATGCGTAAAAACTTTTTCATATCTTTATCCCCCTAACACAATGTCTAATAGGGTTATTATATCATTTTATTATAAAAAAGAAGGGTTAACACTCAAAAGTGTATGTTTATTTTATTTCTTTGCTATTTAGATTATCTATTAAAAGTCCTGCTCTAGGACCTTCGCACCAAACCTCATGCGAGTTTTCAAGAGGAAGATATAGCATATCTCCTGAATTTAACGTATATGTAATTCCTTCGTCTATCTTCCAAAATGATGTACCAACTATCTGCCAATAAAAAATATCATGTGGGTCATGATGATCTGAAACAAGTCTATCAGATAATGACATTCTTATTCCTTGAGGGTGCCAATCGCTATCGCAATCATGCTGTTGTTTTTTATAATAAGCACATTTTCTATTATCTTTAGAATTATTTAATTTATATAGTAGATCTGCTACTCCTGCAAATTCATCAAACAGGTTGCTATTTTGTGGTGCCAGCCAAAATTTATTCTGTATTTGTATGTTGCCTATGTTATCTAATGCGTCAGGGTTATTAACCCTTTTGACTCTTTCAGCTAAGTCAGGGTTTGACATCGTCGATTCTTTATATATATATTTGATCATATCTTCCCATGTAATTTCTGGGATTTGATATTTTTCAAACACTAATCCGTGTTTATTTTTTTTTGCTTCTTTAATTAAATCTAACATATTTACATTATATCATCACATAAAAGAAGAGGGGCTGGCATATAGCCAACCCCTCAACTTATTAAGTTAAATTACTTCTTTAGTGCAATCTTGCTCTTTGGATGAGCCTTATTCCACTTTGTAGCAAGAGCGTTATACTCTGCCTTATACTTTGCTGCTGCTGTTGCAGTCGCAACATCGGTTGCTGCCTTTGCTGCTGCAGAATCAATTGCAGCCTTAGCAAGAGCATCGGAAAGAGCCTTATCTGAAGCAACCTTAGCAGTAACGGCATCTGCCTTTAGCTTAACAATATCTGCATCCTTAGAAGCAAGTGCTGTATCTGAAGATAGTTTTGCTGATGCTGCTGCATCTGCAAGAGCCTTATCTGAAGCAACCTTAGCGTCTGCAAGTGCCTTGTCTGAAGCAACCTTAGCGTCTGCAAGTGCCTTGTCTGAGGCAGCCTTAGCATCTGCAAGTGCCTTAACAGATGAAGCCTTTGAATCAGCAAGAGCTTTATCTGCTTCAGCCTTTGCTACTGCGGTTGCAGCATCTGCTGATGCCTTTGCATCCGAAAGAGCCTTTGCAGCAACTGCAGCATCTGCTGCTCGTGCTGCGTTTGATGAAGCAAGCGCTGCTTGTGTTGATGCAAGATCTGACTTCAGTCCTGCAATAATTCCTGAAAGATCAGAAACTGTGAACTTAGCAATAACAGACTTTACTGGTGCAGCAAGGCCAGTTACGGCTGTTACTGTTGAAAGACCTGTAGCAACTACAGTAACTTCTCCAGCAACTCCTGTTGCTAGTGCTGCTGTTACAGTTCCAAGAACTGCTCCAGTAGATGTGTTTGTTGCTGTTGCTGTAGTTAGTGACTTAGTAACAGAACCATCAGCAAATGTTGAGCCAATTAAAGTTACTGTTGCTGTATCTGAAACTGAGTTTCCAAATACATCTGTTGTTGTTAGGGCAATTGTTGGAACTGTGCCAACTGCTGTTGCAGATGGAACTGTTAGTCCTAGGTTGTATGCTGCTCCAGCAGTACCAGAGATGTAAACAATTGTTGAATATGAACCATTTGTAATGGTTACAGAGCCAACTGCTGTTGTAGTTGTATAAGCATAAACCGTTACTGCTGATCCAGTAGAAGCAATTGTTAGTGTTGAAACACCTGATGCAACTGTCTTTGGTGCATCTGTTGTGTTAAGTGCTGATACCAACTTTACAGTTGATGAAGCAGTAAAGGTTACGTTTGTACCTGTGTCTGCTGTTGCTGCAAGAGCAATGGTGTTTCCAGAAGTAATAACATTACTTGATGGAACTGCTACCGTTGCAGGTGCTGCAGAAGTTGTTGCGTTAGCTACTGTGGCAACCGTAACGGCTAGTGGTGCTGCCGAAGATGGTGCTACAGAAAGTCCAACGATTGCTAGGGCTGCAGCAGTAGCAATTGAGATTTTCTTAAATGAATTCATTGTATTCCTTTTCTATAGTAAGTTGAATCTATCCAAATAGTCTTTTACATCATTTGGCATAGGTTTATATTCTATCACATTGGCAAAGGGGTTGTCAACTTTTGGTCTATCCCTGAACGTGTGTATCTCTATTTCTTGATCTAAATCCTTTGGAGTATGAGAGATAGCCCCAAAGATTGCTCCACAAACGGCATCTGCTAAGTCCTTAGAAGATTTTCGTGGGTGGTCAACTCTGTTATTTTTCATAATTTTTAGCTCAGTTAATTCTTCAAATAAAAGTTCAATTGATGGCATAGCAAGTCTTTCCTCATAAATAAGCATAGCCATATCTTCATAGTGCTTTTTAGCAACAGAAACAGTCTCAGTTCTTATGCCAACCTGCTTTAGCTCATTTTGAATATCAAATGATTGCCAACGGTCAAAAGAAACCATGCCAATATCAAAACCTTGTCTTCTCAAATTCTGAATCCATAATTTTACTTCAGATAAATTAACAGGGCCTTCAACCTTTGGTTCCCAATATACTACAGCATCTACTACAACTACTGGTGCTACTTGTTGATAATCTTTAATTACCTGAATATTTACCCACTTGTCAACATGTGCAATTGCAATAGCACACTTATCGTGCTTTTGTGCTAAGTCAGCATGGACATAATATTTTTTAGTTGGATCTGGCTTAAAGGTTTCATCAAATCTTTTATATGAATCAATAGGGTTTCTAATTGTCATACAGGATCTAACTTTTTCTACCTGCTTAAAAAATGAATCACTAGAGTATGTTGGAACACAAGCAAAACGTTGCATAGCGTCACCAAGGTCTGTCATAAACGCAATCTTAAAATCATCAATCTTTCTTGTTGGGTTTACTTCCCATGTTGGTCTTTTTAATGCAAAGACTCCTGGATATTTGTATGAAATAATTTGATCCTCATCCCATTCAATTTCCAAATAATTACCAACCATATCTTCTGGAAGTTCATCATTAATAATAAACTTATGAGTTTTATGAATAGCTTCTTTTTCTAAAATTACAGCATCATATCTTTGTGAAATAAAGTCTCCTGGATAGCGGGGAAACGATAGTAACGCAACCTTTCCAAGGTCAGGGAAACGAGAGTCTACAGAGGCACGGAAAGCCTTATATATATTATCTGCAGTCTTACCTTGATCATTTCCAGTTCCTACTTCATTAGCAAAGCCAGAGATCTCATCAAGTACAGCAAGAATAAGGTTTAAACCTTCGTGTGATTCTCTTTCTGAGTGACCAGAATAAACAGTAATAGCATGATCAAACTCAATGCTTTCTGCTTTTGGATTATACTTACCTTGAAACCAAGGAGACTTCTCAATCTTTGTTTTAAAACCTTTAAAGAAAACGTTCTTAGCCTGCTGAGCATTAATAGCAACGTTAATGATATCAATAGCATCTCCAGAAGGCTTGCCAAAGTATCTTGCTGGTTCTTTTAGACACAATAGTTTATATACTATATAGGCACACGCTACGGTTGACGTAAAGTCTTTACCAGATCCCTTGCCAAGTTGCAGAATTACTTCGTTCTTTGTATATTTTTTATAATATCTTGCACCTTCTTCAGCACCCATCAAATCAATTAGATCTTCTTTTCTATAGATTTGACTCATAGCTTCAATAATGTCATACTGTGTTTGGGATAACGGAGGCTGGCCTAAATAATCTTCACCCTCAACAAATGTTTTAGCATTTACTGGAGTCTCAGCAAAGTTATTATTCTTTAAGGCCTCAAGAAAATCACCAAAGTCAGCCATCGTGGACTACCGTAATAACTTCATCTTTTTTAGCAATAGAAGATAGCCTCTTCATAATTTCATCACGAATCTCTGGATGTTCTGAAGCAATGTCTTTAAGTATTGACATTAAAACCATCTGCCTATTTTCAATCTCAACCATTTCTTCTGCAAGCTCTTTGTTTTCAAGTAGTCCAGCTTTTTGTAGCATATCAATACGCTTAGACTCAATGTCCATAACTAACTTAATTCCTGCAGTTTTTGCACTAAGGTTATTAGTCATAGATGCTTCATCGATTACCTCGTAAGATTTTGAGATTAACTTTCCATAGTGTGCATCGGCAGCAGCAAGTGCTTCTTTAGCACGGGCACGGATAGCATCATTTGCCGATGCCATAACCTTCCACTCATTAATAAGTTGAACTACACGAGTGCGTGGGATTGCAAGATCTTTAGATATTTTAGTTGGATCATTACCTTTTAGGTATTCTTCAACTACATCATTGACTTGATCAAGATGTTTAACTAAATCATCTTCAGTTGACATATTTGCCTTCTAATCTATTGATTTCATCTTTAATATAAAAGATTGCCTTTTCTAAATCTTGAATAGTTTTGGACTCATCTTTAATTCCTGCTCTCCAAAGATATTTAAAAGCATTTCCAATATTAAAATTGCGGTGCCTTGTTATTTCAATACACTCAACCCCAGATGGGTCTGTCGTATAGTGTTGAGGATGATTTACTTGATCAACCGTAATCGTTAAATTTTCACTCATCATCATCCTCCCAGTCAAAAGCATCTGGCATATCCTTAACAACTGATGCTGCGTAGGTTAAACCAACAGAACAGGCTATAACCAATCCAATAAAAACTTTTTGTGCTTTATTCATCGCTTTGACTTCCTCAATCCAAACTTAGCAAGGTAAACATAAATTGTTTCAACACTTGTTCCACACTCTATAGCAATCTCTTCAGGAGTTTTTTTATCAATGATGTAGCGTTTACGCAACCATATATTACTTGTATATAGCTTAGCCATTTAAAAATCTCCCATCAATTTTCCACTTCATAGTTATAGGACCCTGCTTAACCATTTCAAACATGTGATAGTTAAAGTCTTGTCTTAACTCCTCATAAAGCTCTGGATTAACAAACTCTAAGTTCTCTGTAATAGAGTATATCGTTTCTCCAGTACTATTGTCAAATCCATCTATCTCAAGAGCATTCTGAAGAATTAAATGCTCAATTAGGGCTGCAGCCTTGAGTTGGTTAGGTGTTTGCATTTTTACCTTTTTCAAAAATGTCATAGTCGTAGGCGTTAGAGTCTTCTAACATCCACTTGTCATAGCTTTCAACATCCCATTTATTTTTATTTACAAGTCTATGGATTAACAATTGTTCTTTGGTAACAAATGATGGCTCGTATAGTTTAACTCTATTATTAGGCTGAATAGCAAAGTTTCCGTCATCTCTTTGAATCACATGCCCACACTTATGTTGCCCTGGATTTTCTGAATAGCCATCATCTAAGATATTTGACTCTGGGTTATGCCAATCAAGTGTAAATAGATACTTTCCAGCCACTGTTTCTTTTTCTCTATTAAGGTAAGACATTCTCATATTAGTTAAATTTTGAAACTTAGTTACAGCAATGTGTGGAGAAAAAGAATTCCATAAAACAAGATTATAGATTGGCTCTTCTGGTACTCCTGGCTTTGTGCAGAAAGCATTTATTGGCATTCTCCACCACATGCCACCATCTTCCATTAAGAAGTGAAACATTGGGCTTCTACCCTTTACGCTTGCAACTCCAAATATGACACATGGGAAATATTTATCGTGACTGTCTTCTTGATCTCTTAAAAAGTTTCCACGAACATAGCACTCTATTGGTGGAATGTTTGCATTTAACTCTGGCATTATTGATCAGCTCCTATTGCTTTGCCCCAATTTTTTACTGCCCAATGCCCAATACCACAAGCATCGGCTACGTCATTATCAGTAATAGATTTATCATAGATAGTATTAATCATTGTAATAGTTCTTTCTTTTCTAAGATTTCTTTCATATGTTTTGTACCAAGAAACAGACTTTCCTGGATTAGCAGATCTAATTAAAGCCTGCTCTTCTTTTGACATTTTCTTGTTTCCTAAATAATTTTGCCAAGTGATTGGAGAAACTTTTCCAATAATACGAATCCCAGATTGTCCTGCAGCACCAAGTAAGGCACCTTGAACTAATGCCAGATCCGCAGCAGTCTTAGGGCTATTCATAAAAACAGTATGCTCAATAACAATAGCATCTACATTTACAATATGATCAAACAGTCCGATTGACTTTCTGCCAGCATCAATAACTTTTTCATAGATATCTTTGCCTTGAAAATTAATTTTTCCAAACTCTCTAAGATATCCTCCATGAAAAGTAGCATAAGCAAGGCTATTAGTACTTGCGTCAATAGCACAGACACGCTCTGGTGCTTTTGAACCTATAGCTTCTGCTAATTTCATCTTAACTGATCCTTAATATCTTTTAATGCTTTTAATACATCCTTGGGATTTACATTACATTTAATGCACAACTGCTCATCATTATAAATAGACAAAGGCTCTTTACAGCTTTTGCATCTTCTGTCTTTACCTATTCGTGTTTGTCGTCGCTCAAGTACATATCGTGCTGCTATTTTTTCTTTTGTAGATTCAGTTCTACATTCCACAGAACAATATATCTGGTACTTTATTTGTGTGTTAAAGGTTTTATCACACCATTGACAATGCTTCATCTATAGGCTCCAAGGACTTTAGTTTAAAGTCTCCTTTACCAGCCTCTGCACATGCCTTTTTAATTGGACATGATTTGCAGATCTTTGAATTGGATCGGTAATTCTTTTCAGGTAGGGTTCTATCGACCCAAGCCTTACGAACTGATCTCATCCATTCAAACGTCTGGTCTACCCACCGACGATAATAATCATTTACTTCTACAGGAAGAATAAGCAACTCGTGGTTATTTTTATTTTCATAAATAAGAACTGCCTTTGCCTTCTTGAGAATCTTCATATAAATAAGAAGCTGAACTAAGTGTCCAGTCTTTGGCTTCATGTGAGCTTTGCGGTACTCAAAGCCCTCGTTCATCATAGTTTTAATTTCACCAAGGAGTTCTTCTCCCTGCCAATTTATAATAACATCGCCATAGCCAAAAATTGGCGGGTCATTATTTACAATTTTAAATTCTGAATCAACAAGAAAGTCTGGAACGTTGCCCATTGCTTCTTGGATTCTTTCGTGAGACTTAGTTCCTGCAGTCATGTTGGCTGCACTATATGGTGTTGCATCATCTTCAAACATTTGTCCGTCAAAAGCTAAGTACCAATATCTTGGGCACTCACCATGGCCATAGGCAATTGTTGATGGAGCAAAAGTCTTTTTCTGTGTTTGCTTGTCAATACGATTTACAGTATAACCAGACTGAATCTTTTCAGTAATTCCCGCAACATCGATAGGATGAGTTGGTGGCTTGTCTTGCTTAACCATAACCTGCTGTAATAAACTTTTTGTCATTTTTTATGCTCGTTTCTATTAGTATAAGTATAGCAGATTATCGTGTTATGTATTTTAAAGCGGAGACTAAATTATTAATTGCTTCTGCTGCAGTATAATATAAATTCTTTTTGCCTCGGTCTGACTTATCTACATTAGCCATCCATGTTGCTTTCAACGCCATCTTTGCTGCGATAGCTTGAAGCCTTACAATTTCTATATGAGCAACATTGATTGGAATGTCTGGCTTTATAATTAATTTAGCAATCATTGTTAAAGCTGTTGTTAATTCTTCATCTTCCATATAGTCAGCAATTTCTACCAAACCATTTACCATGTCTATTGTTGTTACTTGTTGTTCCATTATTCCTCCACTAGATCTTCTAATATGCTCATCTCAATTATAGCAAGTCTGACTTTAGAGTTACCCTCGCCTATTACGACTACAATAGCTGGGTCTTTTCCATTCTTCATGGCATCAGTTGTGGCCTTAGCCCAAACATCTTTATTCAAGGTAAAGGACTTGCCCACTTCTTTAAAATCTACAACAAAGTTTTTCCAAGAAGCATCTCCCTTTTGTGTATTACGACCAGAGTTCTTATGCTGTTTAGCACCTATTCTCTTGGACTCACTTTTCTCCGTCAAAGTCGCTCTTCTTTCTTTTACCAAGGTTAACCTTACTCAAATGTTTTTCTTTACACATCCAAGTTATTTCTTTTGTAATTGGATATAATCTTAATGTTGCAACCTCTGCCTTGCAAGTATGACAAAGAAATTTGCCATTATAAACTGTATAGTTAGGCATTTAACTTATCCTTGATTGATTGTTGCAAATCAAGATCCTCTCTTACACGATTAACAAACGCTTCTTTTCCTTGTACTTTTGATCCGTCAGGAAGAATGTACCAAGCACCTGTGCGCTCTACAATTCCATTTAATTCTGCCGTACTAACCAAATCACCAATGGTATCAAGACCAATATCATTGCCTCTAAAATAAAAATCATACTCACCATTCTGAAACCCTGGAGAGGTTTTAGAGAATTGCAATTCCCATCTAATAGTTCTACCAATTTTTTCTTCAATTAGTTTATCTCCTACTTTAATCTTTCCCTTAATTGCTTGATTGTCTGACTCTGAAGAAAAGAGCTTAATAATACATGAGGAATAAAACTTAGTAGCCTGACCACCAGAAGGCTGCTGGCTAGTATACATAGCGTTGATATTGTTACGAGACTGAGAAATAAGAACAAGCAAAGTTGGCTTAACCTTATTGTTTGCGTAATTAAGCATTTTCCATGCGTTACTAAAGTCACGAGATTCAGCTCCAATCTGTTTAGTATTTTCCAAAGCTTTCATTTCATCAGTATCTTTTTCAAAGTAAATTGCAGGAAGCATTGACGTAATAGAATCTACTACGATTAAGTCAACACCAGCATTCATTAATGCCACACCTACATCTACCATATCACTGATAGTTCTTGCTTGTGAATAAATAAGTTTTTCTGGGTCTACACCTAATGACCTTGCCCAATCTTCTGAGTATGACATTTCTGAATCAATCCAAGCACACAGCTTTCCTTCTGCTTGTGCTAAAGCGATCATTTGAAGGCACATAGAGGACTTTGCAGAGGACTTTGACCCCCAGATAAGAACTTGTCTACCATAAGGAAGTCCGCCACCCAGAGCACGATTTAAGCCATAACTGGGGGTTGGTTGATATTCATAGTTAACCCCAACACCTGTTCCAAGTTTCTTTCTTAGTTTTGGATCAAGTTGTGCCATTGCTTCTTCTATTGTTACTGTCATTAGAATCTTACTCCATGTTTCTCTGGTCTAGTTTTATTAAAATCTACTTTTTCTCTTAATGCTTGATCAAGCGAAAGCTTGGTATACCCTGCGTCAACAACTCCAGCATATAGGTCAAGTGTACGAATTAAGATATCGGCAAACTCTTTTGTAATTTCTTCTTCACCTTTATCTTTGCGAATTGCTTCCATTACTTCTGTTACCTCAGAAACAATCATCATGAGTTGCTTTGCAATAAAGATATCATCAACATCTTCTGGCTCAGGCCAAAATCCTTTTTCAACTGCAGCTTTATGCAAATTAATTGCTAGGTTGTCAAACACATTGTCATACATTTATATCCTCCAAGATAACTGTTCCATCCTTAGTCTTACCAAAACTAAACTTATATACATTGCCCTCTTCAAGTTTCATGTAAGCTTTTGCAAATGTTGTAGGAAAAACAGTTACAGAGTGTAAATCTCTTGAAGAGTCTGCAAGTGTAAGCGAAGCCATTTTCTTTCCCGTTTTTGTAATCCTTGGTTTAAAAGATACCACAAACATATCATCATCTTTATATGGAAGCATCTTGTAGTTTAAAAACTTTACAAGAGCACTGTCAGAACCTTTTATTTGGTCGACAGGGATAGCAGAAAGAATCCTATTATCATTAGCCAAAATGAGATACGATATGCCAGCTTCAATAGTGGTGTTTTCATCATCAAATATTCCTACGCTTCCTGTTTTATCTAATAGTTCTACTCTTGACCAACCCTTTGATCTCTTAATACTTTTAATCATTCCCATCAAAATAAACGAACCCTTTTCTTCATAATCTTCAGTCTGCGTAATCCAAGCATGATAATGAGATGGCACTGAAATATTAAACTCTGGTAAGTTTAAATATTCATAAAGATTTTCTTTTATCTCGTTTTCATTTCTTGGTTGATCATTAAACGTTGCAGCACCAATAACTCGTAACGCTTGCAATGCTCTAGAATTAACTCCATTTCCTTTCGTAAACGTAAATTCTTCCAGTTGAGCATACGAATTAAAAGGCCTTGCGGAGATATACTTTTCGGCGATTTTATCAGATATAAATTTAATCCCCGACAAACCAAAACGAATACCCTTTCCTTCAATTTTAAAATCAATATCCGAATCATTAATGTGAGGCAGCTTAATGCTAATCCCCATTCTTTTTGCTTCAATAAGGTATTCAGTGCGAGCATCTTTGTCCTTTTCATTCTTTAGTAGTGAGTACATAAACTCTAATGGATAATGATATTTTAACCACGCCGTCCAATACGAGAGCGTAGAGTAAGCAACCGCATGAGACTTGTTGAACGAGTATCCCGCATGCGCTTCAAAGTCATGCCATAGATCACGAGCCGTATTGGGACTAACATAGGCAGAAGCACCATTGACAAACTTGTCCTTGAATACGTCAAACTCTTTAGCATCTTTTTTCTTTCCAATGATCTTTCTAACTTTATCTGCTTCCGACATGGACATACCGCCAAGCGATACGCATGCTTGCATAACTTGTTCCTGGTAAAGAATACAACCATAGGTTTCCTCCGTAAATTCTTTTAGTACTTGATGAGTATACCCAATATTTTGACGACCATGTTTGCGTTCAATATAGTCTTTTCCAATTGTATTCATTGCGCCTGGACGAACTAAAGCATTTGAAGCTGCTAGTTCTGCTAGATTCTTTACACCCATCTTAACAAGAAGATTTGTATAGGGTGCTGCTTCACACTGAAATACTCCTTTTGTATACCCGTCAGAAAGCATTTGATAAACATTAGCATCATCCATAGGAATATCTAATGGAGTAATCGTTTTACCATCACGTTCTTTAATAATTTGAATAGCATCTTGAAGCACAGACAAAGTCTTTAATCCAAGTGCATCAATCTTAATTAAACCAATTCTCTCAGCTTCTTCCATGTCAACCGCAACAACAGGAATGCGCTCATCACTACCAGTAGAAGACCTTGTCTCCATTGGTGCGAACCTAAAAATAGGATCTTTACTAGTGACAACGCCAGCAGCGTGAATGCCAGTACCTCTAATACGACCACGAAGTTGTTCCCCATATATTTCTACCTCTGGATATTTCTCACGGAATTCCCGTGTTGTTTTTGAAGTGCAGTATTCATCCCACGTATCTACCATCTTTAAAACTTTATTAACATCTGTTAATGGAATGTTTAATACTCGTGCAACATCTCGTACTACACCCTTATCTTTAAATGAAAGAAATGTAGCGATAGAAGCAACATGCTTATACTGTCTAACAAGATAGTCTTTTACTTCTTCACGACGGTTGTCTTGAATATCAGTATCAATATCTGGAAAGTCATTACGGTCTGGATTAATAAAACGGAAGAATAAAAGTCCGTGCTTAATTGGATCAATATCTGTAATGCCTAGTGTATAGCAAAGCAATGAACCTGCTGCAGAACCACGACCAGGCCCCACCATAATGCCTTCCTTTTTTGCCCAAGCAATCATACTACGAACAACCAAAAAGTAAGGTCCAAACTTTTTATCTTTAATAATTTTTAGTTCTTCATCTAAACGATCTAAATATTCTTGGTTATCTTGTAATCCACGTTCTGCTAAACCTTCTAACGCAAGTGTCTTTAGTTCTTTGTCTGGGTTTTTATATTGTACTGGAAGAAGATCCATACCTTCTTGAATTCCATAGTCCCCAACTTTTTCAGCAATAGAAAGTGTATTAGCATAAATATCTGGTCTGTCAATACCTTGAGCTTCCATGGCAGACTTCATTTCTTCATAAGAAAGGAGATGAATATCAAACTTGTTAAAAGTAATTTGACGATCATGTCCGTATAGATAATCAAGTCTTTCCATCATATCTGTATGCTTTTTAGATTTTTCAAATGTATGTTCTTTGTCAATCTTTACATGTGTATTAAGCAATAGCTTAAACTCTTGAATTTCTTTTTGATCTGTAGAACTATGATGGCAGTCTGGAGTTACGACTACTTGAACACCAAACTCATCAGCTAATGCAATTAGTTGTTTGTTAATTTCAGACTCATTGTGTGGCATTACTTCAATATAGTAATCTTCTTTAAACACACGCTTAAACCATTTAATATAATCTTTTGCTATTGCAAATTCATTATTTTCAAGTGCCTTTACAAGGACACTACTTGGGCATGCAGAGGTAACAATAATTCCTTCAGAGTACTTTTCAAGAACTTCAAAGTCAAACCTTGGCTTCTTAAAATATCCTTCTGTCCATGCAATCTCATTAATTTTATTTAAATTCTCTAAACCAATTTGGTTCTTAGCGAGAAGGACTATATGGTTGTAGACTAGATCAAGTTCGCCGTCTCTTTCCGACTTATCTCTTGTATCAAATCTATCAGCACACATATAGCCTTCTACACCAAGTATAGGCTTAATACCCTTCGCTTTTGCAATACGATGCAGTTCCCTATGCCCAGATAAAGTACCATGATCAGTGATGGCAATTGCTGTCATCCCTAAATCAACTGCACGGTCAACATATTCTTCTGGAGTAGCGATCCCGTCAAACAACGAGTAATGGGTATGTACGTGTAAGCCTACGTAAGACATCAATTACCAGTCAATATTTGTGCTGGTAACAGATGGAGTGTCAAACCCAAAGTAGAATGCTTCTTGCTCTGGATATGGAACTTCACGAACAACCTTTTCTAGGTTGAAGAACTCATGGTTTTCCCAATTAAATGGCTCTGAGTCTGGCTTTGATGGAAGTAGTGTGTAATTGGTTTCAGTTCCCTGACCATTACGCTTTAGCTTCCACTCAAGATTGGAAACGCTACCTGTGTCAAGTGCGTATTCACGAATGTTGTTGAATGCCGATTGCTTTGAAATACCCTGTGACCAAACAGCAACGTATGGATCTTCTGTACCATCATTAATTAGTACATTGCAATAAAAACGAAGTCGTGCTCTCCAGCCTGACTTTGGTTCTTTGCGAGCCATCTCACAACCAAAGCAACGACCTTCTGCTTCTTGTGTACATGCTGCCTTGCGCTTATAATCTTTTGGATTTGTATGTTCTGCAACTACTACAGATAAGCCACGTGCTTCTGCATAGTGTGCTGAGTCCTGATCCAGTTCTTCAACAAAACGAACCTTTGCAGATTGTCCGTCAGCTAACTTGACCCAACGAACTTTTTGTCCTGTACCTTCATATTTTGGCTTTTCGAGTAGGGCGTTGATATCTTTTAATCCCTTAATTACACTCATATGTTTCTCCTTTTATGTTGTTTATATTAGTTTAGCATAGACTGTATGGTTTTGTCAAACGAAGACTCTAAAGTCTTTATTTCATCATCTGCCATATCGCCAATGTCTTTATATTGTTTATCTAGTTTAATAACGGAAACACGAGATCCAAGTTTTTCAATTATCTTATCTTTCATGTTTCCTCCCGCCTCATCATTATCAGCAATAACAATAATGTTATTAAAGTATTTTTGAAGCAATTCTATTTGTATGTTGGATACATTAGATCCAAGTGTTGCAACTGCTGGAAATCCAACTTGATCAAGTCTTATGGCATCAAATGATGATTCAACTACATAAACTTTATCTGCTGTTTTTATTCTATGTAAATTAAATAATGTTTTTGCTTTAGGCAATCCTGGAGTATTCTTAAAGTCTTTTCCTTCAACAGATCTTCCAACAAAACCAACTGGCATTCCATCTGGACTATGAACTGGAACTGTTACCATATCTTGTTTGTCTGAGTAACCTAAAGAAAATTTTGACCAAGACCCAAGTTCAATTTTACGATACTTAAAATAATCTTTTGCTCTATCTGACACCAATAGATTGTTGTAAAGTCTTTTTAATATTAACTCATCAAATGGAACAAACTCTGGCTTAGCATAAAGCTGTCTATTAATTTCTTGCTCTAAGTCCATCTGAGTTTCTTTATTCTTAATAAACCTAATAGACTCAAAGTATGTTCTACCAGTAGTATGCATTACTAATTCAATAAGGTCTGCAATTTTGTGACATGAAAAACAAAAGAAGGTTCCGTTATTTTTATCTACTTCTCCTGCAGGAGTCCGATTGTTATTATGAAATGGACAGAAAAGAATATAGTCTGAGTCAACCTCTGACTCAATGTCTAGACCTGAGCCTGTGATGACTCTTTTGATTTGTTCTTTTGTATATGTATTGCCTTGGTTCCGTCTATTCCTGATATCCATTCGCTTTGTCTCTTCCCTACGTATATTCCGTGTACTGTTAGTGCAAAATAAAAACTGTTCTTCTTCTCATTATAGTCTATCGTAAAATCTGGCTCAATGTCAAACCTTGGGACATATCCACTCATTCTCATTTCTGAGACAACAAGTCTAATATATTCAATCTTAAGTCTGCCAATAGACGATTCATCGTGGATTAATCCATCCAGATAAAACTTCTTAATAGGTTTATGGTGATAGTTTGCCATATCCTATTATAACTGCCAATCTTAGTTTTTATCTTCAAAATCCTTATATCTGTAGTATCCCTTGTCAAAATCAACTTGAACAAGGAAGTCTCCCATAAAACCATTACGGTTTTTTCTAAAAGCACACTCGATGATATCGCTGTTAGTTGCACGACCTAAAGCAATAACCCAGTCAGCATCGTAGGCAATCTGTCTTGACCAAGCAGTCTGTCCCAATGTAGGAACTCCACTAAGATCATTAACATCATCTGGTGTTGCAGATGAGATAGCAATAATAGGAACCTCTTCGCCAATAGCCATTAGCTTTAGTTCTCGTGATAGGTTTTTCATTCGTACCGTTTCATTATCTGACTTCTGATTAGGAGCCATTAGTTGAAGGTAGTCAACAATAACAAAGTCTGGTTTGTATTGATCAATCTTTCCACGAAGAACTGAAGGATTTATTTCTCCACCTTGATCATTAGAAATAATATGGAACTCTGGCTTGCCTTGTAAATGTTTGGCATGCCACATCTTTAACATGTCCATTTCAACTTCACCGTTGCTAAGTTTTCTATGAGACCAAAGACCCTCACCCATAATTGTAAATACACGGTTACGGACTTCTGTTTCAGACATCTCAAGTGATATTACAAGGGGTGTCTTACCCTGTTTCCAAGCCTGTACAGCAAAGTATAGAGCCATCCATGACTTTCCTATACCTGGGTATGCTAAGAAGACTCCTAGCTGCCCTGGCATAATTCCAGAAGGAAGGTAGTTATCAAATCCTGGCAAGTTAGTCTTAATCCCAACGTGGCCTGCTGCTTGTTGAGCTTTCAAGTTTTCAAAGTATGCAACTGCTGACTCAAGATCAGTTACATCAATATCACGAATTGCTGATGTGTTTTTCTTTAACTCAGATGTTTTAGTAATTAGTTGGTCAAGTGCTTCACCACCATTACCTGTTTGAATTTCTGAGGCTGCTGTGCGAATGATATCTTTTAGGCTATCAGTTAGATACTCTGACTGCAATTCTTCAAGGTGATGCTTAGTAGCACCAATGCCAGAGATAGGTTGAAAATCTCTAAACTTTTCTACAACTAACTCTACTGGTGGAACAGAACTGTTATGCTCAAAATAATTTCTAATGAAATTCCAAACATCATTATGGGTTCTAAGCAGGTTATCAACATTTGCCTGTAAGAGAACGTGCACCTGCTTATCGCTTAAAACTGCAGAGATTAGTTTTGCTTCTGTATTATTCACTTAGCCACTCCCTTGCCATTCGTCTGCGCTCTGCTCTCTCTTTGTCATCTCGACCTTTATCTTTTTGTGCCTGTAAAATTTTTTCTGCGTTGTACGCAAAATAATTCCATGAAGGATTTTCTGCAACCTTAAAATAGTACTCAAGTATATCGTAGCACCCAGAAACTCCGTATGACTCTACAAGAGCATCTGCTGCCCATTGCTCTACGTTTAAGTTTAGTGATGGCTTTTGCTCATACCTTGCAGTATGGTATTTACTGTAGCGTGAAAGCAAAGCCATTCGGTCTTTGCGCTCTGCCACTATTCGTTAATTTCAGCTTTTGCTTCGTTAATTTTTTCAGCAAGCTTGTCTTCAACAAATTTATAGACACGCTCAAAAGCTTGATCTGGCGTTTCTCCGTTACGTCTTGAATCAATAATGCCAAGATCAAGTCTTAGTGATTGAAAATTTCCAAGGTTAAGCGTATATCCTAATGTAACAGATACTTTTGTGTCTTCGTTTTCCATTTTATACCCTTCGTTAAATAGACTCATTCCAAATTGGAATAAACCTTCCATCATCAGTTCTCGTATATGTAAGTATACCTTCTCCCATACGCCTTGTCAACTCTTGCTTGGTGGGAGTAATATCATTTGTTATTAAATTATCTTTTCTTGGTCTTCCAATATGGTTCATTGCAAGTATATCACGTATCTCTTTTACTTGCGATTCTGAGTAATATGATCTGACTTGCCATCCTCTTGCCCCGCCTTTTTGTGAGCCAGTTGGAAAGGGAATCAATCCTTTTTTCATTAATCTTGGCATATATTTTTTATGACGATTAACTAAATCAGCAGTCTCCCCAACGGTGTATGCCTTCTCTCTTTTCTTTTTAAACTCACTAATTAAACAACTTTCAATCTGATCTTTTGTAATATTATAAACAGACATAATACCATTAGACTTATTAAAGTGATGTACTCTTACTAAATCCCCATTTAAAAACCAAACTTTTTTATTGCCAGGGATTATAGGGAGGAGATTGTAGCCTTCGCTCTCTGTTGTTCCTTTTTTAGTAGCCATAAACCCTCTGATGTTTTTTCTGGAGGCGTAAAGAATACTCTGTTACCACAAAGCAGGCAATAGGTTTCAAGGTGTGTTGGAGTGCTGTAAATTCTATCAACTAGCATCCTGCCTTTGCATTTTTTGCATTTTAACATTAATTAGTAATGCCAATGATAATAAGGTTTACTCCAACAATAACATTACCAGTAGAGTCAAATTTTACAATACCATCAACTTTTGAGGTAGAAGCTGGATAGAGAATAACAGAAGTATCTTTTCCAGCTACTGTATTTCCTTTATTAACCACCGTAGCAGTTACAATTGGTGGATACTTAAATTCTGCTTGTGAAAATCCATAAGTAAATGGAATACCTTCTCCGCCCGTTACTGTTCCAGGCTTAATCTCTACATACCCGCCAATAAAACGTGAATTTTTCCCCATTGCTGTTTGAGTGCCAGACTGAGAAGTATCTATTGTTACATACTTAGACTGATTTGGACTAACTAAACTTTGAAGATCATTTACAGCACTTGCCATTTCAGAAATATAGGAAACATCCAGAGGTTGGCCAGCTTGAGGGATTTGTATTTTTGCCATAGTAATTCTATTATACCAGAGACTGGCTTCCTGAATTATAGATTTTTAGCGCATCGTTTACAGTTCGATTGATTCCCTCTACTTGAATTTGAACCTCAACTGAAACTGTTCCTGTTTTTAAAAATGAATAGGAGTTAACAGATGAAGTTGCTCTCCAGGTAAGTGGTTGCCCATCAAATCCAACAAAAATATCGTAAGCTGTTGTGTTGGTTGGTGTTGCCCAAACTACGGTTACAGCATTTTCAAGTACCTGCACAGCTCCTGCTATTTGTGTAATCTCAGTTGCAGGAATAGCATAAGTTGGTGACCAATGAGATGTTCGGTTTTTATCTTCTGAAATTATCCTATACCTTAGAATATACTCATTAGAGTTTCCTACTTTTCCTAAATCTTTTTTATATATTGTTGTTTTTTTAATTCCTAAGTCAGCCATTATAAAACATCAACTCCAAACCTAAATTCAATATAATTTTTTGTATTTGATAGTTTTGTTATTGTTTCAGCGCTTTCTGTTTTAACAACTGTGTATCCAGTTAATCCATAAACAGAATTTGACGAACTTACATTTTCTAGGCGTAGTGCATCAAGTGCTACATAGTAATCTGAAGAGCCAACAAGAACTGGCGCTGAAATATTTTCAACTACTGTAACATAAACTTTTACAACGTTTACAGAAGTCCAAGTAAAAGAAGTACTTTTTTCTAATTGTTGTAATTGTTTACTTGAAACAAAATATCTGTTTGTTGAAAAATCATAATCTGCATCAGATAAAACTGTTGAGAATTTAGCCCAAACACCAGTATCGGAAATATCTGTTGAAGCAAATTCAAATAAAACTCTAACCTGATCTGGAGTTCCATTTCCGCTAACGTTAATTAAAGAAAATGCAAGGCGTAATTCATCTAGTGCTGAGTTTTGATCAAAATTTAAACTAACTCCAGTTAAGTGAATATGATTAGAGTCTACTGATGGATTTAAATTTCCATCAACATCTAGCTCAAGCTTTGCAGTATCACCACGCATCATAATCATATTATTTAAAAATCTAGAATTCTCATATCTTTCAGATCTGTTTGCAGTACTAAAAATTCTGTTATCGGAATTAGTTTGAAAAACTGGGGTTTCAGTTAACACACCATCAATAGAATATTCTCCAGTAATAATGTTGTCATTATTTGAATCTAATGGTTGTGGAATAAAAGGAATTTCTATTGCAAGTGCTGGACTTACAGTATGATATTCCCATAGCTCTGTATCTCTAAATGAATTAATAACTTTACTATCTCTTGCTCCAGCTGCTGGATTTGATCCTGCAGAATAAATCCCAATTTCTGAAATATCATATCTTTCTTCTGTTGGAAGCTCTGCTGTTAATACAATCTTAGAAACTTGTACAATTTGACCTTCTACCAAAACATCTTCTACGGCATAGCCACGAGAAGAAATTGGAACACGAAACATTTCAAAATCTAAAGATTCTTTATTTTGCATAGCTGCTACTTCTTCAGCATTGGCTGGATCGTTAAAATCGTAGGTGCTATCTAATGGTTTTGGGCCACAGCCAACAGCAATATAAGAAGCATAGGCGGGAGCCTGCCCAACCAAATACTTTGCTAAAATGCCTTTGCCTTTATTAGTTATCATAATTACACCGCCTCATATATTGTATCACTTAATACTATTCCAGAACTTAAAATTTGAACTTCAACCTGCTCATCTTGTTGCAAGTTTATGACATTAATAATTATATTGCCAGTTTCAGGTTCAAGATAAACAATTTTGCAGTTAGGAACCTGCTCTATGTTTGGGGCTGTTCCAATTAGTGTATAGCCAGTTCCACAATCTGGAACCTTGTTCTCAAAAGATATTGGAAAGTTTTTAAAATAGGCTAAATCCGCATCCTGCAACGCAAGGATGTTTTGAGGATTATACTGAAAGTTAATAGCAGCTAAATTTTTAATTGCTTGATATACAACATCTTGCCCATTGACTAAGTCGTGTCTGGCAATATTAATCATCTCTTGCCCACCTATGTCTTCAAAGGTAAGGTAGAATTGTATTTCTTGTGGTGGTAGAGAATCTTCTAGAATAATTAACTCTGGGATTGCCACCTTTACCGCCACAGAAGGCTTAGAAGGGGTATTAGACGCTAGATTAGCCGTTGCTTCAGTCATTATGCCACCTCACTTAAAAACACTGTCATATCAGGACCATCTGGGCTTTTGCTGTATTGAATATTGTATACTACGTATCGCTTAGATATGTCTCCTAGTTTATTTATAGATTTTTCATTATAGTCTATATTAACAATATCTCCTAATTGTAATGTTGGGTTAGCAAAAAGCTTTATACCTACAGACTTTCTAGGCTTCATAATTTTTGAAATAATCCACTTCATTAATGAATTTGCAGAATCTTGTGTTTGAATGTATTCTGCCTCAAGAGAAAAATCTTTTTTCCCATATGTCATCCTACTCATTTTGATATCTTCATAGTCTTTTGTTAGCTTTAAGGGTGATGAGACAACACTGTCTCCATTAAACTCAAGGCCAGAAAAGCTACTATTCTTAGAAAAATACTGATCAACAGTCAAGGTATTTTTTGTTTCTTGTGTGAATGTAACTCCCTGAATCTTTAGATAGTTTCCAGAAGTTTCATCTAAAAATAATATAGAGTCCGTTGTATTAAAGATTAAAAACTCTGCACCGTATGCCCCTGCTCTAAAACCAGAAACAGTATATCCCCTAAGTCTATTAAAGGTTGGAGATAATTTAGCAAAAAGTGCTGGGAACGCTTTATCATATTTAATATTAAAAGATGCAACCTCTCTCATAATTGTTCCAAACTCATCAAAGAATATATTATAGCGTAAAGGGTCTGAAGAACTGATGCCAGACAAATAGCTATTTTGAACTATTCCACTAATCGCATATTTTCTAAATGATTCACTTGCATTAATCTCTTTATTTGCAAATGCAGAGCTTACTGGGGTGTCTAAAGCAAAGCCAGAATTTTGGCTATAGTTTTGTGTTAGCGCATAAACATGCTCAAACATGACTCTTGAAGATCCACGAACAAACATTGCCATATTATTATACTCTGGCAAAGGGTCATTATCAACTATTCTGGCTACAATATTTTCATTAATAAACAGATAGAAAACTTTCTTAGATCCTAAATTTTCATACTCAACAGATAGATCATAGACAGTTGTTGGGGAGTCCCCAATAAGTCTACCTTGACCAGTAAACAAGCCGTCATCTACGGTAACACCAAGGAGTCCTTGCCATAGTGTTTCTGGAATAGCTTCGCCAGTTACTGAATCCTTTTTAATTTTATAAAAGATAACATCATTAAGATTTGCATCTAAGTTTTTACTACGACTGTTTGTACCAAGTGCAATCAACTCAAAGTAGTATCCATTGTTTGTTGTTGGATTTAGCAATACTCCAAGCCCACCAGATCCACCAGAAATGTTGATTGGTTCATTAGGCGTTGTTCCATCAACAGTATAATTGATTGTACTTCCAACGGCAGTCTGAACAACATTAGTATCATTTTCAATTCTTCCAACAATTCTCATTCTTGTTCCAAAGTGTTTAAATTTATTGTCTAATGGCCTATGAACATATGAAATAAAATCTAAAGGTTTTTCTGTTGTATTAAAAGATGGGCCATTCATCACTAATGCAGAAGACTGAACTGTTCCTCTTATCGGAGTAGTCTTCTTATTATTTTCTGATTCTGCAGTTTTAAATGAAGAAGCATAATTTTTTATTATTCCATTTCTTGTTGTTTTAACTGCTAAAGCATTGTTAACTCCTGCTGCGCCTATTCCTGTAGTTGGTAATTTTTGTAACTCTAAGTCTGCATTAACCAAAGCCGTTTGTGGAGGTAGAGTTATTTTAAATTTAGTTTCGTCAACAATTTCTGTAACTTTATTAACTACAGATAAGTCTAAAAGCCCAGTAGACAAAGCTGAAGTAAGGTTTACCCTTTGCCCCACCTTAACTAATGTTGTGCTACTTGCAGTAATAACATTTCCAACTGAGGTAACTCCAGTAAGGGTAACAACATCCTGATTTCCAAATAAATATTCAGAACGCATTGTGCAGCCCTTAACATTTTTATTATCTGACCAGTATGGATTTAATCCTGCAGTATGTGCTGTTGCAAAAGTTCCAAACTGTCTTCTTCCATGTTTAGCCACTGGACCATTTTTTAGTTTTGTTACACCATTTACTTCTTCATAATTTGGTTCAGAATAGATTCTCAACCTGCCAGTTTTATACATTTTTCCATTAAATGGTAGTTGTGAAAAATATCTTTGATACTCTTCAGTGTTTTGAACCCAAACATTTCCAAGACTGTTTAGTGATACGCTAATGGTATAAAGGTCTTGTCCATTTGCTGTCACTGTTTCAAGTAGTCGTTCTGCTCCAGGTATGTTATATTCAACAGCATCGTACTTAATGATTTCTCCGTTAGCGTATAGGTATCCATTATTTCTTGACAATAAGCTAATGCCCTCGCCTAAATCAATTATATTATTTACAACCTGATTGTTTACAACATAGGGGATAGAGTTAGCAAGATCAGAGTTTAGTGGAATTGCCGATAACGCATAAGATGATTGAGTTCCTGCTGTCTCATTTTGAGCCTGAGTATTTTCGCTTGCTCCAACCTCCCACAAAAGTGCTGGCTTGTATCTCCAAGTTTTTGCATTATCTTCACCCTGACTAGTTTGATCTATAGAAGACAAAGTTCTTTGAATATATCTAGAAGTATAATTAATTAAACCATCATTATAAACATTGCTGTCTTGTGAAGATATTTCAATAATGTTAGCAATCTTATCTTTATTAGTTTTATTTTTTATTGCACCATCCTTAACCTGATCTGAAGACCCATAAAGAGTCATACTTGTTTCTCTTTGTGTTGCGGTTGGCATCATGTACTCTTTACTCATTAAAATAAAATTATTGTATTCATCAAAAAACATTGCGGTTTGTGTAGAGATAGCCAATTGCTGCAAGACTTCTGCAACACTGATGTCTGGTTGTACAAAGAAATAAGGGATTATAGACTCTGATTCTCCAGAAATTCTTTTAAAGGTATAGTTTGAAACACCTATAGCATCCATTAAAATAGAAACTGCTGAAGAAAAAGATATATCTTTAAGTAAAAGTTCTGGGGCTTTAATTGATTCTAAATAAAAATATAAATCTCTAAGCTCTAGACTAACTGTTTTGCTGGAGTTGTTGCTAACTAAAAAGCCATCAGAGTATAAAGTTTTTAGTGGTACGAAGTAGTCCCACCCATTAACCTCTTCAATAACTTCATAGAATTTAACCTGAATATACCTTGAGTTATATTTACTAATAATGCTTGTAGAATTGTTTTCATTAAAAGCATCATCATAATCAAAGAATTCAACTGAGCCATTAGACGCCAAGAGTTGTCCAACTGGCAAACCACTAGACCCTAAATCTGAAGCAATCTTGTTTACCGAGTAGTTCAAAGTTTTTTCTGTAAGGTCCACAGATAGTCTAGGAGATAACTCAATTAGATCAAAGGTTGATTGATTTGTATTCATTGATTCAACTACAACTCTTAAACCTTTAACATACTCAAACTCTCTGTATCTTGTTAGGCTGTCTGTTGGATTTAAAAATGATAGTGGGCTTGTTACGTCAGTTACAAAATTTGTTAGTCTTGTAACAGTCTCTTCGTGAATTTGCCAAGCATATTCTGGAGTAAACGTATCATATCTTAAGTTAGGTTGATTCCAAATATAAAATGTTCCAATGTCTGTTTCATTTGCTGTAATTAAATAAGCATAACCATTAACAGACTTTGCAGGTAAAAGATTAGCAGAAGAATACTTTTCAGCAAATACAAAAATATCTTTATATTGATTTGGAACCTTAAGTCCATACTCAATTTCTAAATATCCATCTGATTTAATGATTGGAGATCCATCTGATCTTAAATCTTGTGGCTTAAAAGATATAGCATCTACCCAGCTATTGTTTTTTAAATACTGAATTTTCCATTTTTTTGGAGTGGTTTTATTTACATCTCCGTAGTATGGGTCAGCAAATGAGCTACCTCTGTTTGTAAATGGGCCAAGATTTATGTCTCCAACATTTGTTTGCATTTTTACAACAATTCTGTTTGTCGGAACAGCATCCTTATAAACTATAAAAGGAACACTGTCTGAAATTTTATACTCGTTATTGTGTAAACTAGAAACGCCATAAGAGTAACCATTTTCAGTTCTATAAGAAGTCCAGTATTTAAATGCATCTGTTTTATCTGGCATGTAATATCTTGGGCGTTGAGCCATAAATATATTTGGATTATGTATAAAAAATTTACCAGGGAAGAAAGATGATTTATTTATTCCAGATCTTGGTCTAAATGGTTTAAAGCAATCCTCTAATGAATATAAAAATTTATTTTTTTCTTTTGTTTGGACTAGGGTAAACGGAGTTTCTGTCTCGTCAACTCCTCCATCAATCAAGATATCTGCATCGGTTGCTCCAGTATAAAAATTTCCAGAATCTCCTGCATCAAATGTGTTTGGCAACGTTGAATAAGTTGTTCCAGTTTCTGCAGGTCTATATCTGTAATTACCAATAAGGCTAATGTTACTAGCAATATTCATATTCCACTCACCAATAATCGATGATCTGCTTTTAATAACAGATGATGTTTCTAGGTGGTTTTTTAATTCATCACTCTTAAACATTACACTTCTTCCAATGTACAAGAAACATTCCAGAAGTCATAGTTACTTCCACCACGCTTAACGACAGTATAACTAAAATCTGAAATAAACATTTCTATTAATTCATTATATTGTCCAAGGTGTGCGTAAGCTAAATTGTCTTTACCAAAATTAGAATACTTATCATAAGCAAGGTATACCCAAAAAGAACCTTTATGGCTATCATACCAATCTACAAGATCTACTCCCCCTGCTCCACCATCAGTGGTGTATTCTTGATTTTGTATTGTAACATTTGGAAGTTGTGAGAATGACGCATCTGTTCCTGGCTCTCTTAAACCTTCATCAATTAAAGATGTTTTTCCAGATGAGTTAAATGATGGATTTAAACCATGAGATCTAGATGGAAGCATGTTCCAAGATGTACCAATAGTTAGTTTGTCAGCAATATGATATGAGCGCATACGACCATTAATCATTCTTTCACGCTTTTCAATTCTGTTGTTATTAAAATTAATCTCTCCTCTATTATCATCAGATAATATTAAGAATTGATCTAGCAAAGATTGATCTGATATACCAGTAGTATCAGCTTTTACTTCATAGCCGTTGGGAACATAAAGACCATTAGTAAGGGTTCCTGAGTTATTAGCCCAAAGCATTGCTTGTGGTCTAGCATACTTTCTTCTACCATTGATATATGTTTCTGTTGCCATTAAAATCTACTCCCTCGAATTTTTTGTGAATCTATCTGTTTAATTTGAGCCATAACTGATCTAGCAATTTCATCAGGATTCGCATCTGACTTAACGTTTACGCTAATACTATAATTATACACTGCGTCGCCTACTGAATCTCCATTATTGATTGCTTTCATCTTGTCCGCACCATGAGTGTTAACAGCATACTTACTCATTACAAATTCTCCTGGAGTAAGCATTGCTGGTACTGTATCTGTTCCCATAGCATAACCGCCTGAAGCAAAGAACTGAGGAATTAATCCACCTGAAGATTTAGCAGCAAAACCAGTACTAAAGTTAAACGGAGTAGGCTGGCCATCTTTATAATTAATTCCGTCTTTGTTACCAGTAAAAGGCTCCCAGCTATCAGTTTTTCTTCTATAGATAAGCGCTCCAACTCCTGTGTCTGTATAAACATCACCATTCTTATAATCATTTCCCCATACTGTATAGCTAGTCTGATTTGGTGATCCAATTAGTGGTTCAGAAAATGTTAACATTGTTGCTGGATCATTTGCATTAGATGTTGTACTTGATGTTGTTGAAGAAGATGAAGATGTTGTTGAAGAAGATGAAGATGTTGTTGAAGAAGATGAAGATGTTGTTGAAGAAGATGTTGTTGAAGAAGGGGAGGCTGTTGAAGTATTTCCAGATGTTGAATTTTTAGAGGCTATGGCTTTAGCTAATAAAGCATTTGCTTTTGCTAACCTATCAGAGTTCTTGGCTAAGAGTGCTGCATTTTGTTCTATCAAAGCATTTAAATTTTCTGCAATAGAATTTGATATTGACATGCCTGATTCAATAAGCTTTAAATTATTTTCTGCTTTAGTAATTGCATCTTGAGCAGTTTGCAATTCTGCAAGCCTTCCCTTATTCATATAATCACCAAAACGATCTGACATGTCAGCATAAACTTGTTTTGCGTTATTGACAGCTGCAACTCCTTCATCATAACCTACAGGCTTAGTGTTTGCATTATTATTTAAAGCTGCATCTGCTGCTGCAAGAGCTGCGTCTAAAGCTGCTGTTGCCTGAGCGTCTATTGCATCTGCTGCATCTTGTGCTGCTTGTGCCATTGCTACTGCTGCTGCAGCTGCTGCGATGGCAGCGTTAGCTGCATCTTCCGCAATTTTAAGTGCTGCGTTAGCTGCTGCTGTATCTGCGTCTGCTGCTGCTTGTGCTTCTGCAAGAGCTTTTTCGGCTGCAGCTTTTTCTGCTGCAGTTACTGCCTCTGCTTTAATCTTGAGTGCTGCTGCAACAAGGGCGTCTGCCTCTGCCTTAGATTTTTCTGCTGCAGCTTTGGCATCAGCAATAATTTTGTCAGCAGCGGCTTTTGCATCCGCAGTAATTTTATCTGATGCAGCTTTAGCATCTGCTTCTGATTTAGCTACATTTGCTGTGCTTCCAGAATTAGTAACAATGGTTTGTGCAGTAGTCATTATCTTGGAGTCTTTTGCAGGTGTTGCTGCATAGGCACCAATTTTTGTCATAATTGATTCCCATTGTGCATTGATTGCTGTTGATGCTGCTAATAATGCAGCAAAGGCAGTATCTAAATCTTTTTTAGATAGATCATATGCTTTTACCTTAGCTTCAATTGCAGCCCAAGCATCTTTATTTTTTCCAAGGACAGTAGTTTCTTCAACTAATTTATCAAGTCTTGCTTGAATAGTTTCATTCTCGGTGTTTAAGGCAGCAATCATTCTTTCTCTATCTACAACACTATCTTTAGTAATTTTAGCAATTTCATTTTCATAAGTCCGAATCTGCTTTAAGTTATTTTCTCTTAGCTGTTCTAACTCATATATAGTTTTAGTTTTAGATTTAATACTATCTTGAATTGCTATTTTTCTAGGATCTGTTTCTAAAGCGTAAATGTCTTGAGAAATTTGATACTGCTTTTCTTTAATTTGATCTTGAGTAAGGCCCTGAGTTGCTACAAGCCTATCTAGTTCATTTTTTCTGGCTAGTTCAAAAGATTTTTGTGCTGCATTAGAGTATAAATCTGCGCTTGCTTTTCGCATATCCTGCATTGCTTTTCCTGCTGCAGAAATATCTCCGCTAGTTAAAGCATCTGCTAAGCTAATCTGTTTTTCTTGTTGTGATAAAATTGCATCATTAATCTCTTTAACTGTTGTTAGGGATTCTGCTTGCTGATCGTAACGTTTATTAATTTCTTCTGCAGCATGATTAATAAGATCTAAATCATGAGATAAGGCACTAGATTGATCTTGCAATGCTTGAATAGGCTCATTAAACTGAACATCAATTTGATGCTGTAGATCATTAATCTCTTTCTGATAATCATCAATCTTTTGACTAATATTAAGAGAAACTGCTGCTTGAATATCATTAATCTTATACTGAAGTTGCTCTATCTGTGCTTCATATGGGCGGAGTTGGCTTTGTAATTCTTTAATCTTTGTCTCATTAGCAGAAAGTTGTGCTACATCTTTAGTGCTTCTAGAATCTACACCAGTCTTAATTAGATCTTCCTGTACCGCAAACATTTGGTTAACCATATCAAGACCAGAAGAAGCAACTTGAGCATAGTCTCCCTTGTTAAAGTTGATTTGAATATCAATTAGTTTCTTAGCTTCGATGTCTTTCAAGAACTCAGAAATTGCTCCTGTTGAACCTTCAATAGCTGCTATGTCAATTTTGCCATCTTTAATGTTTTGGGTGAACTGTTTTAGCATTGCAGGGTTTCCAAGTACTGCGTCAATTTGCTCTACAGAATACCCCATAGACTTCATTGCACCTACTACTTCTGGAGTTTTTGCAAATACATCAAACTCTGCATTCTTTGTAAGGGTGTCAGTTATAACCTGCATCTTTTCCATTGCACTATTGGCTTCAGCAATATCTTTAATAAACTTCTTCATTTCATCTGAACCTGCAGCACCAAGGGTTCCAGCAGCAATAGCTGAAGCAAGAGATTGATCTTCAATTACTTTAAGTGCATCGGTAACAGACATTCCTGCACCTCTTAAAATCTCAAATGCTTCTCTTTGTTTTTTAATGTTGTCTATACTTTGGGCTGCACCAAATTGAGCCATACCAACAACTACTGAATTAAAGGCTTCGGACAACCCTAGTAAGTCTTCAGTTATTCCAATGACGTTTCCTTTATCGTCTAGCTTGAATGGTTTTTGTTTATCCTTTTTACTTGGGTTTACATCTGAGTTTTTAAAAGCTTCAAACTCTTCTGCTGACATTCCAGATATTGCATCCATGAGTCCTGAAGATACTCCACCCTCTAGCATTATTTGCTGTAGGCCCTTAAACTTTGCAAACATTCTGCTAAGACCGCCTTCAGCACCTTTACTATTTTCAAAAATAGCCATGATAGATTTTAATGGGGTAAGAGCATTAAAAGCTGAATCTCTAAATAGTTTTAGCTTCATTCCTAAATCCTCTAGAAAAGAATATGCTCCCTTTAATGTATCTGCAGCTTCTTGTGCAGCTAGCTTTTTTAGATCAGCAGTCTTTGGACCATAGATAGAATCCAGTCTTTCTTTTAGTAACTTATCCAAAGTGCTTTTAGCAATACCTGGGTTTGCTTTACTTAACTGATCTATTTGTGCTTGTATGAGAGCTGCTGAGTTTGCTAATGGAAGAGGAATATCTTTCCAAAGTCCTTTTTTCTTAAACGCATTAATTAATTCTGCATTCAACTCTTGTTGGATGTTATCTGATATCAACAACTGATTTAAAGTAACTGATGCTTCTAGCTGTAGTGTTGGATCATAACTACTTAATAGATCCCAATTTTTTACTGCAGCATCAAGTGCTTCATTTGGGCTTTTCCCTTTTAACTTTAATTCAGCTTGATACGCAATTAGCGCTGGTTTAGTAAGCTTTCCTCCTGGGAAATGTTTTCTAAGGGCATCAATTTCTTTTCCAAGTTTTTTGAGTACGGGAATGTCATCTGGATCTGATTCTATATTTAAATCTATTCTAAACTCTGGAGGGAATTGAATAAAGTCTTCTAACATTGAGTAGAATTCTCTAGCTTGTTGAGGGCCTTCTTTGCCATTAAAAGTACCAGCAACATTGACTACAGTATTAATGTTTTCTTGATCTGATAAATTTTGAAGAATCCAGCCAAGAGAATCCATCTCTTTAGCTCCTTGGCCTCCTAACATTAATTTCCAAGTTGTTTCAACATTTTTTCCAGTTGCTATAAAGTTCTCAATTAAAGCTTTTGCAGATCCAGCAGAAATGTCACCAGCTACGACTGATGCTTGAACCATAACTCCAATTTTTGTTACATCTTGAGTTGTTTTTGCTTTTAATCCTTGAATAATCCTTACTTGATTCTGCATTTCAGCAATATATTCTGCTTGCGCTGCAGTAAATTCACCACTATTACTATCGTAGGAATCTCTTCTTGCTTGAATTTCTGCTACTCTTTTTTCTGACTCTGCTAGTTGTTTCTTTAATTCTTTTCTTTCTTCTGAAGAAATTCCAGCTTCTTTTGGAATCAGTTTTGAATCTGGATTTAGCAATGCACTAAGTTCTGTTGCTGCAAGCTTTTCTGGACCTACGGCATCTTTATATTTATCATCAAAGGCTGTCTTGTATGCTTCTGCATATTTAACCTTTGCATCTTTGCCACTAATGTTGTCCAAGAATCCAGTAGCTCGATCTACAACGTCTACCCCTTGATTTCTTAACTCTTGTTGATCTTGAAGGTTTTGATCATTAAGATCTTTAATCTTCTTTTCAATTTCAAGTCTTTTTTCTGCAGTCTTAACGGCCTCTTTTTCTTTAGTAAGTTTTTCAATTTGAGCATCAGTTTGCATTTGTAGTAGATCCATAGATTGTTGAACTTGTGCTAGTGACTGAATTGAATTACCTGCTACTGCTCCAGCAACTGCTCCTACAGCTTTCTTCTCTCTACCTTGTTGATACTTTCTAAGAGCTAGATCTGCAGCAAGTGTTGTTGCTAATATAATTGCTCCAGGAAGTACTCCTGCGCCAGTTGCAGAAGCACCTGTTCCTAATGCTGCTGCTCCTCTTATAACTCCTGCGCCAAATCTTGCCTTTCCTAAAGTTCCTGCTATTTGTGACTCTTTTGCAAAAGTTGCTGCAGCAGGTAGCGATCTAGCCCCAGCTATAACCCCTGTTTTATCAAGTTGACTAGCAATACGGGCGCCAAGAAGAGCGCCACCGACTGTGCTTCCTGCAAGCTCAAACCCCTCACGTTTATTGATTCCAGTCCTTAGTCCAACAGCCCCTGCTCCAGGCACATTCTGCATGAGGTTAGCAAACCATCCGCCCATTTCTTTTTCAACAACATCACTAAAAATATTCTGCATTTGAGTAGTAAGTTGTTTTTGATTTTTTAATATCTTTAATTGAACCCCAATAGGGTTATCTTTTAGATTTTTTCCATCGGGGCCGATGATTTCTCTTAAAATTCCTCTAGCTTCAATCTCTAAAGATTGATCTCCCATATCTCTTGCAAGATTTACAATGATTGATTCTGCCTGATCTGCAGACAATACTCCTTGGCTTACTGCTGAAGCAAGTTTTGTTCCTAGTTGTTTAGCTGCACCTCTACCGTTTGATTTTGCGTAAGTGTTAAACTCAGCAATAAATTGTTTTCCAAATTCGCTACCTGAAAAATCTTTACCAAATGTTTGATCAATTGGAGTTATCTCAAGTCTATTTGCTTCTCTCTTCTTGTCCATAATTTGTGTTGCAGACATTGTTCCAAGGATAGATCCAAAACCTTCCAAAGACTCAATGGTATTTCCAATAGATTGTCCTTGTTTAACTCCATCAGCAATAGATTTTCTAATTGCCATGCTCTGCATTTTAAATGAAACGCCTAATGCTACTACTGTGGCAATCAATTTCTTTAGCGGTGAATTAAGAAGTGGCAATATCATTGGAAGCATAGATGCTCCCATAATTGCTGTCATGTGATTAGAAGCAAATTTTCCTGCTGTTGAATCAGGTGATCCTTGTGCAATTCCTTGAGCAAGCATAGGAATCATCATGGCTGCCATTCCTACACCCATCATTGTTTGAGATGATTTCATTCTTTGATCTTGTCTTGCATTAATTCTTTGTTCTTTATTTAATGCATTACCATCTTGATCGTGGGTTGCAACTTTTCCATACCCTGTCCAATAACCACCATGTGGCTTAGGACCGCTAGGTCCACCAGGACCAGCAGGGCCACCCATAGATGACAGGCGAGCATCAATCTTTCTAACTCTATCCATTGCTTTTGCGCTTGCTGATTGAACCCTAGCATTATTTGCAACTGCCTTAGTTCCAGTTACTACCGCCGTTCCAAACTTGCTAACTTGAGCTGTAGCTTTTCCAAGTACATCTGCTCCCTTTGAAGGTGGTGGTGTATTTGCTACTGGAGTTGCTCCCCAACCATCACCCTTATCAACCATGGTGTATCCAGGAAGAGGTCTTGGAACTCCACCCTTACCGCCTCTACCACTACCATGTTCAGGAATTGTTCCATTAATCATTCCTGAAACTAATGAAGAATATTTGGCTGCAGCCTTGGCTGGAATGACTGCTTCTCCAGGAGATAGCATTGCTGGTTGAATATCTCCCGCACCCTTTGGCCCTGGAACTGAAAAAATTCCTTTTGCTAATGCAAGAGTATCCGCTGGCATATAGTCTGAGTCTTTAAATTTCTGATTCTTGTAATATCCATCATGAATTCTTTTCCTTAATAAATGTTCAGTAATTATATCTGTAGTTGTCCAAGTGTCTGCTTTATTTTTTGCACCCCAACCTTTATATTGATGTCTTTTACTTTCTAATTTACTAAGTGCTATCAATGCTTCTTTTTCAGTTGTTACGTGAATTGCGCCCATCCTTTTTGAAAGTGCATTCATTCCAGAGTTTATAACTGTCTGATCTCTCACAACATTGTCTGCTGGCCAAAACTCTAAATCTCTATTTTTACCAGTAGCTTTTATATGGCTTGCTGCGATTCCACCTTCGCCAGATCTGACTCTCTCTATTGCAGTTTGAAAGTCTGGTGCTTTTAATACAGCAAGTGCATCTGCTTCTGAAATTTTTCCAGTATTAACAAGATTCTTCTTTACAGAAGCAAGCTCTTCTGCATAATAATTTAATAGCTTTTGTGCTGGTTTATTTTTACTAGGGTCAGCAAGAACTTTTTGCCATCTACTATTTACCTCTGGTGGAGTGGCTCTAGTTCTTGATCCTGACCAAGGATTTACATTTGCAAACAAACCTTTACCAGAAGCTGTTCCTATGTCTAATGGTTTACCGCTTTCTTTATACTTTAAAATTCTTGCTTCTAAAGCTTTTACTTTTTGTGCATAAATTGTTTTATCTGGATATGCTGCTTCAAACTCTTTCCATCTTCCTTCAAACTTAGCAGCCTCTGATGCTTTTACGGTCATAGATTGACCACCTATTTGAATTTGTGACATTCCAGACCCAAGGCTACTAATCTTAAATGAGGTGCCAGGAGGTAATGGGGTGAGTGGTAATCTTGTTCTAGATTCTAGACTAGCAACTGTTGCTGCTTCTTTTGCCCCTGAAACTTTTACTGCTGAAGCTGCGCCGTACATGCCCAGTCTTCCAGCCATGTATCCTGGAACTACTCCACCCTTAGCGAAACCATTTCCTTGTGCCCATTTAGAAAAACCTTCCATAAAGTCTTTATCAGATAAGGATGAGGCGTGTCCCTTTTGTCTTGCTCTTAATGTAATTTCATCTTCTATTTTTTTTATTGCTGCAGGAGTTAATGCTTTCTTTGGATTAGCAATTACTGATGAATGAATCCCGTGAAGTTCTCTCCAGTTCGCACCCCTAGAATCCTCTAAGCGTCTAACCATGTCTTGATAAATACCCTGCTCTTCTTTATTTAACTTAAATCCTGCTATTGTTGCTTTAAGTCTTGGAAGAGTTTCATCGATCTCTCGTATCATTCTTGTATGGTATTCTTCTGCAGTCATTCCCTTTGGAATATTAGATGTTGCTTCAGCAAAGAATCTTTTTGCATTTGATCCCTTTACGCCAAGTAAATTTATACGAACCTGATCTTCAACGGATGGCATGCCTTTTGAATATGTTCTAAAACCAGATGCTGTATCAAAGACTCCAGCATTTCCAGCATCAACCATATTTCTACCAGACACATTTGCCATTTGGAGATCTTTGTCTCCTCTTACTCCAGAAGCTAAAAGTTGTGCAAAGTATTCATCTTCACTAAACTTGCCCGTTGGTTTTGCAAACTCAGGGTTGTAAGGGGCTTCAGATACAATAATTTTTCTTTTCTTTTGTGGATCCGTTGGATCAATCATTGTACGAATTGTGTGCTCTGGTGCTTTTAGTGGAAAGGCTTTGTTTGTAATAGTAGCCATTCTTTCCTCTGCTAAAGCAGCAGTCTCATCAACATATGGCTTAACAAATACCTTAGTTCCATCTGGCTTTTGATACAATCCGCCAATTCCTTTAACAGGAAATGAGTGCCCTGTGGTTGCTTCAAGTTGAACGCCAAAATCTGTTGGATCCATGTTAGCAAATCGACTTGCTTCAGTTCCTTTTCCAATTGACTCCATTGATAGTCTTGCTTTACGTTGTATATTAACTGCTTTAATGCTTTTTGGCATACCCAAAAATAGTGGCATTCTTCCAAGTATATGACCTGGCAAAGTTCCGTCAATCATCTGTCCAATAAATGGTGCATACTTCTTAGCCATGTCAGCAGGAATAACGGCTTCTCCAGGGGTTAGAAGGGCTGGGGTAGTATCTTTATTACCTGTTCCAGGAACACTTGTCACACCCTTGGCAAAACGTCTTGGAGGGGTAACTCTGCCCCTGCTTGGCATAAACATTCCAGGGTTTGTACTAGCAAAACTAGACATTGCAACTTTTGCTTCTCTGTAAGCATTAGTTAAGGCAACAAGGCTTGCTGACTCAAGGACATATGCGGAAGACAAAGATTTATGGGCTGTTGCAAGACTATTTGATACAGCAATATTTTCTAGCTCTTCATTGCTGAGGTACTGTGTTCCAAGGGCTGCATCTTTTGATCCATAAGCTAAACCTTGAAAACCTTTACGAATAAGATTAAACATCTTCATTAAGTTAGCTAAACCGTTAGCAACAAGACCAACGGTCATAAGTAGAATTGGACCAATACCAGCAACTGCTGCTACAATAATTGCTACTGCTTTTTTAATTCCTTCAGGAGCATTGTTAAATTTATCAAACAGCTTAACAAAGAAATTAATAACTGGAGTCAATACCTTTGCAAACAATTCACCAATTGGAGCAATAGATGCTTTAAGTTTTTCAATTGCTGCTTGCATTTTATACATAGGAGATGATTCCTGTGTTTTTAATTCTCTCTCAGATAACAGCGCCAACTCTTCTGCAGATGCAGATGCCAATTTTAAAACTCTGCTTGCTTGGTTTCCTTCTTTTGTTACGTTATTTAAAAGTGCTGAGATTCTTGAAAACTGATACTTGCCAAAAACTTTTTCAATTGTTTGTGCTCTTTGTAGGTCTGTTAGTGGTTGTAATGCTTGAGCAAAAGAAACAACAGTATTTTTTAAGTTACCCTGATTGCTTTCAATAATTCCCTTAAGGTTAATGCCTAGCTTTGAAGTTGCTTCAGTTGCTGCTTTTGATGGATTAATTAAAGATGCAAGACCAGACTTAAGTGCGTTAGCTCCTTGCTCTGCACTAATACCACCTTCTTTCATTGCTGTAAGGAAGAATGCTAAATCTTTTACATCTCCGCCAAGCTGTTTAATAACTGGAGCAACTCTTGGAATGGCATTAGATAAATCTTCAAGGCTTAAAACAGTTTGGTTTTCAACAGAGTTAAGAAAGTCCATTGTTTTAGATAGTTCGCCACTACCAATAGCAAAAGCATTTTGTAATGCAATTGTTGTTTCTAAAGCTTTGTCTTGTGCAACTCCACCAAGGACTGCTAATTTGTTTGCTTGTCTTACTACCGTATCAAGTTGCTGCCCTGAGTTACCTGCTGCTGCTGCATCTGCAGCCATCTTGATTGTTTCAGAAACTTTAAGTCCATACTTTGTATACTCTTTAGCAATATCTTTCATGTTTTTAAGGGCTTTGTCAGTATCATCTTGTGTTGTAAAGATGTCTCCATAAACCTTTTTAAATCTAATTGCTTGAGTTTCAATTTCTTTAAATGCTTTTATTGCTGATCCTGCGAACATAGCTAAAGGAATTGTAAAACCAACCATAAGCTGGCGACCAGCCCACTGTGTATTCTTACCAAAGTTTAGAAGTTTTGTAGCACCATCGTCAAGCAGCTTATTCATTATCTGTTGACGTTGAATAGTCATTGACATTCTTGTTAATGCGTCGTTATAATTAAGTGCTTTTGGTGTAATTCGCATTGAGCGGATTGCACCCTGTGCGTCTTTACCTAGTTGGACATACTGGCTTTGAAGAGCCTTAACTCTTTTTTCAGCAAGGTTGCTAATTGTTTGAAATTCTCTAGCGTAATTCTTTCCAAATGTTTTAGTGGAAGCCATGCCATATCGATAGTATTCACGAAGTGATAGCTTGCCAGCTTCCAGACGTTTTGAAAACTGATCTGTAGAAGTTGCCATCTTGCCCATTGAGGCATTAAACATGCCTGTGGCATTAATGTTATGTAAAAGTGATTTTGAAAAATCGGCTTGAGCTAGTGATGCAGCTTTTGTGCCGACGATCATGGAACGGTTAAGTGCAGATATCTGCTTGTCTAGCCCACGTAGTGCGGACATAGCTTGTGTTGTATCAATATTAATTAAAATATTGCTGTTTACATCTGTCATTTAACCGCCATGACCCCCTATTTTATTTTTTTATTCTTGTGAAGCAAGTGCAAGTAATGCTGAATCATTTAGATTGATACCTGATGCTGCTTCAATGATCTTGTATACTGTTGGCAGATCAACTAAATCTTCCAAATCAGCAACAGAGTAGTCTGCGTCTGCTTTATATTGTTTCATTGCAATGTGGACACATTCAATTAGGATGTCCATTGATTTTTCGTTATCTGTTGCTACTGCTGTTAGTCCTTCAAAAGATTTCATAAACGGTCTAAGTAAAGAAATCTTAAGTGGCTGTGCGTCAATTTTTGTTCCGTCGATAAAGACGATCTCATTCTTTTCAATTGGCTTAGTTGCCATGTATAACCTCCTGTGGTTGTAAATCAATTATACCATAGGCAGGCTTATTTTTTAGTCTATTTTTTCGTAAGACAATCCCATACCAATACCAAAACCAGCCTTTTGTGCATTTACTCCTTGCAATGCTAAAACGTCTTTTGAGTTAGCTGCTGTGCCACCGCTGTAAACTCTAGCTTTTAGCTCTTCCCAGGCATTTCCAGTACTCTTATTACTTGCCTTATCTAGGTCAACACCTTGCATTGCTGCTAAAAATTTCTGTTCATCGTATCTTGATTCTCTTTTACTTTCAAGAGTTGCTATTAGTTCTGGCATTGATAAAGACTCTTCTAATTGATTGTAGTCTTTCCAGATGCCCAGCAAAAATAACTCAGACTCTAGCTTTGCTAAATCTAATGTTTCCCAAGAAGATCCACTTTCTACTGCTTGCTCTTTAACGCTTTGCTCTGAATCTTTATCTACTTTAATACCTGCTGCAATATCTATTAGTTTATATATTGTAGGAAGGTCAAAGTTATCTTCTAGATCCTCTACCGTCTTTATTTCTGGCATATATTGTTGCATGGCAATTCTGGCACACTCTACTAGATTTTCAATAGTGTCTTGATCCCCTTGAGATTTTCTAACAATTTCAAAAGCAACCATAAATTGTCTTAAATATTTTATTTTTAATGGAGTGATATAAAGTGGCGTTCCATCAACTAAATAAAGGACTTCACTATTGTATATTCTCGTAGCCATTAATATAGTATACCAAAAACAAAATTGCCCCGCATCCTAAGATGAAGGGCAACTCTGTATTATTAAGTTGTATTATGATGCTGCTGGGATAGTGCGATCTACGATCTTGCCGTATGATGCATTATCATTTGGAAGTAGACGGAATGAAACCTCAAACATTGTTGCTTCATCACGCTTTGCTGATACTGAAACATTCTCAATTGAGAGTGCACGGTATGCAACATAGATTCTTTCCAAGCTTGAGCCAATTGCACAGTCACCTGTACCTGGACCTACTGCAACCAAACCACGCTCGACTGGGCATTCGCCAATGTCTCCTGCTGAAAGGTTAAGTGATGCAGATCCTGCACCAATACCTGTTCCTGATAGGGCTGTTAGATCTGAATCCTTGCCTGCTACTGCAAACAAAAGATTCTCTAGTGTTGCTTCAGCAAATGTAGTATTTAGGTTAACCTGCATACCTTGCTTGAACAACTTTGCTACGTCAAGAACCTGATCTACAGCAACTTCGCCGAAATCTGGCTGGAACTGTAGTTCCAAACCGTTCATTGTGTAACCAATATTACGGAAATCGGTTGTATTTGGGGATGTGCTTAATGTATCCTTATACGAATCTCCGCTTACATATGCTGGCAAGTCACCATCTGTTAGTGTTCCTGCTTCATATGTGAAAAGTGCTGCTGCACCAACGATAATGTTAGTACTGTCGCCTCTTGTATATGCCATAATTTCCACCTCTTTTTCTTGTATTGAATTGTAGGCGTGTTTCCTCAAATAAAGTATAACACGGGTTTTATATAATTATTTTAGTAGCCAAGCGGCTTTCTGGTCCTTCTGTGTTAATTAAAGCTGGCATTTGGTGGTAATCAAAATCAATAATTATTTTATTTCCCCCATATGTACGAGCTGTTCCAAAATCAATGATGTCTCTGGTTTCTTCCAGCTGGTAGACTTTAAAATTGTGAAAATAGAACATGTTATCTATGACCGTATTTTGATCTAACCTTATTTGTCTATTTGCACACCATGCGTTAATCTCTTCTGCGGTTTCATCAAACCTATCCATTAGCCTTAAGACTGACTCTTGAATCTGTACCATATTTTCCACACTATTTTCTGCCGTAGCGTAAAAGTAATAAAGTAGTTGCTCACATTTAATATGAGGAAATCCTTTTTTATTCATTTTAATCAGTCTATCCCATGTAGCCATAACTCCGCCATCAGGAAAATATTGAGTTAAATCGTTTATTGTTGAAGGCGTTGATGGAAAAAATGGTGTTTCTATATCAGTAAGTAACTGAATTTTATTTTGCAAATACTTATTAATCCATAAAACTGGTGTATTTAATAAGCTATCGTTTGCCATTAAATACCAACTCCCGCACTAGCAACCCATTGAAATCCTACTTTAACTCCAGCAGATCTTCCTTGTTTCTTTCCACTTTGTAAATTTTTTCTATATACTGATGCATTCTTAAAGTGAGACTCTAGCCCACTTACTCTTAAAAAAGACTGTCTAAAGTAAACATTAAAAAATGTGCCTATAACTTCTTCAAATTTTCCCTGTGTTTCTCCACCAGGATTTAAGACAGTGACTGGCTCTTTAGTAAAAACCTCTTCGCCATCTATCTCAAACCTTAAAGCTTCTGCTTTTTTAGGAGTAATGGTTACAGCAATTCCGTTTTCCATAATTTTTGCTTTATCGTAAAAGGGAACCTTTGAACCATTTTTGATTGAAGTTGACTGTTTTAGATTAGTTTTAAACGTAAGTCCTAGATTACTAACAGTATAATGAATGTCAAATAAACGACCTTCTGGAGTTCCAACCTGTGACCATTCATAAATATGATGAAGTGTAGATGGGCTTACTCTGGCATTACTGTCAATATACTCATTCATAATCTTAGAAACGCCTTCACCTAAAGTTCTGTACATAGTTGTTTTTCCACGTTGAGCACCTTCTAAAAATCCAAAAGAATATTGAACAATGTTATTCATGTCTTTTCTAAACGCTCTAGAGTCTATGTTCATTTTCATAGGTCTACCGCCTGATTCTCAGAACGACGGATAACAATTTTATAATACTCTACTCCACCAAATGGTCCAACAAATGGCTCTACTGTAGCAACCTCAAAAATTGTTGGCTTTCCAGATCTTGGGCCAGCAGTTTCATTATAGATTTCATTACAGTTTTTATCACGTATATTTGTGACAAGTATATTTGTTACTGAATTTCTTGAGTCTCTACTTGAAATTCTAAGATCACTTTTAACTCTTCCAAGCAATAAAGATTCTTGAGTAATATTGACGTTGGGTGTCACTTCTTCTTTAAAAGCTGATCCAGCTGAAGCAAAGCTGCCTGCAATTGTTTTATCTAGTATCCACTGTTTTTTAACATTTCCATATGCGCCTTGCTCAACAATTGGATAATATATATCTGCTTGCATTGGAAATATGTAGTCCGTTGCTTCGCATATCATTAGATTATCCCTGGTTTAAGAATAGTATTTGCATACTTATCTAATATCTTATCTACTAGCATGTTTCCAGTTCCGTTAAGAACTGACTTATCAAACTGAATTCTAAACTGATCTGTGTTGTAAGCAGTTACATATCTTTTATAGTAATCTAACTTTCCACACTGTATATCTTCAATTAGTGCCTTAGTAGCAACTTCAACATCTGAAGGAATTGTTTTATATCCACTATCTACAATAAAGGTATAATCATATCCCGCTGGAAAAGCAACTGATTGATATCCATAATATCCAAGATCGCCTCTTGCAATTGGAACATTTGGAGGAGATTGCTCTGAACGATTATAAGGATCAGTAATAACTCTTTGAATTGCAGAGTTATCTAAAGTAATAATATATTCATATGTATTTGTTTCTGGGGTTTCTACGTCATATACAAGAACATTGTTTTCGTATACTTTTAAGACTTTGCTTGTGTCATACCATATTGGGAAATAGTCTGTCCCCTGTCCAACTGCTTGAATAACTTGTTTATGATTATAGAAACCATTTGGAATAATGGTATCAATTACGGCTCTGGCAAGAAGTTCTTGCATTCTATATTCTGCAATTTCTGAAGCTGTAGTAGCCATCTTATTAGCATTTACATAGGGTCTAATAATATCTAAATTCTCTTCATAAAGTGTGTGTATGTGTTCTGTATCATAAAACTTAATATAAAATTTTCTATCGTATTGTACTTTTTCTAACGGTAGTTCATATTCAACTACCCCATTAGCATCAGATGTTACTTCTGTTTCTACTACTGAGTGGTCCACCAGATCCTCAACATATTGAACGTACGTATAGTTTGGTATAGGTAATGTCCAAGTTGTTGTAATAGGATAAGGTGGAACTCTCATAACCTCCATGTCTTACTTACCAAATTCCTTAGCAACTTCTTCAGGTGTGGCAAGTGAGATGTGTGAACGAGTAAGCCACTTTTCAGCAGCGCTCTTTGCTACAATGTTGATACCAAAATAAACTTTGCCAACTTCTGGCCAGCTAACATTTTTTGTTGATCTAATAGCAACTGTCTCTTCTGGATTTATATCGATCTTTGATTTCTTAGATGACTTTGGTAGTACTGGTGCTGCTGTAACTCCAATTGCACCACTATCTAATTGACCAACTGCCTGCTGTTCAGAATCTGATTTCCCAAAATCTGATGTATTAATTGCTGTTGGTGCTTCTTCATGAGCTTCTGGCTCTAAAATAGATTCTTCAACAGCTGGTTGTTCAGCAACTACTGGCTCTTCAACTGCAGGGGTTTCAATAACCTCTGGTGTTTCTTCAATAATCGGAGCTTCAGTATTTTCTTCTACAACTGGGTTTTCATTTATATTTTCCATTATTTCCTCCTAAATAGTATTATATCATTATAAGTTATAAGGGGAGCAGGAGAATTAACTCCTACTCCCCCTAAATTTTACTGTTTACAGATTATGCATCTGCTGCAGCATCAGCGTATGCGATAGCATCTTGCTCTTCCCATGTAATACCGAAGCGAACGAAGACTGTGTATTCTACAGTATCCTTCTTTGGCTTGTATTCACGGTTAACAGTGATATCACGCTGGAAGCCCCATACACGGTTCTGTGGGAATGTTAAATCAACATATCCTGCAGGGTAGTAAGGAACTTCTTGTACGTCAACTCCGAGAACACGTGTTGTACGTGCTCCACCGAATGTCTGTGCTCCACCATCAAGGTATGCTTGACGATTAATTGGAGTTCCGCCAGCCCGTGAAGCAAATGCTTCAGCAACTGCGTCTGCTAGAGTACCGTTATTCTTAACGATTCCCTGGAATGCATCTGTACCAGCATAGAACTTCAAGTTAGACTTGATAGCACGATACTTACGTGGCATTGCTGTGATGATATTTTGCATTACTTCTGTTGTCCAAGCGTTATTAGCGACTGTTACAACTGATTCGTGAGCGTCATATCCTGCTCTAACTTGGTGAACGAAACCGTCCATAATTCCAAGGAATGCTCCATCTCCACTAAGACCTGTACCATTAATAGCAAGATCTTCAATGTCATTACCAAATGCGTTTGTCATAAGACGAACGATATGATCTTCTAGTGCTGCACCTTCGATGTTATCTTCTAGTGCTTCTGATGTTACTTCCCAGTCAAGACGAATCTTCTTTGTAGTTAATTCAACCTTTGAGAATGTTGCACCAGCATTTGTGTAATCACCAAGTGATTGTGCTGCTGCACGGATTACACGCTCTCCGACGTTTACCTTTTCGAGTTCCATTGTATTGGCTCTCATAGTAACACGACGGCCATCTTGGGCGAGAGTGGTAGCATCCCACACGTAGTCAATAAAACGACGTGCTTGCTCTGGGCGTAGGATACCTGATCCAGCCTCACCTGAAGGATTTACTGCGTTTGGACCAGATGATGTACCTAATTGTGCTGATGGGATATTTCCCAACACGCCACCGTCAGTGTAGTTACCTGGTACGTTAACTGCTGCATCTGAACCTGATGCAAATGCTCCTTGACCCTGGTAGAGTCCTGGTGCTGTTCCGCCAATGTTACCTGAAGTACCTGGCTGGTTCTTTTCTATATTTTGTTCCGACATATTGTCACCTCCTGTGATTTTTTCTAAATGAATAGATCGGCTGTTTTGAGGAAACTACCGCCCCATAGGGATTTTTCAACCGTTTCAGATTGATTCTGTACTATCTCGCCGAGATCGCCAGACTTTCGGAAAGCCGTGTCTGCTTCTACAGCATCTACTCGCTTACCAAATTCATTAAATACATTTGAGGCTGTTGCAATATCTTTTGCTACTGCTTCAAATGAGCTTTTTACTTCGTCAACATCAACCTTTGAAGACTTAAGAAGTTCTACTTCTGCTTGTAAAGATTTAACTGTTGATACTAGATCGCTAAAGGCTGATGTAAGAGTGTTCTTGATTTCAGCAAGAGACTCAACAATTACTTCATCTGACTTAGCTGCCATAGGCTTTTTGGCCTCGGCATCTTCGTCTACTGGAGTTTCAGCAGCAGCCATAGCAGCAGATTCTTCTTCGTCAGTCATTGGCTTTGCAGCCTTTTCTGTTGAGTCTTTTGAATCTTCTGCAGCAGATTCTTCATCAGACATAGGCTTCTTATCAGCCTTTTCTGTTGCTTCTTCTACTGGTGTTACTTCTACTGCATCTGCCTCTGGAGCGACCTCTACTGCTTCAACTGTAGCTTCTGATTTTGATACAATCTCATCTGCTACATTTTTTGTTGTTTTTGCCATAGGATTTGCCTCCTTGTTAATCTTAGAAGTATTAATGCCTTTAGCACTATCAACTAAGAACTTTATCATATTTGTTTTTTCATTATCCGTTTTTTCAACGAAACCTATATTAGTCATTTCATTACCATTTACTGGGCTAAGCTCAGACTCATTTTCTGAAACCATTACGAGTCCAGATTCTTTATCCCAAAATACATTCTCAAGCAATGTCTCATCTGCTTTAATAATATCTACACCATCTACTTTTTCAACAGATACAATGTTTGCAAACTGATTAGCAGGGGAATCAACAAGACTCAACTCTACCAAATCATATTCCTTAATAACACGGATTGACTTATCTGATTTTTCATCATAAGCATCATCCCATTTATTCATTTTTCCGCCAATTGAAAAGCCAGTAAGGGTTCCGTCAAGAACTTTTTCCCAAGTATCTTGTGCACCCTTTGAAACATAAGCGGACACAAAAACACCTTTATAAAACTTCTTTGATGCTGGATCAAAATATTTATCTTCTTTAAAATCTACCATTTTACCTACTGCTACGGGCTGATGCATTTCTCTAATGTTCCCACGGAACTTTGCAAATGCTTCCATTGATGCTTCTGCTGTAACAATATCATCTTGTTTATCAAGGTTATCTAGTGAAGCAAAACCAGAAACAATTCTTCGCTCTTTGTCTACTTTGGTAAGTGGCATTGAGAGACGAACATTTTCCCCATCGGTATCCCAATGAGCTTTTGATATACTATTCACTATTATATTATAATCCCTTTTTATTCGTTTATTTAAAAACTATGCTTATTCATCAAATTTGCGGCCTTCGCCTTTTGGATTTCTTCCAGCAACAGTAGATGAGCTATCAGAATTGTTATTTGTTCTTTGACTATCCCTTGCTCTATTAGCAGTAGCATCTGCTGCCTGTTCTGGCTTCATCTCTAAAGGTTCATCCCCGCCATCTCTTTGAGGCATACCTAAAATTGTACGAGCCTCATTTGGAACCATGATTTGAGCCTTAACATATCTTTCAAGAATTTGAGATTGTGTAATTTCATCAGTCAAGGTAAGCTCGTTAAACTTAAAATCCAAGATGTCTGTCTTTTCACGAATTACTTTACTAATCATTTTATTCAATTTATCTTGTGCTGGTCTGGCTACCTGCTCTTTAAAAGTTCTATCTTGTGCTAATGCTGCTGCAATTGCCGATGCATCACTACCGCCTAGCTTAGACAAAGGAACTTGATGTGCTACTAAAATATCATCACGGTTTTGTTTACGATACTTTTCAAAAGATCCTTCTTGAACACCATTTTCAATTGGCTCCATCTTAAACTCAACCTTATTGGTATCAGAATCTCCTGGTAGTGGAATGTAGAGAGTTCTATGAGATTGCCCCTTAAGTCCAGTCTGAAGGAATCTAAACATTTTATCTTCTGCTTCTGAGGAAAGCTTGGCACCTTTAAGGGTTACGACATATCTTGGAACAGCTTTATTTTGGAAATAGTCAATATTGTACTGAGAGGCAAGGCTATCACCATACAAAGAGTTGATTGCTGAAATAATATCTGGAACACCATAAAAAGTGTTTAGTGGTGAGTATTGTTTAAAATGTATAATCTCATTTGGTCGTGCATCTGTCCCTAGTGGATTTGGATTAGTTGCTCCAAAGTTACGGAAATAAACAACCTTGTTTCCAATAACTTGAACAAAGCCGTCACGAAGTCTGCGGACTCTAACTGTAGTAGATGGGATATGTCCAACGTATCCTATTTCTCCTTTTAGCGTTCTTCCGACTTCAAGATACCCATTACCAGTTGCTTGAAGATCTGTATAAACTTTTTCCATTGAAGCAGTAAAAGAGTCATCGCTATTTAAACTTTCTAGCCAGTCTCTAACTTCAATCTTTGCTCTTTCAATTCTTTTTCTTGCACGATCTACTGACGTAGCATCTGTAGAAGACTCTAGCTTTAGCATTGTTCTTGGAGATACCTCAAAGTCATAGCCTAGTCCAACTATATTTTCTACCTTAGCGTCAATAGCAGCATGATTAGCAAATGAGGTATCATAAAAATTAGCAAGTTCGTATAAATTCCAAGGCGGTGTAATAACATCAAATAAACCATATCCATTGCGATAAATAAGTCCAGGGTTAATTTCTTTTGATTGTGCTCCATCAATACCAGAACTAACAGCACGAGCTGAATCAATATATCCTTGGGATGCGTCAACCTTGCTTACATCTGTACCTAGTGATTTAACTACACGAGAAGCACGACGTTTAAAATTATTGTCCAATCCGTTAAGATTTTTTAAATCATCCCAGGATTTATTAAATGGGTCTTGTTTGTCAAAGGTATCATCGGCTTCAATTGTTTTATCAATTCTTGCTCCAATGACATAATCGCTTTGATCTGACATTATTCATCACTTCCATACTTGGCAATTGTATCTTTAGCTGCTTGAACAGCGCCAAGATCATTAAGAGAAGGAATTAGGCCTGCTGCCATTCTTTCTTTTTGCTCTGAATATTCTTCTTCTGAAATTCTTGTAAGCCCTGGAACAAAAACACAAGTACCGTCACCTTCATCACCATAATGCTTTGCAGCATCCTTAAGTTTTGATATCTGCATAATGTCACCCTTCATAGATTCAATGTTTAAGACAGAACCATTTCCATCTGTAAACCATTTTCCATTGGCTTTTTTGTAGACATACAAGCCCCAGTCATAATGCTTTTCAATAATCTTGGCACGGGATTCTCCCACCTGCCCTTTCATTTTAGGTAAGGCTTTACGCTTTTTGTTTGGATTTTCCATATTCATAACCATAAGTATACCATATTAGATAGCGTTTTGAGTGTTACTTGTCCACAAAACATCTTGATAGAATAGGTATTGGTAAGACCCAAACTTTAAAACCTTATCTGGACCATCTCCTACAATAATTTTATTGGTTCCTGTGTAAATCTTATAAATAATTGATGGATCTACCCCATAATAACTGCTAGAGGCAAGAATCAAAACATTGTTCCAAGTAACACTTGGTGAATCCCAGTAATTCCAGTCAAGCTCAGTAGATATGTCTGTCTTAACTTTAAACCACGGTCTGTTTACTACCTTTTGCTTTTCTTGTAAATTTGTTGATTGATAATAAGAAATAGTATTAGTTAAAATTGGGCCAGTTATTTTAATTGATCCAACGATATTTGAAAAATTGAGAGCATTTGTAAATGAAAGACCTAAGAACCCCCAGTCCTTGGTAGTAATTATAGGCTCTTTAACAACTTTACCATTCCAGTAAAATCCAATATCATTTGAAAGCTGACCACTATTTGCATCAATGGCATAAAGTTTTGCTCTTCTGCCTTGTGGATCATTAGCAACCATGTAAATCTTAATTACTTTATCCCTTGACTCAATCTCAAATATTTCTGTTGCTGCAAATGGAAAAAAGTCTTGAGTATATCTAATTGCTGCCTGGATTGCAATAACCTTAAACGAGTTTACTGCATTTTGATTTATTGGAATTGATATGCCACGATTTATAAGTGAATCATGGGTTCCCTTAATCTCAATACCGCTATGCCTTGTTGTGTAAAGATATGGAGAGCTTCCCTTATATATAGTAAATGGGTTTGCACCTTTATAGTCATAATAGATGCCTGTTTTTTTGTATGGATAAATAGACGTTCCAAACCTTGTGCCAATAGGATTTGGAGATACATCATTGAAGGCTTGAGAACAAATTTGCAAACTCTTAATATTAACTTTATTTTTTAAAGAAGATTTAACAGTAAAATCAACGTGTGTAACTACAGCAATATCCAAAATATCCGAAGTTTTTGGAGGATACAAAATTGTGTTATTAACTACTTCATATTTTGTGTTTATCCAATTAATCCCTGGTTCAATAACTCCTTCTTTGGGAGCCAGCTCAGAATAGGTAAAAAATTCATCGATTGCATTTGCTCCAGAAGATAGGTACTCAAAAGATATATGAGTCTTTACCATTGATTTAGATGTATCATATTTATAGTTTTTAATTGACTTGTTTTGCAAATCTGAGTAATCGTTATAGCCTGTATACAGCTGATTGTCTAAAGACTCATAGGTTCTTTGTACTGGAATCGCATATTGTTCTTTAAGCTCTTGATATGTCCAAGTACCAGAAGACTGCTCTTCAACAAACTTTGAGGGTTCTGGATAGTTGATATTAAATTGCAAGAAATCTAAGTCGTAATAGAAATCGTTCTTTGCATCTTTTACATATTGAGCAAAATAAGAAAGCGGAACATAGTCTTTCCAAGAACCGTTAATGTCAATATCTAAACTGTATTCACCAAAGTATACAACTGGGGATAGCGTATAGCTTGCTGTGTGGTTAATAAGCATATATGTTGAAAATCCTGAAGGACTACCGCCATCCAATAAAAATTGCCAATAGGATGCTTGATTTCCAAAGTAAGTTTCTCCAGCATCGTAATCTACAAGGCTTCCATATAAATTAAAAACATTTTCATAATTTACTGGAACACCAATATCGTTAAAAAAATCTTTGATTTGCTGATAGTTTTTATTATTAGAAAATCCTACATTATAGATATTTCCATTAAAAGTATTCTCTAGTTCTTTTTTGCCACCAACATAAAATCTTAAACTACCACGATTTCCAAAAAATGAGGATACATTTCCACCAAAATTACTTACAAAAGAATCTATATGAATTCCAGAAACAAATGTCTCTCCTGTTGAATATCCATATGATTCATATATTGTTTGTAGGACTCCATTATAATTTAGATTATAGGAAATAGTACTACCATTTAAAGAAATTTCAAAATAATCATTTGAGTCTGCAGAGTCAATATAAATAAGAGTTTCATTGGTTGCTGGTGACTTGGATTTAAATATTCCATAAAAACACTTAATTTCTTCTTGTAAGAAGCTTAAATTATTAAATAAAAGATATCCCTCGGAATAATCCCAAGAGTCTAGACCTCCAGGATATAAAGAAAAGAATAGATCAGACTCATTTTGACTAGATGCATTATCTGAATAAAAATCTTGCTCAGTTTTATTACTTATAACAATATCAGGAAGAAAGTATTCAGGAGTTGACAAAATTCCATTATTAGTTGTAAGATTGTCTACAGATCCCTGATTCCAATTAACCATATTAGGATAAGAGTGATTGTTTGTATAATCTGCAAAAGGATAGTCAATAAAAACAGATGTTCCGCTATAGGACTGGTTTATTCCTTCTGGAAACTCAACGCCTTGGCCATACACAAATCTTCTTGTTGCAACAATAGAAGAAACTCTATAAGGATAAACTGCAATACAGTCAACTTGAAAAGGATAAACATCCTCATAAGACCAAAAAGCAAGCCAATCATTGCTTAGTCCTTCTGAAGAAATTTCTGGAAATTCTAGATCTGTAGTTAAATATGTTAAAGAAATTACCTCTTCTCCATTAACCAACAAGGAAGAACTGTTTTCTGAAACAGTTATATGGATTAACATAGGTCTGTCCCATTCACCAACAAAGTAAGACCCAATGCTTGATCCTATTTTAAGGATAAGAAAGGATCCATTAACCCATAAACCATTATCCCCCCTAAGATTTCCAAATATCTTTTTAGGTTCTGTACAATCTACAGCTACCTTTAACCACATCTCAAAAGTGTAGTTTTTATATTGACCAATTTTATTTAAAAAGCCTTTTCCTGGAACTATTAAAGAAGGACTGCCATTGGAGCTTGGAGACATGGCCGTAACATTAGAGGATCCGTAAACAATTGGAAGTCCCGAATTTTTAGATAAAAGTGTTTCATTCTCTGTTAAGTAATAGCCAAACTCTTCTTCTAATCCATAAGAATATGCTTTTATTCCTTTTGTTGTAGATGAAAAAATTCCAGTTGGCAAAGTTTGAGGACTTATGCCCAAAGAATATGACTGAAACTCTTCACTCCATTGCCCAACAGTAACTCCATTAATTAAAAACAAATAGTCTTCTGCAGACAAAGATCCAGACAAATAGTTTATCTTAACAACAATTCTAACCGTTGCACTTTCTGGAAGAACGCTAAAAGTTTCAGAAACAAAAAACCATTGATCTGTTAATGAGATATCAAAACTTTTTAAATGTTGTACAGTAGAAGAGGTTGTTGTATCGTAATACTCATATCCAATTTCAACACTATTTATATATTGACTTAAAGAATATAGACAGGCTCCTACAGAAAATGTTGACAGATCAGAACTAAAGTCATTAAAGTTTAATATATCATCACTTATTGCAACTATCTGCTCTATAGGATTAGAAGGGACATCAGCAGAAAATAAACCAACATAGCTTTCAGGAAATGGTTGATCGTTTACTGGGTAATCAAAGTTAAATGACTCTGAAAAACCATTAGTTATTGTCCAGTTTGATAGATTTCTTTGAGATTCAGTGATTAAAGATATGTAGTCAACCTTGTCATCCAATGCCCACAAAGCCAATGGATGTTCCGCAAAAATCTTTTCAGCATATAAGTTAGATGGGTTAGTCATAGTTCTCCTAACCTATTTTACCACAGAAGCCCTATTTAATTTTAATCTCACAGTAGTCTGTGGTGCAATAAGACTCTCCAAGTGCTTCAAGATTATCTACCCCGTCATAAATAGCAGAAAAATCAATATGTCCAATACGACCAATGTAATAATCATATTCTTCTTCTGTAATCTGAGTATAAGGTTGCTGAGGATAAGTATGATTTCCCATTGGAAGGAAGGACACTGCTTTTAGCTGACCCTCATACATATGTAAGACTGTTGGAACGTGTTTAGACTCTGTTTCTTTATCAAAAGATAAAGTTACAGAAACTCCATTGTCAGACCAATACTTTTGGGCAGTGGCTGCAAGAGCAATCTTTTCAAATAAAGTTACATCCTTTTCAGATCTTGCATGACCTGATTTAACTGGGAAGTAAACTACTGACGTATTTGCTGATACTAAGTCATCTTCAATTTTATACCCTGCTGCTTTAAATAAATGAAGCATTGGATCGGTATTTCCAAAGCGAATAGCACGAAGGAAGAACTCTCCTCCTGGCCCCCAATGAACTCCTGGTGTTGCTCCAGAAAGAATTGAAACAGATCCAGATGGCTTTACTGTTGTGACACGAATTGATTCACGAACGCAGAGCCACTCTGAATATTGACGATCATACTTACGAATTGTATTATAACCTTCATCCATCCATTCACGAACTGCTGGCAATCCCTTTTGATCTGCAAATGAAGCAATGCCTGTAAGAGATGTACCAATACGACGATTGCGCTGCATAATGCCATTTGTTTGTTGCCAGTATGTCGGAAGAAGTGTTACAGTCTTACCGTAAAGATAAGCAAACTTTAATGTCTTGAGGAAGTCCTCCTTGGAATCATGACGATTTAAGTGCACCTCTACAAGTGTACAAAGTTCGTATGATTCTAATGGCTGCTCCGCACAAGGATTAAAGCCCATAACACGATAGTCTTTTCCATCCGCAGGATCTGCAAGACGACCATAGTTACGAGCAACATCAAGCCAAATAAAACCTGGCTCTCCATTGTTTACAATTAAATCTGTATATTTTTCATAGTCCATTCCAACTGTTGCTGAAATGGAATTATTAGACATCCAAGCCCAACCTGGATTATCTGAGTCATACGAGTTGCGCTCTGGAAATATTTCTGGATTTTTGAGATTAATAAAGTCTTCATCCCCTGGAGCACCAAGAGCAAGTGTTGCAGAACGACGTACATTTCCTGAAACAACACATGTTCCAATCAAGTTAATGATATCCGTAATAGCACGAGAATCTAGGATTTCCCCTGCTCTGGAGCCAATGACATGATTGATCTTATCATGTAATGCAATAAGAGGTGCTGGACCGCTGGCAACCCCTCCAAAGCCTTTAATGGGTGCTCCTAGAGGTCTAATAAGGTCGTAATTAAACTTTTGAATAGGTTGATTTGATCTTAAGTAAGAGTTTAATAGTATACGTACTGATTCTACCCAACCTTCACGAGTATCTGGAATTTCAAATGTAACTGCTGGTTCTGTTGGAGCATAGATAGAGAAATTCTTTTCTTGTCCTACTGTATCAAATCCTACACCAATACCAAGCATAAGAGCATCCATAACCCAAGCAAACAAAGCTCCTGGGTCATTCTTATCAAGATCTTTAGTAGATACCATTGCACAGTTTTGAAGGGCTGCTGAGTTTTTCTTTTCCATTGTCATTGCTGTACCAAATGTCCACATACCACGACCTGGAGGAGTCCACTTTAGCTCAAACATTCTTTGGAATGCTTCTTGTGCTGACTTCTGTGCCTTATTGTCATTCCATGAAAGACGATTATCTTTAGCATGATTCTTTTGAACTGAGTACATTCCTTCAATTACACGGCGACAAACTTCATGCCAACGTTCTTTTGTTCCATCTTCTTTAACACGAGAATAGGTACGAATAAAAGTAATTTCTCCTAAAGAGTTTTCCCCCGCATCTGAAAATCCAAATGGAGCTGGGATATTACTGTATTTATTTATAAAGTCCTCTGTTAAGCGAAAAGAAAAAATATCTGACATTTGTTTGTGTTACCTTTCTAAAATTGATTAGTACTTTGCAAAATTCAAAGCAGTCCTAAGTATAGCATGAAATTTAAAAAGATTCTACGCTTAATTTTAATCTCTAAATCTATTGTTTATGGTTAGCACTTTTATATAACAAAAGTGTTATAAACAAAATAATTAGCCATACTTGCTACTATGAATATGACACATTTCAATTTCATTTATATTTACGTGACTTGGTAATGAGCCTACCCAATAAATTGCTTCTGCTAAATCCTCAGCAGTTAATGCTTGATCCCTTTTTTCTTCTTGGGTATCAATAGTTGCTGGACAAATTTCTGTAATCTTAATTCCAAACTGAGGAAACTCAAGTCTCATTGTGTCAATTAGGCCACGTTCACCTCTCTTGGCATTTGTATAATTTCCTCCACCACGGTAAGGGACTTTACCACCAAAAGATGTAATAAAAATAATTGTTGGCGATTCTGATCTTTCCATACAAGGAGCAAATAGTTGAGATAGGTACATTGGACCAGTGACATTTATGTCATAGGCTTTTCTAAAGTTTTCTGGTGTTTCATTAATAATAAAGGTTGGTCCAGATCCTCCGCCAGCATTATTTACTAAAAGGTCTAAAGTAATATCTTGATACTTATCAAAGAATTTTTCTATGGCTTGAGAATCTGTAACATCTAATTGATAGACTTCAACATTATCAGAGACTAGTTTTGAAACTTTAGATAGGTTTCTTGAAACAGCAATAACCTTATAGCCGTTTTCAGACAGACGTTTAACTGTTGCTAAACCTACACCTTTGCTTGCTCCAGTTACAATTGCTGTTTTCAATTACATACTCTGGCTTTGATTAAGCTCCATATTATTATGGATCCAATGTCCAGGAATCATATACTTTACACCAGACTTAACTGTGTGTGCCGTGTGAAAATATGGAGCGTATGCTGGAAATATTACAACACTATTTTCTTTAGGCTTTACACCAAAACTAATAGCTTTATTTGCAACTGCAAGATCATAGTCTAACTCTACTGCTGGTGCGCCACTTACCCAACCTTCTGAGCTAGTCCATCCACCATCATAGTCCTTTAACTGAAAAGATATTTCTCCGCCTTCGCAGTCATCATTTAGATACATAACCAAAGAATATCTCAATGTTTTGTCGCCATCTAACTGATCAAAGTGTGCTCCCATAGCCATTCCAGTATTGTACTTTTTTATGTTAAATGTTGGGAAAAGCCTTGGTTCATCAAAGTCTCCCATAGAGGATGCATAGTCTTTACAAACATTATACATCGTAGTCATAACGGCATCATAGATATATTTGCTTTTTTCTGCTACGTCTCCACTAAGATTGTTTATTGCATTAGCATCAAAAGTTTTTGTTTCTCCGTAGATAAAAGTTTTATCATTAGAAGATGTCCAAGGGTTCCAAACATTTACCCCTAACTCATCATACTGCTCAAGAGTGTCTAGCTCTTTCCAAACTTGTTTGAATTTATCAAAATTTTCAATTGCGTCAGTATAGTAATATACTTTTGGATCTAGTAGTTCTTTATTCATTTGTTTCTCCCTTTAGTATCTATTCTTTTCATAAAATCCTTTTTCTTTAATAAATCCAACCAAAACATATCTAATTGGTCCTGGACCTACATGTTTTACTCCATGATTATATTCTGCTGTGCCTGGAAAAATAAGCATTGATCCAGGATCAGGTTTAAACTCTAAACCATTGTTTGGAAAAAACAACTCTCCATCAACATAATCATTATTTAAATACAGAATAGCAGCGTACCTAATTGATGGGTCTGTATCTTGATCTGTGTGAGCTTTTAACTCGACACCCTCTTGCATCCTTTGAATAGTTGCAAAACCACTTAACTCTATGGTATCGTCAACATTTTGAACTAAATCATTTAGTCTATTAAAAAAATCTTTTTGAAATGAATGATTGCTAATGTTTAAATTTTTATCTTGCCAATTTTGAGTTATTTCAAATTTACCTTCAGCAACTAAATTATCAACATCATCTCTGCCAAATTTTTGCATACAAAAGTTTTTTAGGTTACCATGATACTCTACAAACCACTCTTCATTGGGCGTTGTATTAATAATATCAAAAACTTTATCTAAATCTTCTTTAGAGAAAAAATCTTTTACCAACAAGACATCGTCAGTAATTTCTTCAATTTGAAAACTATTTTCCTCTAAAATGTTTTTTAAGAAGTTAGACATTATTTCCTAAATCCTCAACTTTGTACTTGTTTCCATCAGCATCTAGCTTCCAACCTTCTTTTAAAAGATCTTGCCATTCAGCTCTTTCAATTTCTTGTTTAGCTCTAGTCTCTTTCATCTCTGCAGCCCAGGCATCTCTTAGCTCTTGTGGATAAGCATCTTCTTCTCTATCATCCCAGAAAGATCCTATAGTGTATCTTACTCCACTTTCTATTAATGATACTTCGTGCATATTGCTAAATCCCCCGTCAAAAACAGCAAGCATTCCAACTTCTGGTTTAATCTCTATGTTATGACTTGGAAACTTAAGCAGTCCCCCCTCAAAGTCATCGTTTAGATATAGGAACCCTGCATAACGACTTCTTGTAAAGGCTCCAGAATTTCCTTCAGCATCTGTGTTATCTGAATGAATTCTTGCGTATGCTCCTGGCTCCCATTTTTGAGTATGGTATCCAATTTTAGAAATTGTTTTTGGATCAAGGTCATGTACTGAAGCAATTGCCTCTGGCATTGTTTTTTCAATGTCTGAAAAAATAGTTGGAGATAGTCCAGCGTCAAGCAATTCTTTATCGTTGTCTTGTGGCAGTACTGAAGAATATGACTCATAAAAAGAAATAGGCATCCAAGAAAGTGCACCATTATCTGCCTGAGCATCTAATGCTTGAATCATTTTTTTGCAATCTTCTTTACTTATAAAGTTCTTATAAATAACTATATCTTTTGTTAGTCTAACTTTATCGTTTAGGTTCATTGTATTCTTACTCCATTTTCTATTACAGCTCTTTGCGGATGCTTTAGTCTAAACTGCTCGTCTAAATCTTTTTGCATTTCCGCCCAAACATCTTTTCCAAACTCTTTTTCTTTTTCATACCAATCATCAGTTCCTTTTTGATATTTTTGCCAATACATTCTTGACAAGAACTTATTATTTTTATATGATGGCATAACTCCATGTAAATATGGTTTTCCTTCTTCTGTCAGATAGTCTGGGTGTCCTGATGGAAAAACTAAAACATCTCCTGCTTCTGGTTTATACTTTACAAGCTTATCTCCCATTGCAAAATCAATCTCGCCACCCTCGTAGTTATCATTAAAATATATTGTAGATGTTATTACAAACTTATATCCTGGAGTATGACCTTGCTCTCTTATATAGTCTGAATGATAGTTCATTCCAACCGTACTATATTCATTGCTTACATGGTATTTGCCTATTGTTCCGCCAGCCCATCTCCAAGTTGGAATAGGATTGCCATCATCGTCTATAGACATTGCATCTAAATCTACGTCTAAATTATGACTCTTGATATAGTCTTCTGTAGCTAAATAAAAATTGTCCATCATTTCAATTACAAAGTTTTTATGATTTTCTTGCGTTTCTGTTGATGTTTCTACATCTTTCATATTTCCATATCTATCATTCATAGAGAATTGAGGAGTTATTGGATTTAAGTATTCTCCAAAAACAGACCAAGTGGTCCAAGGATTAAACAAACCGTCTTCTGTTTCCGATAAAGAATCTGTTAAAATTTTATAAGATTTTTCAATATCTTTAAAAAGATTTTTGTACACAACAATATTTGGATATATTTCTATTGACTCAAGTTTATTATTGTTTGGCCAAGGATATGTCATTATGGTTGCCTATCTCCTGTATGCTTTGTAATTTCCCAGAAAAATGGGCATGTAAATCTTAGGCCACTTTTGATTTCAGTAACTCCATGAATATAGTTTTTATCTCCTGGGAAGAAGTATGCAGCTCCTTTTTTAGGCTTAAACTGCACACCTTGTAAAGGGAAGTATAGCTCTCCACCCTCATAGTCATCATTTAAATAAAACAAACTTGAAAGATCATAGTTTGGAAAATCATTAGGGGTTCCAGCATCAGGTCCCTCGTGCAATTCTTTATCAGCATGAGGCTTTTGAAATTGTCCAGGAAGCCATTTAACAATAGTTGTTCCAGTTGGATGAACCTCTACTTTGTAAAAATCTTCAACTATTGGCTTTAGTCTTTGAAACAAACCAGCAATAACTGGTGCAATTGTAGGGTCATTTTTATCTAAACTTGGAGTTGTTGCAACTCTATCTTTCCAATAGTCAGAATCGTAAGTAACAGTTCCATTTTCATTCATGTGGCTTTCGGTTACATCCCAAATTGTCAAAGATTTGGCAGCTTTTTCTAAAAACTCAATTTCTTCTTGAGTCATAAAATTTTCTAGCTCAACAATCATGTCTTTGCTATCTCCAAACCAACCAGATGGAGTTATAGATGGTGTTCTTTTAACTACTGTGTACGACTCGTTATTTTGTTCCATGTTTTATTATACCATTTCCTATTCGTAGAATCTCTTAGTCCAGACTTCTTTTTGATAAACTCCGCCATCTGGGACACGATATTTTTTACTATTTTCTATATTATGATTCATCATTTCAGAAGCAGTTGGAACAGTTATTTCGGATTTCCAATCTTCCCTCAAAAATGGAAGCAACTGAGCATAAGGAGTTCCTGCTGGAAGAACTCCAGTCCAACCTTTTTGTACAAAAAATGGAAAAGATCCAGGCAAATTAACTTTGTCATTATCAATAATTCCAGAAACTGTCATAATTGGAAGATCGTATCTATTAAATGGGGCAACATATAAAACGCTATAGCCATCTGGAACCTTTACTGCCCAATCTGGCATCCAAGCAAAATGATAATTATAGTATCCTTCTGGATGACGAAATTGTGGCATAGGAGTTCTTCTTGTAGCAAAATCTTTATACATTGGATCTTCAATTTTAACATCAATTTGCCCTGCGCCGTCAAGGAAAAATTCTATGTCACAGGGGGTTACAAGGCTATACCCCGTTGTCAAAATATCAAGAATTGCAGGACAGGCTTTCCATGTAGGGATCTTTCCCTTGTCTGGCCCTATCCAATATTCTCCATCTGGTTTTTTAGCAAATCTATCAGCTTCTTTATACCACTGTGGCATTGATCTTGAAATTGGTATTGGCTTTGATTTACTATCTTTACTTAGCCAAGGCCTATTAGTTATAAACTCAATAATTTTCATTGTTCACTCTTTGTATTATCAATAACACTTAGCTTTAAATTTTTAACTTCATGAGATCCGACAGATTCGCCTTTTTCATTTACTGCATTTCTATACCAGTCTGTCCATTCACCTAATTTATTTATTTCTTGAGCAGCAGCTCCATAAGCGTTTACAGAATCACTATATTCTTGAGTATGAATAAAGTCAACTATTTCAATTGACTCATCTTTTAAAGAAGTTAAAGATATAGGAATTATTGTTGCTACTGGAGTTCCTGCCTTAATGACAACTTCTTGATTAGGTATTCTGCATTTAATTGCTAATGGAAAATCAGTATTTAAAAATGAAGTTGAGATTAAAGAAGACATTACCTCAAAGTTTTCATTAAAATAATTTTGAGGAGTAATTGTCAATACGCTTATATCTTGAGCAGTTCTCAAAATAAAACCAGTATTAAAACTAATTGTAGATTGACCTCTACCAGTATAGACATATTCTTTACCTTCTAAAATTGTTACATTATCACCACTTGTATCATTTACACCATTCCAAATAAATTTTAAATCTATTGGCAAAGAAATGCTCCAGCCTATAACATTAGCAGAAGTTACTGGATGACACCTATAGGCATGACCTTGAGGAGTTTCATCCATCCAATCTCTTTTAATTGACATTGGCTCTATATTTAATGCCATTGGTGTTTTTTTATAAGCAGTGATAATTGACATCATGACCCAGTCTCTTGATACATCTCTGGAGTATGATACTTATCGCTATAGTCAAGCATTGTTACCAAAGAATACTTTGTTCCAGAGTGAACAACTTTAGCTTGATGTGGATACATAAAATTAGATGGGAACAATACAACATCTCCAGCTTTTGGAACATATGTAATTCCCTGAAGTCTAAAGAATAACTCTCCACCTTCAAAATTATCATTAATATAAGCAACTAAAGATAGTGTACAGTTATATGAAAATCCATGATCATGATGTTCCATAAAGTGTTGACCAGGCTCATACTTAATATAATTAAAAGCTTCCCAGTATCTTAGGTTATTAATATTAAAGCGTCTGCAGTAATCTTCTACTGCTAACTTTTGTCTATCATAACAGTCTTGCCAAATGCCCTGAAGTTTTAAGGAGTCTGGAGATACGTCTCTTTCAATGTCTGTTTTCTTAAATTTAAAATCAACGCAGTCTCTATACTCTGGCATTCTTTGTTGATAACCAACATAAGCTGGTTGCCAATTATAGTTTGGTCTGTCATTATTTAAAACCTCTTCCAACCTATCAATGATGTTTAATTCTGTTGGTAAAACGTCGTGGTAAACAAAAATTCCTGGAGCAATCTCTTCATAGCTACTCCAAGGTGCTGATGTTGTATTTTCTGTATTCATATTTTCTCCTATTTTAATTTCCTGTGTGACCTAAAAGATTAATGTCTGTCATAATGACAACACAGTATTTTGTTCCTGTTTTCATTGGCAAAGAAGCATGCTCATATATATAGTTTGAAGGAAATATTGCTATATCTCCAACCTTTGGGGTATGAACAAAATTATCTAATCTTGGAAATTTAATTTCTCCACCTTCGTAATCATCATTAATATAGATTACCGCAGAAACAGTACAATTATAAGCTGGACCATGATCGGCATGTATATTAAAATGAGTTCCTTCACCTTCATACTTTACAAAGTTAAATGCTTCATAATATGTAACATTTATCCCCCAGTAGTGTGCATAATCATCTATACACAATTTTAGTTTTTGATATATCTCTTCATGCAAATCAATCAAATCAGCATTATGTTCATCTCTTGGACCAAGATTTTCTTGCTTATATTTAAAGTCTACAGCATCTCTTGCTTTTTTGATTGGAACAGTAGAGTTTGTTACCTGTGCTTCAGACCACTTATATTTATTATCCCCTGAAAGATTGTGCTCAAGAGTATTGATATATCTATCTGAATCATCTTTTGAAAAAACATTATGATAAATATTTAAACCTAATCCTGGATTGCTAATCGAGATATTACTTTGAGGCATTAATCTTGAAATTCTTGTTGAGGCTGTTTCTGATCTATCTTTAGTAAACCAGTGATTATCGTTTTCATCATATACTTGCATGTGATTCCTATCTTTTAATGGTATGGTTTTATTATAGCATAAAAGTACTATTTGAAGCAAGATATAGCGAGTGTTACCACTTATTGATAGGGCAAGTAGCGTGAGCCATTGTTGTTTTTATTTTCATAAAGCAGCCACATTTTTTACATTGAGATGTTAGTTTAATTAGTTCTGGACAAGATTTGCATATATCAAATCTTTCTTTTGCAACTGATTCTTCAACATATTCAGTTTTTGGGTTTAATAAATCCCAAGGCTTTGCTGCTCTGTGTTTTTCTATATTTTCAACCATTTCTTTGTTGGCTTCTTTATAGACTTCCCAAGGTGTTTTTTCTGACATAACTACTTCCTGTTATATATTAGTTATTATTAAATCCGTTAACAGCATCATATTTCCAACCAACTTGAACAACTTCTGGTTCTGAAATTACTGCTATTACGGGATTACTCATAAGCATTGTATAAAGGCCCTCGTCAGAGGCTACTGGCATATATGTATTTTCATCAACTGAAATTGTAAAATAATACATATGTGGATATTGATTATTTGTCAAAGCTCTTTTTTCTTCTGTTTGATCTATAATGGTGTGTTCTTGTAAAAGAACATTAGCCATTGCTTCTGGCACAGTCATAATTTTTTCAACTACACCGTCTAAAATAAAACCTACAGCGGTTGGACCAACCACAGTTTTTCCAGTAATCATTATTGCTCCCTTTTGTATACTATAAGTATACCATTTAGATTTTTGTTTGTCAAGATGTTAGCAACCGCCACCATCAAAGCATCCTGGGCTTGAGCAAGCTCCACCGCAACAGAACACTGTACAGAAGTTTGGTGAGCAACAGCTAGGAGAACATGATCCTCCGAAGCCATTACATGCTTGTGCAAAGTAAGGTGGGAAGAATGGGAATGAAGGTGGGAAGAATGGAGGGAAGAATGGTGGGAAGAACGGGAAGAACGGGAAGTAAGGGAAATATGGTGGGAAGAACGGTGGGAAGAACGGTGGGAAGAAAGGTGGGAAGAACGGGAAGAATGGAGGGAAGAACGGTGGGAAGAATGGAGGGAAGAAAGGTGGGAAGAACGGGAAGAACGGGAAGAATGGTGGGAAAAATGGCGGGAAGAACGGGAAGAATGGTGGAAAGAATGGGGGAAAGAATGGAGACAAAGTAGTAATAGATCCAGATGCAGGAGAAGCAGCGCTTGTACCATTAGCATTAGTTGCTGTAACTGTATAGGTTTGTGAAGTTCCAGCAGTATCTGCAATAACAATTGGAGAAGTAGCACCTGTTCCAGAAGTACCGTCAGATCCTGTTACAGTATAACCACTGATTGTCTTTCCACCAGTTGATGGGGCTGAAAAAGCAATTGAGTTTTGATTTACGCCAGCTGTTGGAGTTGGAGCAGACATGGTTGCAGGAACTGTTGTTGCGGTAATAGAATCTGAAGCAGTTGAGGCTGCTGAAGTTCCAGCAGCATTGCTTGCTGTTACAGTAAATGTATATGCAGTAGCAGACTGAAGTCCAGCTACAGTAATTGGAGAAGATGAACCAGTTCCAGTAAATCCTCCAGGACTAGATGTTACAGTATAAGAAGTTGCTGCTGGAGATAGCGCAGGTAAAGAAAAAGATACTGTTGCAGCACCATTATTAAAGGCTCTTCCAGTTCCAACATCTGTTGCTGTTGCTCCTGTTGGTGCCAATGGCTCTAAAAAGTCATTTGATGCTTGTGACTTCTTACCTATTCTCTTACCTGATGCCATTGTTAATCTCCTAATTTCTTATTGAATTTTGTATTACGCTGTCAAGTCGCCAAAGACAACCCATGTATTTGCTGCTCTCTTAAAGAGAGTTGCAGATGACCATTGAGTTCTTAGCTTTAATCCTGGGGTTGAGTTAACTGTTACTCCAGTGTCTCCAGCAATTGTTACTTGTCCTGCTCCAGTTTGAAGAATATCAATAGATGTTCCTACTGGATATGCTACTGCTGTATTTGTAGGGATTGTAATTGTTGTAGCTGTTGCTTTTGAAACTTCAATTAGTGAATCTCTTTCAGTTAATGCTGATAGTGTATAAGAATCTGTTTTTTGAACAATTGGTGTCCGTGAAGGAACGCCTTCCTTTGTTTGTGTACCGTCTGTAAATGCTACACCTGAAGCAGAGGCTGTAATTAATCCTGATGCTGTAAGTGCTGCTACGTTACTTGTACCAGTGAATGTTGGTGATGCAAGTGGAGCAAATCCTGAAATGCTTGCACCTGCAGGAATTGTTACTGTTCCAGTAAATGTAGGTGAAGCAATTGGGGCTTTTAGTCCAATTGAGGTTGTTAGTGTTGTAGATAAGTTTGCATCATTTCCAAGAGCGGTTGCAATTTCTCCAAGAGTGTCTAAAGTTGAAGTTGCGCTATTGACAAGTGCTGATATTTCTCCACGAACATAGGCAGTTGTTGCAACTTGTGTAGTGTTAGTTGTTGCTGCAGCCGTTGGTGCAGTAGGAGTGCCTGTAAGTGCTGGTGAAGCAAGAGGAGCAAATCCTGAAATTGATGCTCCTGCTGGAATTGTTACTGTTCCTGTGAATGTTGGAGATGCAAGTGGTGCTTTTGCAGTAAGGGCTGTATCAAGACCTGAAATTTTTGATGTTGCAATTGCTGCTGAAGAAGAAATATCTCCATCAACAATTGTTCCATCAAGAATCATTGTGCTTGTTACAGTGCCAGAAGGCAATGTTACAGTGCCTGTAAAGGTAGGTGAAGCTAATGGTGCTTTAGCATCTAATTGAGTCTGAATAGATGATGTAACTCCATCTAGATATCCAATTTCAACATCTGAAACATTGGCAACAGTTGCTTGCTTACCATTTAATTGTGTTTGGATAGATGAAGTAACTCCATCAACGTATCCTAATTCTGTTGAAGAAACAGTTGATGAAACTGCAAGCTTTGTCCAGTCAATTGCTGCTGCTGAATTTATATCGCTATTAACAATTGTTCCAGCAACAATTTTTGCTGATGTAACTGAATCATCTCCAAGTTTAGCAGTAGTTACTGCACCGTCTGCAATCTTTCCAGTTGTTACTGATAATCCACCAATTTCATTAGTTCCAACTGAATCATCTGACATCATTGATTGAGTAATTGTGTTTGCAGGTAGTGTTACTGTGCCTGTAAATGTTGGTGAGGCTAAAGGAGCTTTTGCATCAATTTGAGTTTGAATAGCTGAGGTAACTCCATCAAGGTATCCTAATTCAGTTGCTGAAAGGCCTACAATAACATCTTGCTTATTATTTAGCTGTGTTTGAATAGCTGAGGTAACTCCATCAACATAGTTTAGTTCAACTGTAGATAAGGTTGCTCCATCAAGGATATTTAGCTCTGTAGCTGTTGCTGTAAGTGCTACTGCTTCATTAACAAGTGGGGAATTTACAGTTGCGGAAGTTAAAGTTTTATTAGTTAATGTTTCTGTTCCTGCAATTGTTGCTAAATCAGCATCAGAAACTGCGGTATTAAACTGTGCAATTGTTCCACTTACTGTATTTGCATTTAAGTTAATAGTTTTATTTGATAATGTCTGGGTGCCGTCAGCAAGTACTACGGTACCTGTAGCATCTGGAAGTGTAATAGTTCTGTCTGCTGTTGGGTCTACAACAGTAAGGCTTGTTTCAAATGCGTTTGCTGTTAAACCTTCAAATTTAATTTCATTTTGAACATTAAGGATTGTACTATCAATAATAGTTGTTGTTCCTGATACTGTTAAGTCTCCTGATACTGTTACATTTCCGCTACCGTCAGCAAGAAGAACTGTTCCTGTAGCATTAGGAATAGTAATAGTGCGATCAGCTGTTGGGTCTGTTACCTGTAAAGTTGTTTCAAATTCATTTGCTGTAGCGCCTTCAAAAACAACGCCAGTCTTTGTTAATACATTAAATGTAGCATCGAGTTCTGCAACTCCAGATGCTGCGCCTTTCTCTGTAAGAAGAATATAGTCGTCAAGAGATCCACCAAGGTCTTCAAGGTTTTTAAAATATGAAAGGTCGATCCAGTGACTAATTCCGTCACCAATTTTGAATTGACCAGTATCGCTTTCAAAACCAATTTCGCCAGCAGCGAGGATTGGACCATCTCCATTATTTAAAGAAATCCATTGCGCTGCAGTTCCTCTGCGCTGTTGCATTCTTGTTGCCATATTCCACTCTCCTTATGGGTGCTGCCCATTGTTATATCTTATTATAACATCTTTTAATTAAAGTTATCCATTGATATTCCGCCATCCCATACTTCACTAAATAGTACTGTGTTGTATGTTGCTGTTTCTATCAAAGATCCTTCAGTATTATAACTTCCTGCTTCAACAAATATACTTGAAAGCAAACCATTTCCACCAATTGAGGTATCATGAATATGCTCTTGTAGGAATTCTGCATCTGCAACATTTGCAAACGCTCTCCAACTGCTATTATAAAAAATATGAAGTCTATTAAAGACTGTATCATAATATAATTGTCCATCTACTGGATCTGCAGGTGCTTCTGCTGCTCTTGGTACATTTGGTGCTTTAGTATCTACGTACCCTTTTGTTGCTGCGTGAGTACTTTCGGTTGGGGTAGCAACTACTACTGTTCCACCAAAGGAACCTCCGTTAGTTACGGATAACCCGTGTTTAACTTTAAAATCTTTAGTAGTAGTTGCCATTCCCATCCTCTTTTCTTTTTACTGTATTTTTAAATTATGCTTCAACGTAAGTCTTGTGTAACTTAACTGAAGTGTCTGCTGCTGCAGCAGCTACTGTAAGAACAACATTTCCAGCACTGTATGCTGCAGTAATTGTTCCAAGAGTAGCATTGCTAATTACGTTAGCATACTCTGTAATGTATACATTGTTTGCTCCGTCTACTGTTACAAGAATTTCACTTGTTTCAATATCCCCAGATTTTTTCATCTGAACTAAGTATTTAGCGCTTGAATAAGTTGTTGCTGACCATGTGTCAACTGTAGTTGCTGAAGTTCCAGCAGTTCCTGTTGCAGAACCAGCAAATGAGTCTGGGTATTCAACAGATGTAGCCTTTGCTGCTCCAAGTGTTGGAGTAACAAATGTTGGGCTATTTGTAAATGCTACAGTTGAAGATCCTGATTCATCAGTTAATGCTGATGCAAGGTTTGCAGAAGATGGTGTGGCAAGGAATGTGGCTACGCCAGTTCCAAGACCAGAAACATCATTTGCAATTCTTACTGTAAGTGTGTTGCTTGCGCCATCAATTGTCTTGTTTGTAAGAGTTTGTGTTGCAGCTGTTTCTAGTGTACCGTTTAGGTAAAATGCCTTACCAGAAGCAAGGTTAATGTGCTCAGATGAGGTCCATGCATCAGTTGCATCTACCCAGTTGAAAGTTTTATCTGTAGCACCCTTAAGAGTAATACCACCACCGTCAGCGCCTGCATCTGTTGGAGATGCTACTGAACCAAGTGTAAGGTTCTTATCATCAACTGTGATTTCTGTTGAGTTAATTGTAGTTGTTGTACCATTAACTGTTAGGTCCCCTGAAAGAACCAAAGATGTACCAGTTGCAGCACCAATATTTGGTGTTACAAGTGTTGGAGTATTAGCAAAAACAAGTGCTCCAGTACCAGTTTCATCAGAGATGATTCCAGCAAGTTCTGAAGAAGATGTTGATGCAAGTACGTTTAACTTATCTGTTGTTACAACAAGTGTCTTTGATGACGGGATAGTTGTACCGTTAACAGATGTAGCAGTAGCAACGCCAAGTGCTGGTGTTGTAAGTGTTGGGCTTGTAAGAGTCTTATTTGTAAGAGTCTGAGTATTTGTTGTTCCAACTACTGCACCAGTTGCGCCGTGTGCTTCTGTAAGGTTTGCGTGTGTTGATACATATCCTGAAGCAGTTGATTCTGCTGCAGTCTGTGCTGATCCTGCTGCACCATAAGCATCATATGTATTTGGTGTTACTTTAATTTCACCTGTTGAATCTGTGTATGTAAGTCCAGTTCCAACTGCGTTACCTACTGCATCTTGTGCTCGTTCATCTGTGAAGTAAAGGTTTGTTCCTTCTGATAATGAAGTTGTTGATGAAGGAATATCTGAAGTAAGTGCTACTGTACCAGTTGCATTTGGGAATGTGATTGTGCGATCTGCTGTTGGATCTACAATTGTAAGTGTAGTTTCAAAAGCATCGGCTGTTGCGCCCTCAAATGTAATTTCTGTTTGGAAGACACCAACAGCTGCTGGATCTGCCCATTGAACTCCGTATGTAGCACCTGATGCTGCTGTAAGGACTTGACCATTTGAGCCAACGCCTAAACGAGCTACTGCATCATCTGCACTACCTACAATTAAATCACCCTTAGCATCAACGACGCCTGCTGTGATAATATTCTTGCCGTTAACGGTTGCAGATGAACCCTCAACGACGAGGCCATTCTTAATTCTAAAATCTTTATTTACTGTTGCCATTTTTATATCTCCTTAGTTATGCCTTAAGTCCTGTGCGAGAATATCGTACAGTGACTGGCTTGATCGCTGGGTCTGGAGTGACTGATATAGCCACGGTATTTCCAGTGCGAGAAACATTAATGGTGCCAATATTCCCATCATTGTCGATTGTGCCATACTCATTAACAGATACATTTGATCCGTCAATAAGAATATCTAGTTTAGTTGCATAGAATTTATTATCTCCTGCAGAAGTTTTTGAAATTGAAATAGAGTACGAGACTGATCTCCATGCTGTTGCATCAAAGCTGTCTATAGTTGTAGCATTCTCAATGCCATTAATTGTGCTCTCATTATTACCCGCAGTGCCCAGATCTGTTGCCTGTGCTGAAGAGGTATCAATTAAATCTTCATAATTTTCTTGAGTAGGTCTATCTCCTGTTTGAAACAGGGCCTTTACGCTTGCAATTGATATTTTAGCCATGCTGTAATTATAACACCTATTTATAGTTATTTAATTAGAGAATATAGTTGCTATAACCAATTACTTGAAGCCCAATTCCTGGCGGATTACCAAATAAAGACTCTATCTGTATAGGAATAAACTTGACTCTAAAGGGAAGTATATCATTGACTACTGTTTGACGATTTTTATCTTCTATTTTTATAATTGAATAATTTATTGGATAAATACTTTTTGTTTTATTGTTTAATTCATCAAGTATTAATGCTCTGGCCATTAATCTGTTACATCTTCAAGAATTCTCATTGCACCCTGAGCTACTGTCCAAACTCTTGTAGGGTCTGACAATTGAATATCAAAAATGTCTCCTGTTTGAAGATTTTGAGATTGTGCTGCTTCAAGCCAAACTGTAAATTCTCCTGGACCATCATTTTGATCAGCAGCGGGAGTTAAAATCATAACTGTTGTAGCATCATCTGTAATAACTCCAAGATTAGCAACACTGTTCGGTCTTTTAATTTTCATACTAATATCCCAATCAGGAATATTTAAAGCAACTTTTGCATCATCTGTAGCATAGACTCTAAAACCTGAAGTATCTCCACGAACTACAGTCCAAAGAACTGTTGGAGGTTTATTTCCAATGTCATAAGAGTTTGCTGATCCACGAGTAGTTGCCATTTGTTTATTATATCACTATTAGGCTAGTCCAGCCTTTAGTGCCCCCCATGTCCCGTTGCCTTTTGCCTCAACAATAATAATTCCAGATGAGGCTGCATGAGCTACAATTCCAACTGCACCAGAACCAGATGTTGGCCGTGTTGCTGTTAATCCACCAGACTCTGCAACATATAAAATATCTCCATTAGAAAAACCAGAAGTATTAATGTCTTCCATAACTCCTGCTACAACTGCAATACCTTCGGCATTGTTTGCTAAACTAGTTTTTAATAATCCTAAAATAGGAGATGTAGTTGTTGGAATTGCTTTTGAAACAGTTGTGACTGTAGTATATCCTGTTGCATATATTGGTGTTCCTGCTGAAAGTGTTGATCCCCCAGTATTTTTTACTTGAATTTGAAATTGAGATAATCCAAGTGGAGGTAAAATAATTTTTAATCTATCAGCTAATGCCTCAATGTCTCCGTGTACATTTACAGGATCTTCTGCAAGCGGGTAAGGTAAATTAAATAAACCATCATCTGTATTTCCAGTAGCCATAGTATATTTATTATACCACCTTCTGAACTGGGTGTTTGACTTTGACAATAAAATTATGCTATACTTGGTAGTAACAACCCTGAAAAGGGTTTTTCGTTTCTAAGGAGGAAACAGATGAACATAACACAAGATAAACAAAAACTCATCGGAATACTCACGATTATAGTAATGGCAGCGCAGGGTTTAAATGTTGCTAATGCTAGTGAACGCAATAACTTAAGTACGGAAATTGTAGTGTCCGCAGATTCAGCCTCGCAAGAGGCTTTAAGTGTTTCTAAGGATAAAAAATTAAAAAAGTTTGAAAATAAGGGTTTTCTAACCGATGATGAACTCAAGGAACTTTTATACCTCGTTGGCTTTAGAGGCAACGATTTAAAGGAGGCTTGGGCAGTAGCCAAAAAAGAGTCTAATGGACAACCAATCAGATTTAATGGAAACACTAAGACTGGCGACAGCTCTTATGGAATGTTTCAAATTAATATGATTGGCGAACTGGGTCCTGATCGTCGAGATAAATTTAATCTTGATGCCAATTCAGATCTTTTAAATCCCGTTGTAAATGCACAAATAGCATTTCATATGTCAGACGGTGGAAAAGATTGGTCTGCTTGGCATGGCATAACAGCTAAAACAAAAATGTGGATGAGTCGTTTTCCTAATTAACATTTAAAAGTAAAGAACCCCTACCGTAAAAAGTAGGGGTTTTTTGTTTATTTAAATTAACAGCTTCCTCCATCAAAACAACCAGGGTCTGAACAACCAGAGCCACAACAGAATGTGGTACAGAATAATCCAGCACAACAATTTCCACAAGGTCCTCCAAACTCAGTACATGCTGCTGGAGCAAAATAAGGTGGGAAGAACGGTGCTGGTGCAAAGTAAGGAGGGAAGAACGGTGGGAAGAACGGTGCTGGTGCAAAGTAAGGTGGGAAGAACGGAGGGAAGAACGGTGCTGGTGCAAAGTAAGGAGGGAAGAATGGAGGGAAGAATGGTGACGGTCCACCTGGAGAACATGAAGGTCCAGTTGTGCCATAAATTAATGAATCTAAACATTCTCCAATGTATGAACAGTATCCATTTCCAAGGTCACTTGAAGTACATTCCTTATAAAGCACTGTTGCAAAGTAAGGTGGGAAGAACGGTGGGAAGAACGGTGCTGGACCAAAGAACGGTGGGAAGAATGGAGGGAAGAATGGTGCTACTGCGTAGTTATGTGTAAATGTTATTGTTTGACTTGCTGCTCCAGGATTAACCGTAATTGTGACGGTATAAGACTGAGCATTAACCATATTAACTAAATCGCCAGGCCAGGAAGCAGTATATGCTCCGTAGTTGTATAGTGATGGATAATTTGTAGCGCCATTGGTGGATGTATATAGATAATTAGCTATATTTGATCCAGTCCAAGAAAGAGTTCCAGTCGTTGTGCTATTAGCTGTATATGTAAGGTTTGAAATTGTTGCACTTGGCGTTGGAGTAAAGTAAGGTGGGAAGAATGGTGGGAAGAATGGTGGGAAGAATGGGAAGAATGGTGGTGCTACATAATTATAATAAACAAAACTTACAGAAGATTGATAGTCAGCAAGTGTTCCTGATGTTGGTGTTTGAGACGCTACTTTATTTGATAAACCTGAATCCCCAGTATTTGTTGTAGAACTTGAAGAATAAGTTAAACCACTATTTGCAATTGCTGTTTGTGCTGCTGTATTTAATAGACCGATTAAGTTTGGTACTGCTACCATTCCTTTGGATGCTGCCCAACGGCCTATAAAACCCAGCATATGAAACCTACGCTGTCAAATCGCCAATAAGAACCCAGGCATTGGTGTCTGTTTTAAAAATTGTACAACCTGAGTATCTTGCAGCAATTTTCTTATTTGAATTTTTGCTATAAATTGTAACAGCTACTGAAACTGGAGCTATTTCTGTTTGACCTGCGCCAATTTGAACAATGTCAAATCTAGAACCTATTGGAAATGCAACACTAGCATTTGTTGGAATAGTGACTGTATTAGCAGTTCCAACATCCATTGTTACAGTTTTTCCAGCATCTGTTAAAGCAGCAGTATAACTTGCTGTTTTAGGTAGTAGTGTTGTAGCATCATTTAGTGATCTCCAAGCATTATCATAATATTGAAGCTCATTAATTTCATTACCGTTAGAGTTTTGACGAACAAAACAAACAATTCCATTTGTTGGAGATGGAAGTGCTGCGTCACGAGCAGCGGTATTTAAAAAGTTATTGACTCCTGCTTTAGCAGTTAAAACTTCAGTAAAACTAACGGCTGAACCAAAACTATGAGTTCCAGTCCAAGCGTAGTTTGCTCCAGTTGATGTTGTTCCCGCTACTGGATGCCAAGTAGATGTTGAATTTTGATAAACATATGCCACTTTTCCATTAGAACTAATTGTCATCTGATCTCAACCCCAATGCTCTCAATTCTGCCTCAGTTAAACCAAGTGCAACTAATTTTCCAATTCCAAGTTCTTTTAATTCTTGATCTGATAGATTAGCCATTACGCACCTATCTCTCTAAATGTAGTTAGGGCAGAATCATAGATATACATTTTAAGTGGTGAAGAGTCTTTGTCTACCCAAAGAAGTCCATCTGTTAATCCTGTAGTTGGTGCTGAGTTTGTATAAACTGCTGTTGGAATACCAACTGAAGATGCACTAGATGTTGTTGAATCCATCCAAACAAAGCCGTCTTGTGGTGTAGCTGGCTCGGTGGCTGAATAAATTGAACCAATACCTTTTGCATCAACTGTTGCAATCGCTTCTGTTAAATCTTGTAAATGTTGAGCCAGTGATGGAGTCTTTAATTCTGCAACGTCAGTGTTTGATCCATCATAATCTTCACCATAATGATATAGTCTAAGGGCTGCCTGAATGTCAGCTGCCTCTGAAAGTGCAGGAATCTTGGTATTGAATAAACCAGTCCCGCCAACGGTACCATCAATATTTTCAGCCATAATATATCACCACTTTAGATTATACCACAGTAATCAATAAATTGACTACCCTTGTCCCGTCTAGATTTTCCCAACTGGTGCCATCATACTCAAGAGCAGTAATGGTTATAGGTAAAGATCTAAATCCTGCAACTATTGCAACTGTTCCTAAAGAGATAGTTGTTGCTACTGGATTTCCTAGATTATTAATAGAGGCTTGAACATTAAAGTTTGTTGATTCTAAAGAAGAAACCAAACTTCCAGAAACAACATCTACAAGCTTTACATTAATTGTTGTAGATCCATCAACAAAAACTTTTTCAATATTTTTACTATAAATGTTTGGAATTAATTTTACTACAGGAACCCAAGTATCGCTTCCATTACTATTAATGTATTGATACATATAAAGATATTCTGAATCTCCAACAAGTGTATTAATATATAAATCAAAGATCTCTAAACTTTGATCCCAAATATCATTATTAGGATTATTTGGTTGTCCAGATCCAGTAAATATCTGACTTCCTCTTTGCCCTTGTGGACCAAAATCTAAATCTACAGTAATAGAACTTGGACCACCTAAAACTGTAAGATCATCCGCAGTTACTAGTGGCTCAGCCATACTATGCTCCTGCTGGAGTTACTTGTTCGGTTACAGTAACTGTTCCAGTTAACAAAGTGTGAACTAGGTTGTAAGGTGTTGCAGATTTCTTAACTTCAACATCATATACATATTGAGTTCCAGCTGTCATAGAGGCTCCCGCACCTGGAGTGATTGCACAGGTAGCATACGTGTTATCTGAAGAGATAGCTGCGTAACCTTCAATAATTGATGTGGCCCCTCTTGTTAATGCGATGGTAAATTTTATTGAATACCCATCTAAACTAAAAACTGTTCCATCATTTTTCTTTGGGTAGACATTAAACTCATAGGTATCACCCTTGTAGTAGCTAATGTTTAATTCTCCTGGAAATGCCATAGTTTTATTATACCATGCTAGGATATTGAAATGTAGATAGAGTTTAAGATAGCCGTGCCTTCTAAATCTGACATTATTTGTGGTGAAATACCAAGCCTTTTAACTTTTTCGGTATCTATAACAAAGCTATGAGTAGTAGATAAATTATATGTATGTTGATACTTTAAGGAAGCTACAAAACTTATAATACTGTTGTTATCATCTGGAAAAAGTGATTTTAGCCATATTTCTGTATTATTATTAAGAGTTTCTATGCTTAGATTATAGGTTATGTCTACTCTTGATCCTAGCTTAATATGCTTAAAATTAAGCTTTTGAGATTCTATGTTGTATAAAGGAATTTTATTTCCTGGAAGGTACACTTCATTTGTATTTGAACCCAAACCATCAACTGAAAGATCTACCCAACCATCTGTTCCTCTATTTGCTCCAATTCTTAGGCCCTTATTATTTAAATTATCATAAATAGCCCAACCCGTGTGTTGTGCATATGGATTAGTTGTTGGATCTAACTCTCCAGGTTCCCCTTTAGGGCCTTGAGGACCTGGTTTACCGTCTTTTCCGTCTTTACCCTGAAGTCCACGTTCACCTCTTGGTCCTGCGGGTCCCTCTGGGCCAGGCAAACCATCTTTTCCTGGATAGCCTTTTTCCCCTTGTGGTCCAGGAACTGGAATATAAATACTATTATCTACTTGACCATTTTCTTGTTTAACTTTATCGGCATAGCTAGAAGATTTTGAAGCAGGAAAGTCCATAGATTTAGAAGTAGCCATAAAGACATTATCTCATGACTATTTGTTTACTTTAAATGTTTTGTTTTTAATTCTAATTACTGGTGGCAACTCAGGTCTTGGAGTTGTAACTTTTATAACAGCCATTACAAGGTACCTGAGACATCTCCGATAACATGAATAGTTCCAATAACTGGAGTCCATGTAGTATCGCCATCAATAATTACTTGTAGATCAAAAATTAATTCAGCTACCGCTGTTTTGTAACCAGTTCCCCAATATTCTGTAATTGAGGCAGGAGCTGTAACATCAACATATCCATTATATGAGACAACTTCAAGCTCATCTATAATGTCACCTTTAGGATCATAACTTGAGGCTGTAAATTCCCAATCAGAAATATCAAAATAAGTAGTCTCGTCATCTTCTAAGAATTCAATACGCAAAGGCGCAGTATCTCCTCTAACCACGTTCCACTTAATTCTAACGGGATCAGCACCAAAAATCTCAGGACCACATGTACTCATAATCTTGATTATACCATAAAAAATGACTAATACCAAGGTGGTGGGTATAAGACAACCAAGGTATTAGTCAATCTAAATTATATCATATCGGACATCATATATATTAAAGTAACAAAACGTTATAATAATAGATAACAAAAAGTTATAAAGTAAATCGTTATAAAATTGTTATTTGTCAAGGTATAAAAATTAAGAAATCAGGACTGTAATAGTGTATACTAAATATATATAAGAAAAAAGAACTATCTTTAAAGGTTAATATTTATATATCTTATATATTATATATAGTAGTTATTTAGATTTTGCAATGTATTCTAAAAGTATATCGTACATATGGTCTAATTTTTCTTTCATAATTTTATGATCTTCTTTCATCTGCTTACGACTAACATCAGCATCATAAATTTTTTGTTCTAATCTTGAAATTTGATCTTTCATTGATGAGCCTGAATTGGGCTTAAGTTCGCTGAGATAATGTTTTACGAGAAATTTAATTCCACCCGCCATAATACCAACTATGGTCAGTACGCTCAAAATTAATGCTGCCCAGTCTTGTACGCTCATAAGTTTTATTATACTATTAGTTTATTAAAAATACGGCGGGACATAGAGTTCGTCGATTTAAATTCGTCGAAATAGAGGATATCCAAACCCTCTATAGACAATCTATGGGAGACACTCCCAAACATGTCTTAAATCGGTTCCTAGAGCCTTATACGCTATAATAGAAGTATGTCTGATGATGTAAAATTTAGTGACTTATTTGATCCTTCGCAACCAAGGAGTGATAAAGATCTAATTGAACAAAGGTTAGCAATTTGTAACGAATGTCCATCTTTTAACAAACGATTAATTAAGTGTAGAGAGTGTGGATGTTTTATGGCATTAAAATCTACTTTACGTCAAGCTACATGTCCGTTAGGGAAATGGTAATATGAAAATCAATAGAATTTCTCCAGACCTATATGAGATTGAGGACTTTATTACAGTCGATCAACAAAAAGAGGTTTTAGATTTTGCATCAGGATTAGATGAAGAGCAATGGTGGCTATCATTTGATGATGAGTATAAAAAGGGTTTGTGGTATGGAAAACAATATAACGGTGAAAAAAATCCAGTATTTAAAGAGATAGACGATCAAATTAATAACCTATTTGAATCATTACTATATGTAGGACAAGTAGCACTTCAAAGATATCACAAGGGTGATGCTATTCAAGAACATAGGGACTATTGGTTAAAGGATGAGCCATATCACATCAGATACGGTATATGTTTATATTATAATGACGAGTATGCTGGAGGAGAACTTGAGTACTCAGAGTTAGGTATTGTACATAAGCCTAAATCTAGGTCTTTAGTTATGCATGGTGGTAATATCCTGCATAAGTCATTACCTGTTACTAATGATCTCCCCCGATATTTTTCAACATGCTTTGTAAGAGGATCAAAAGAAAGTCCAGTTCTTTTAAATAAAGAACTCTTTAGCGAAATAGAGGAACACGATGGATCAACGTATCAATGAACGAGTAATTGAGATAAACAATATGACTCGACCAGAGTTTGAAAAACATATGCGAGACAAAAGAGATTCTATGAGATCATCTGATAGCTTTGCTTTAGATATCTTAGAATATAAGAAAAATGGATATTATGTAGAAATGGGATCAGCAGGTCCTATAAGTGGAAACACAACCTATAAAATGGAAAATGAATATGACTGGATAGGTGTTGGTTTTGATTTAGATAAAAGAAACGTAGATGAGTATAACTCTGTTCGCAAAAACCCTTGTTTAATGCAAGATGCCACAACATTTGATTATCTAAAATACTTTGAAGAAAACAACTTTCCAAAACAAATAGATTACCTTCAAATTGATATTGAATCTCCAATGGATAAAGGTGGAAGACCTATTGCTCCTATTGGAACACCATTGAATGGTTTAATTGCCCTGCCATTATCTAGATATCGCTTTACCGTGATTTCTTTTGAACACGAATATATTATCAACTATAAGAATGCTTCCTTGCGTGATGCTCAGCGAGAAATTCTAAATAACCTTGGATATTCTTTAGTTGCAAAGATAGGTCATGAAGACTGGTGGGTAGACTCTACTGTTATTCCATATGAGATCTATAAGTATTATGGAAGATACGAAGCACCATAATGCCAAAATATTATTATAAAGTAGATGAAAAAATTTGTGCTGAAACTTATGAGTTCCATGCAAAAAAAGATTTATTTAGAGATGGATATTATCCTTTAAACATGACGCTAGTTGTTGAAGCAACAAATGAAATTGAATCTGAAAAAATACGTATTGCAGCTACTGATATTAGAATGTGGAAATTAGACCATATAGAAGATTAAGGTCTTCCTAGGTCTCCCCAAAAAACTTCTCTACCCATGTTATCTGTTACAGGCATAAGTTTAGATTCGCATTCAGAACAAACAGTTTCTGAAAATATTTTTTGAGCAAGACTTTCGTATTGAGGATCAAGTTCATCCCATGCGTTTTCTAGATTATCTAAGATTCCCATTTAAATATTCTATCATGGTTTGTAGTGTTTGAATGTTATCTTTTACATTTCCTAGAGCTGCATTACAGTGATGACATAGCAAACCTCTTACACAATTACCACAAGAGCCTTCTCCTGGACAACAAGCGTGATCATGATCTACAGATAGTCGTTTTCTGAAACTTGTATCTTTTTGTTTACATATCAAACATGAGAAATTTTGACTTTGTAACAAATTGTGATAATCATCAAGAGTTAAATTATATTTCTTAAGTGTGCGTGTTCTAGATAGCAATGGAGCACAGTCTAGACAATATGATAGTCCTTTATATCTTCCAGTCTTAGACTGTTTCATTTGGTCTTCTTTAAAGTATTCCCCGCAATTTCTACAATGTATATTTCCATTCTCATCTAGCTTCCGTGGAAAAATACGTGTTGCGTCATTTTCCTTTAAATCATATTGTTTTACACAAACCTTACACCATTGCTTTAATCCATCTGGACCCTTGGAAAATTTATGAAATTCAGATGTCTCTTTGTATTCCTGGCAACTTGTACATTGTTTTAAACCATCTTTGTTATATTGGGCTTTTGTATATTGTTTTCTCATACTTAAGTATATCACAAACTTCAGATTTTATTCAGATTTCATATTGGAGATTTTCTGACAACATCTAGCTTGTGCATGATACGTGCTTTTAGAAAATGAAACAATAAAATATAGTGCGCCCATAAATAATTTTTTTTTATTTAGTAGTAGTACCTAGTAAAAGTTTAGCACTAGTACCAGCAAAAAGATTGGGAGTAGTGCCTAGTAAAAGTTAGACACTACTACCCTAAAAATTATTTCTTAGCCTTGCCCTGTATCCAGCCTGAGTGAATACCTGCTAGTGGGGCATCAATATTTACCGCTGTACCTAATGGCAACGTATCACCAAACAATTCAATAAATTGTAATAGGTTTTCTTTGCTATCAAATGTCATACCCTTAGTAGATCCGCCTACTGTTGTTAGTGTTGCGTTTATCATTTAGTTTTCTTCTTTCGCTAGTAGGTAATCGTTATTGAGTGGAGCAATATTGAGGGCATATAGTGCCTCACCTCTTGCCTTGTCTTTTGCTCGCTGTAATGCGTAGCGTTCTTGTTGTTCTTGTCTAATGCGTTCTAGTGTATTCATTTAGTTACCCCCGTTAATAAAACATAATCCGATTGCGATTGCTATGCCAATGAAGGCTCCTACTGGTGCCATGAAGTCTGCGTTATCATCTAACCAGTCTATTGCGTATGTGAATGGATTCATGTTAATTCTCCTTAGTTAGTTTGAACGATATTGAGGAGTATATTCTCCGTCAATTTCTATTGAGCAAGGGGCACAGCCGTAGCCGTCACAGATGTCATCATTTTCAATAGCCCAGCAGATTTCATCTGTTGCGTAGATTGTGTTAGTGTTCATTTTTGAACCTTTCTTGTTGTTGTTATAATGGAAGTATAGCAGGGGGTACTGACATTTTTACCCCTTTTGGGGGTGTGTCTGATGTGTTACTCGTCACACTCGCAAGGCTGAGCGTAGTCAAACTCACAGAAATAGCACCCCTGAGCCTGAAAGTGCTTGTCGCAATAGTGACGGAATTGGATCTCGCCACAGTGGATAAATTGGGTGTTATCAGTTAAATAGTACTGATTAACGGGATATAGGGTAAGTGACATTTTTATGTCCTTTCGTTGTTGTTATATGGCAAGTGTAGCAGGTAGCACTGACAAAAACAACCCGACACGCCGTAATTGTGTAATATTTATATGTGATATACACCACATAAAAAAATGTCGAAAAAAAGTTATCCACAGGGTGATGTGTATATCCTTGTCAAGCCGACACGCCCTAATAATTATAACAATTTGATAACGATCTAATCATGTGACATGAAACACATGTGACCTACCTCACAATGTCCGAATTGTTCTATTTGTACCCCTCAATTTGTCAGACCCCTGTGTTAGACTTACAGTATAAAGAAATTAAAGAAAGGTGGTCTAAAATGACTACATTAACAAAAACACATGAGCATAACCCTATGCTTTCCGCTATCTCAGAGGTATCAGATACCCAATACACTTTCTGCCAAGATTGTGAGCAAAACATTGAGCGTTACTACTATGATAGTGACCCTGAGCAATTCCCTATGTGGACAGATTGGAAGGTATCTCAATGATAGCCCTCTCCCATAATCTATCTAAATGCCTTTCTTGTAATTGGACAGGTGACTCTTGGGATAATTTCTGCTCAATAGATAAATCTCACCCTACCGTTGAGGCTTGGGCTTGGCTCAATAAGCCTAGTGATGACTATCACACTTGGTTTTACACTTATTCGTCTGATTTGTCAGACCCCTCTGCTAAACTTGCTTAATAACAAAAAGAAAGGTGGTCATAATATGACTATACTAAAAACACAAGAGGTTATAGATAACGCCCTGTTATCCGTACTAGAGCCTCACCTATACGGCAGAGCCTCTACCGCACTTATCCCATGCTCTAATTGTAATGATAATTATTTAGAGGTATTTGCTAAAGATAAAAAGTTCACTAAGTTCACATGCGAGGGGTGTAAGTAATGAATAAATATGAACTAAGAGATTTAGCATTTAGCCTTGCTAAAGAAAATCATGGAGATCAAAAATATGCTGCGCTCTGGGGTGCTGCTGCTGTTCTACTTTCAGAAAAAGATTTAGAAATTATTGTAAAAGTAATGGAGATGTAAATAATGATAACCCTAACCCTAACCTCATATAACGGCAACACTAAGAAAATGCCTTTCTATTCTAAGCAACAGGTACTAGATTTTCTTTCTGCGTTACCTTCACGCCTTAACAAAAACACATCTCTAAAAGTAGAGTGTGACATCTTAGCAATTAACGGAACTATTAGAGGGGCTAACTAATGTTAGATTTTGATGTCGCTTTTGAAATTAAATCATGGTTTGATGACATGCTAGACGAATCGTATAAGCCTTTTGAAATTGGTAACTTATCTTTTTCTGCCTCACAGATTTTGCGAGAGTGTGACCCTGTTGCTTATCACCAATCACTTTTAGATTTTGAGGACGCTATTAGAGAAAATGAAGAGGGGTAAAAATGGAAATAGATTTATTCGGATTTGCTAACGCAATACAATTAGATCATTTAACTAATGAACAACTTTTAGAATTAGAAAAAATACTTAACGGAATTGGAGAATAAAAAATGGATCTAACTTTTTTTACTGACGGCAGAGCTTTATTTTTCTTAACTTTATTTTTTGCTTTTCGTTTTTTATATTTACTTGGGAAGGGGTAAATAAAATTTTCGAAAAAACCGACACGCCGATAAGTTTAAGATTGTTATAAAATTGTTATAAAGTTTACAATTATGTGATAATGATCACAAAAATAAATATCAAAATGTCCGAATTGTTAGCATTTCTAATTTGATAATGTCAGTCTAATCTGCTAAACTTACATAGTAAGCAATTAAACGAAAGGTCAAAAATGACACTAGAGGAATATAAGGCGCTAATACAGGCGCAACGCAACGCAAGCAAGGCTCAGGCTTTGTCAGTCCTATCCGCTACAATTAAAGAAATAAAGAAAGGTGACAACTAATGTCAGCAAA